GTTCATCAGTTGCCTAACTTGTGAGAACCGAGTTTGGCTGCATCTTCGATACCTCCAGAGGAGGCCTTCATGCTCTGCACGAAAATATCGTAAGATTGCTTCTTGAGTCCGTAGTAGTTTCCAACCCCTGTGAACTTCTCTGACGAGATGGCAAACTCCTCTGACAGGTTAGGTTGATGGAGGTTCTTTCTCTGATGACTATGAAGGAACTGTTTGCCAACGCTCTTTCCGTCACCATGTAACCATCTAAACCTGTTTGCGTTTAACCTAACCTCTTGCTGGAATAGAGACCCCTCAAGGTTGTGGAAGTATTCATGGACTGCTGCACCCTGATCCATAATGGCGATTTCTTTGTACGGGTTGTAGCCGGTTATCTCATATTCAAATCGTTTAGTCGAAAGATAACGCGTTCCTGGTCCTGCATCTTTTGGGTTGTAAGCAAACGAACGATAATTTGCATTCTTTGACCAGGCTGAGGCGGTTGAGAATTCGCCCATGTCTGATAACCCTACCCATTGTGGTGTGTAGGCTCTAGCATGAACTGGCATCTTGTACATACCATCGTCTACTCTCTCCATCCACTGGGATATTGTAGAGGGTCTTGCAACCGTTCCTCTATTCCGCCATGCTACTTTCTTTTTGAAGTTTGGATTGTTCCATTTCCCACCTCTTGCAAAGTTGTTAAACATCTGAAGGTCGTCATAAGAGTAGTGCATTGCATAGCGATAATTCATTACCTCTATTGCAAGAGCATCCTGAGCAACCTGAGTTGGGATGACTCCGTCTCTAGCGGCATATTGAATAAGTTTAGAGAGAGGAGCCCCATCAACAAGCTCCATGTTTTGCTGCATCCACATTGCAGCTTTCTCTCTGGCTACAAACCAATCAAGTCGTTCTGCCGCATCTCCGTAAAGAGTTGTTTGTTTGTAGAACTTTCCTTTTGTGTATTTTGCTTTCCATTTAAGTGTCTTTCCCTGTCCGCTTTTCTCCAGTAAATAAGTTGTATCGCATCTAAGGTCCTCGGCGTATGCCATGTATCTTCTTCCATGCCATAACCTTTGCCGCGTAGCACTAACCTCAGAATTGAATGCAGCTCGAAGTTTCCTATATTCTGCGTATTCATCGGCAGTAGCAGGATTCAATCGAGCAAGAGCCTTCTGACCTAGATTTCGAGTTCGAGTTTGCAATGTCGTACTGAACGCCTTCAACTCGTTATCTGCAGCAGCTTTCAGCATATCTACACGAGCCATAGACAAGGGAGCATCTTCGATCATTCTGATCATACTCACAGAGTGCTTTCCGTCTAGGACGACACCGCCTTCAAATATCTCACTGACTTTTGCGTTTAGGAAGGCCTCTGCCGCATCATCCGACATTCCAGCAACCTGTGAAGAAAATGTCCCCAGTTCCTGCTGAGAAAGAGTCGAAGAAGTGACAGAGAAGTTTCCAGGAGGGAGACTGGACTTCAAACGGGCTGCATTAGCTACGAGAGGCACCGTAGGAGGCGATTTCGGAGCCTTCTCCTTGGGAGACCCCTTTGACTTGGGTTTCGCCGCTCCTCCGCCGCCTCCGCTCTTTCCCTTTCCGCCCTTCCCGTAGACCTCCTGAACCTCAGACTGATCGGAGGCCTCGAAGTCGCATCTGCATCTGAAGTGGAAGGGAGGAAAGACAACGCCACTGTCGATTAGCTTCCGAACCTCATCAGCATTCAACTTTGTTCCCTGGAACTCAGACCGACCCACGATGTCCTCTATCTCTCCCGCCTTCATCCACGGGTTAAGAGACTTCACCGCCTCTGGAGATTCAGCCTGCATCATTTGATCGCGAAGTTGCACTGCATAGTTCACCGGATAGACTTGCCCATCGAGGAGACCACAAACCGGGCACATCCTTTCGTCTCCAGTGGCTATGATCGTGAAGTACAAAATACCAACCTGCTGGAAAGACGAGAGGGAGCCCCAAGTTGTGGAGAGACCCCTGATATGTCCGGCAAGCGCCGACCAATATTGATCTGGAGTCCCGATCCATCCTTTCGGAATGCGGAATCCTGTAAACTCCTTTGGGCCTTCATTTATGAACTTGTTGATCGCTCTCCCCAGGACAGGTCCTGCCTCGTTCCTTCCTAGTCCCTCCTTCAGAGCGAGCTGAGTTGTTATCCCTCTCAATTGTTTCGATAGGTTCTTGCTGTAGAAGTTTCCAACCCAGTACAGGTTATCCTTTGCAGCCCAGTTTATAGCTGCTTCATCCATCAGGCTCAGTGAGTATCCAAGACCGAATTTCGAGGAGGCGTTTGCCGCTCCTAATCCATAGAGCGTCCTGACTCCTCTTAGAACCTGCCGCTGGAGTTTTGGAGATAGTGTAGCCATCTCCGTTTCGAAGTTATCCATGTAGGCTTTGACATCTGTTTTTGTGACTTTTCCTTTCCCTCTTTTTACGAAGAAGTCGTTGCCTCTCTCTACGAGACCCTTCACCTTGTTATTGAAGCGACTCTTCAGAAGGTTAGAAAGTTCCACCTCAACCATTGCGGCAGACTTCGCCTTTGCAATTCCTGTGAGTTCCAGCAGAGGAAGCTCAAAAGCAAGGAAGGTATCGAATTCATCCTCGATGCCCTTTTGAACCCTTGCGTAATAAGCTCGCATGGCGGTCTCTGCTTTCTCCCTACTGGTGAAAACACAAGGACCGTTTCCGATGCGATACTTCCCATTGCTGCATTTGAAAACAGGCACGTTGTATTCCTACTCTATGTTGTGATCCTGCTGAAGTTCTGCGTATCGGTCCTCGACCTTCCTTCTCAAATCTACCATCGCTTCAACGAGGTCTATATCCGCTCCACTTCCACCGCCCTTTGACTTGTTGATTTTCCCCTGCATCTGCTCCCTTACGATCTGAAGCCAGAAGGGGATGTCTCCGTCGATCTTGTCGGAGACGTTTCCAAGGTCGAGTCCTGTGATGATCTCCAAAATCGATCTGCTGATCTCAGGGGTGAGGCCTCCAGATTTGTCTGCCGCGCCGAGTAGCTTCACGAGAGACTCTGTGTCTGTGATGTTAGGAGTTCTCGTTTTGAACTCATGCCATTTGAATCCAAGTCGGAGAGTGAGTTGCTGATTGATTTCGAAGTCCTCGTCCTCTCTCTCAGGTTGGAACACCTGTTCGTCCGTAAGGCGTCTTGCCTCTGCGGCGGTCGCCCTGGTGTAGTCGTCTGTCCTTCCCAGGTAAATTGGAGTGATTCTCCAGTTTCGCCTGATTCTGTCGAGTGAGTTCTTTACAAACTCCTGGAACAATTCATCCTTCTGTTGAACGTTCCCTAACTTCTCCAGGTTGAGTTTGACCTTTCCTTCAGGTTGTCCGGTTGCATCACTTTCGTAAGGCTCAGCCTCTACAACGAGGAACTTGCTCCAGTTGGCATCGCCCTTCACCTGATCTGTGACGAACTCCGTAAGGCGATCGATGGATCCATCCGTGAGGCCTCCGTTTTCAACCATGATCATCATCGATGGGATGTTGTTATTTGTGAAGGTCGTGTAGTTTACCTCATCCGCCCTTCTAACACCGTAAATTTGAAGGAGCGAACCTTTGTAACGCGGGAGACCGTAAGCAGAGCGAGTGCAGTACAGTTTCCTGTAGATTGCCGGATGGGCCTCCTTTCCTCCGCCCTTCTTCCAGCTCTCAAGTTTCGATTCGTCGATGATCTCTCCTGTCTTTCGATCTATCGTTCGAGGGTCGCCCATTTCCTTGAACCAGACTTTAACGTTGTTTCGAATCTGACAGAATCTACGGAAGCGTTTGAAGGCGATAATCTCGGTGATTTTTGGATGACCGTTTTCCCCGATTTCCAATCTCGATTCTTTGTACTCTGTATGTTCATCATCGACTTTTGAAAGTCTAACTTCAAATGCAGGAACATGGTTCAAATAGGACGGAAGGCTATCTCCGTTAGGAACCACCTCAGCGAGACACCATCCAATCGTCTCTAGGTCGACTCTGAGCTTCCTTCTGAGTTTCGTAAACGATTCGATCCCACCTGCCTGATCAAACCAGTTCTGCATTCGAAGTCTCTCCAGAGCGATCTCTCGCTGAGCTTCTTCTGGGAGCTTCTTTCCAGGGGAGAGTGATTCGAGGGTGTCGATGATCTTCTTACGTTCTGCGATACGATACCCAAACCCAGGGACGTTGATTTCCATCGTCTCAATACAGGGTCCCAGTTCGCTGCAATATTCAGGAAGTATTGCAAGTTCACCAGGATCAATAATCGGAGGGATGAGTTTGTCGCTTCCGTAATGATCCTTGAAAGGGTCTGGAAGGGAAGTTGTTTTGTCGGCATCCGCCGAGTCGTTTCCTGTTCCTTTCTCCTTCAAGACAGGTTGGATCGTATAGGCTCGAAGTCTCCGACCATCTGGAGTTCGCGTCTCTCCAACCTGAGTCGCTTCAAGTTTATTTCCTGTGATCTTCTTCTCGTCAGCCATCTTCTCTTTCCTCCTCAGATGAGACCAGGTTCCTTCTCGCGCTTACGGCGTTTCCCGCCTCTCCTGTTCTTATTCGTGGCAAGGTTAAGAGCAATCACCAATGCATCCACGAGGTCTCTAGGTTTCTTTGGGAACATTACAAGCTGCTCTTCCAATCGCCCTGTATCCATACCGGTGTAAAAGTGAAATCGACCGTCCTCCAGAATTGGAGTGACGTTCATTGCTCTTGTAACCTTGTTTTTGTTTACCCATACCGGAATAGCGTTGACATATTTTGTATCCGGATTCATACGGAGTTCCTGTGCCTTCGCCTCCTGATATTGCGTAGCCTCGATTCCAGTCCTAACTGGATGGAATCTATCGGCCACCCTACAGATGACCTTTGTCTGTTTTCCAGTCGGAATGATTCCAGTCCAGTAGTGAAGAAGGTAAATGTTCTGTTGATTGTCTACGCCGACTGTAACGATTGCAAAAGAGTCCGAACCCTTCTTTTGTGAAATTGCGAGGTCGACTCCTGTAAAAACAGAAAGCTGAGAGATTGCCGGAACGGAATCTACCCACCTGAACCAGTTGTAGTCGAATACCTCTCCCTTCATTACTTCCGTATCCAACATGTATTGCGGGAAGTAAAACAAGGAGCCTAACGCTGCTCGTTTTTCTCTAAAGTATTCGTCTGAGAACTTCTCTGGAAAATTGCTTACACCATTAATGTCTGTCGCTGGAATTATTCGTACCTTTCCCTCGAACCTCTGATCGTTTTCCATTATGTGATGATAAAGGTCGTAGGGATGATATCGTGTACCCCTTACTCGAAAACCAGTCTGCCTGCCAGGGCGATAGAAAGGAGGCTCCAAACACGGATCTAAAATAGAATAGAAGAAACGCTTGAGTGTATCTCTCTGATTCTCTGTTCTGGAGTTGTCCTCCGAAACGATATCGTCTCCGTAGATAACATCGTAATGCTGAGAAGCGACCGCGCTCTCTGCTCCAAGCGCTCGTACGGTCGGCTCCTTATTGTCCATTGTCTTTCCGATAACTTCTATCTCAAACTCGTTCCACTTTGCAGCGTTAAACTGCTGACCAAATACCTCCACCAGGTCAGGTCTAACGAGTTTTCGTTTTAACTCTCTGAGGAAGGCTCTTGCATTTGTATCCGTCTTGGATCCAAGCAGAAGTCGAACGTTTGGATCGTTTACAATCTCCCAGGCCGCATCATTAATAGTCGAGATGGTCGTCTTGCCCAAATCTCGGAAGGCCAAAATGAGGTTGAAGTCTGGATGGAGTTCATTCCACTCCATCATTGCAAGATGAGGATCATAGGCATAATAACCACAGAGGAGAGTTGCGAGAAGGTCGACGCGCTTATTCTCTATGATAAGCCTGCGCAGAATCTCATTGCTGATCTCCCGACGCTCACGAACCTCCTCGATCGCCTTTACCTTTCCGCTGCTCCTCAGGAGTTCTGCTTCACTGAGCATCATGTTCCTTCGTCCTCCTTCAGCGGATCCATCTCAACTGCAGAGGCAGAGGCTCCCTTACGAGGGGCGCCATCTCCCTTCTTTGGATGAAGAAGGTACAAGCTGCCCTTCTTTGGCGAAACACCGGTCTCCGTCATAAGTTCCTTTGTGAGCGTTTCCATCCTTTCGTTCTCCGAAGCTATCCGCTTCACGAGTTCGTCCTGGGTAAGCTCCCGAAGGTCCTGTCCACTTACAATAAAATGACCTTCAGGAACTCTCCTGACGAATCCCATATCCTGCCCGACCTTTAGAACGCGATCGATGATGTCGGACTTTGCTCGAAGGGCTCCCACCAGGGCATTGTATTGCTTGGAGTTTGAAAAGTCTTTTATGAGGTCATTGAGTTGTCTTGCAACTGTAAGCTGAGAAAGAGTGTAGCGGATGTAAGTTACACCAGCGTCCTGAGCCTCCAGTTGAACGGTGGCCTCTCGCATAACCCTCTCAACGTACATAGCAACGTCTGCAGAGGATAGCGTCTCACCGGTTCCTTCGTATACCGAATCCGCTATCTCGTCAAAAGACATTTCCATTGACCAGCATGCTCTAACGACACCGGCAATCTTTCGTCTGGTCGCCTCTGATCTTCGCTGATCCCGCTGTTCTAAACTATCGTCTGCACGACTCGGAGGAGACTTCTTTGTCTCCTTCTTTACCACTCGCCGTTTCTTCTTATCGGTCATGCGCACTATCTCCTCAGATGCATTTGGAGAAAGTCTACGGAGTGCACATTGCACCTTGCCAGGACATTTTTATGGGACCCGATTTGCTTTATGATCTTTTGTTCTAGGAGGAAGGAGGCACAATGATCGACAAGACGAAGTTAGCCATAGCACTTAGAATGGCAATCGAAGAAGTCGGAGCCAAGTTTGTAGGAAAGAACTTGGAAGGCAAGAAAGTAGACGACGCTGAAGTCTATCTTCAGTCAGAGTTATCAGAAGCCACTGCAAAAGTATTTAATGATTGTGGTGTGTCAGAACGAGTCTCTAGCAAATTCAAATGGGAGGTTAAGTTCGTAACCGATCCGCCATTCAATGGAATGTTCGTTATGATTCCAACAATCAATGGAGCCAGAAACGACGACTTCGTAAAGGCTCTAGTCAGGATGCAAAATGCCAACTGACGGACCTCCCGTTCTAGCCAGACTCTTCGGCCTTCTCGTCTATGCCGTTCTAATAGCCACACTCGCCTCAGAAGGGATAGGACAAAGGAAGCATTACGATCGTGCTCCTACGGCCGTTCTAGGAAGCGAGACAACGCTTTTCTTCTCCCTTCCACCAGAGAAGGAAGTTGGAATGCAAGTATGTGTAGCCGATCTCCGCAAATCGGTTGCACCGCCTTCTGGAGAGTATCAGGAGAGACTTCTTCGAGCTGTATGTGAGTGGTCTTGGGGAAGGGACCTCGATCCGCTTTTAGTTTCCGCAGTCATCTGGACAGAGAGTAGATGGAAGGACGTTGGATGCGGACCTTTTGGATGTGGAGCGATGCAGGTGATAGGTATGCATGCAAGACGCTGGAACATTCCAAGAGAAAGTCTGACTGACCCGTGGACGAACGTAAAGATAGGGACAGAGGTTCTTTTGCTTCATGAGATGGACCTTCAGGACTACAATGGTCATTGCAATAAGAACTACACGACAGTCGTTATGAAGCGTTTGAGGAGATACAGAAAACGACTAGGTGATGTAGCCTCTCCTCATTACAAGTGGAACTGGGAAAGAAATGCTGGAAAGGTGCAGAGCGACGATGGTTCCCTACAGTAAATGAAAGGAACAGAAAACAGATGACGATAATACTTGCAATCGATTCTTTAGCAACAGAGACCTTTCGAGGTGATCCTGACTATGTATGCATAGACGGATGCAGACTTAATCTCTTAACCACTGCAGTTGCAGGGCCTGGGTCTCTAAACAACCAACTGTCTACGGCATTAGGACTCCTCAAAGGAGCTGGATTCAAGGACGAGAAGGAAACAGGACTTGAGCACCTTCCAAGTTTACTTGATTGTGAAGCCTTCCTCTGGACCCCTTCTATGGATGCTGTCATGAAGTTCAATCAAGTTCTTGGTCTCCCTCTTCACATCAGGTCTCTTTCTAAATGGGAGCCCTTCTCTCCAAAGGTCCAGGAAGCAGAACGAAAGTTTCCCACGGTGCATCCGCTTCCTCTTTCCGATATGACCTCCTATGCTCTAACGCTTAACAATATTCTGGAGAGTCGCGGAGTCAGTAGAGGTATGATCCTACACGACCCGAGCAGGCTAATGGGAGCAAGTCCGGATGTAGCAGGTCGTTTAATGAGCACATCATTTGTAATGGCGTCCCTTCTTCAATCGAAGGGTTGGCACATCTTCTTCGTCCCCTTTGATTCTCAGGCATCTGAGGAAGCGAAGAACTGGTCGCGCTACAAAAAAGATACAATCGACGAATTCGTAAAGGCTTGCCTTTACACGGTAGTTAATGCAAACCCGTTTTCTGGAGAAAGACAATGAGCAAGGCAGACCTCGATCGTGGAGTTCAGACAGCTCTCAAAAAGAGCGAAGAACTTGGTCACAAAGAGATGAAGATTCAGTTCGGCGACGGAGAGACATTCGCCAGTTACATTTGTAACACATGCGGACTTGGTTTCACTGTTACAACAAAGGAACATGCTCACGGAGAACTAATAGCCGGATATGCTCTCCTCGAAACGCGACAGTGCAAGGACCCTTCAAAGGCAATAGTTGACGAAACAAAGCGGGCGGCGATTCTCCTACAACAAGCCAGCAACGCTTTCGATTTTCCAGAGGACATCTGCTCTGTAGTCAGAGACACTTACACGAAGGCACTCGTTCCCTTTATCGCCTCCGGTCCTCATCCGAACAATAAGGACACCAGAGAAAAGTTGAAGATGATCCTTATGGCGGCGACTCATCGGCTTGCTCATGCAGGTAGACTTTCTCGCGATGCTTTCAGGAAGGTCTCGTTCAAGAATGTATCCACAGAACTCGACGTGCAAATGGGAGTTCTGAGAATCGTCCCGACCATCGACGGGAAGGAAGTCGACATGGATACCTTCACAAGACGGATGAAGGCAGGAGGGATGAGAACTTGAAAGGGAAAATCAAACTCGACGGCATCCTGTCTTTCTCTCCTCTGGAGTATCCACTTGCCGTGGTTGCTCTCCTCTTCGCATCATGGGACAACATAAACCTTCGTAAGAGTCTTGACCTCCTTTTCGATAAGATAAGATGGCGCATCTGGTTCCTCCGACCTGACGTTTATTTCGGAGTCGATTGGGGAGAAGAAGGACGAGGAGTCATCGTTGTAGTGAAGAGAGGAAAGGACGGGAGCTTCAGAGTCCTGGAGACTAGGGAGGTTGAAAAGCCATAGGAGGCCGTAGAAGCGGCGGAAGCAAGAAGGGCTCTTGGTTATATCCCCAAGAGCCCTTCGGTGCCTCTACGGCCGTTCTAGGCCGTTAAATGGCACCTTTCGTGACGATTCTTAGGACCTGAGCCAGAATAAGCTCTCGCTGCCTTGCAGATTGGGCATTGAAGTAGGCATATCGGACCGGTTTCAAGGCCTTCTCCAGGAAGGCACCAGGGGTCTCTTTCCTCAAGGCGTATTCCTTGTAGGCCGCCTGGTCGAGGAGTATCCATTCAGCAGTAAGCGTCTGAGCCTTCTTCGAGGAGCGACCGCACCACTTCCAGGGACCATAGAAGGTCGCCCCGTCCGTGCTTACCTCTCCCGAATAGACGGCTCCAACCACATCCTGTCCTCGCTTCTTATCGAGGCAGGAACCGAAGCAGTGTTCCTCCTTCCCAAGTTTGTCTCCCTCCAGCAGTTCCCGGTAGACGCATAGTGCCTTGTTCTTCTTCGTGTTGAGTCGCCTTCCTATGTAAACAACCTTGATAGGCCTTCTCTCCTTCTCGTCTTTTTTCGACTTGCTCATCGTTCTTCTCCTTCCACTACAACCTTAAAGTCGAACGGGACTCCTATCTGCAGGATGCGACCAATTCCCTTCACAGGGTCCCGAGCGATATCCAGTTTAACTCGCGGGACATTGATAAACTCGATGGGAACCTCCGCATCGCCTGGGTTCCGAGTCTCAGGATGAGTGCGGTAATATGGAGAGTCGCACTTCACCAGAAGGAGTCTAACTTGATCATTGTCATCAAAGCCCATGTACTCCGTGAGGTCCTCGAGAGCCTTCTTCATCTCCCCGATGGTTGTAATCTTCTTGATTGATCCATCGTAAGTCATTCGCCTTCCTCCTTGTAGACCCATGCTCCAGGTCCTACGAACTTTACTTCTAGCCCATTATGTTTCAGGGACATCTTGCATCCGCCCCTCTCCCCTGGTTTTGCTCCTACCCATTTGTTGAAAACTCGAAACGCCCCGTTGGAAGTCTTTGCTGATCCAACCTTTGCGAAGCCGGCCCATACTTCTACCTTTCCAAACTGAGGAACCGGAGACGCTTCAGCCTCCCAGACCTTCTCCAGGGAGTAGATGGCTGAGAGACGGAAGCCATGATCTGCAACCGTTTTCTCGTTGAGTTCCCTCACCCATTTGTCGGCTTCGTATTTTACGTCTGAGAAGGAAGCAGAGGAGTCGAAGGACATCCTCTTGCTGGCTGCTTCCTTAGTCTGCTTGCTGTCCGCTACGAATTGATAAAGGTCCTTCATTTGATTTCCTCTCCTTTCGAGTCTTGAATGAATACTGCATCGTGCTCCTTGGCGAACTCTAAAAGCATTTCATTCCATCCCTTGTTAAAGGACGAGAATGAGGCGCGCTGAGTTTTGATCCCTGGGGTTGATCCTTCCTCAAGGGGTCCGTAAGTAAGAGCATGGACCTCTTTCGTTTTGTCGCCATTTAGAATCACGAGCATCTGATCGGAAAAAAGCACTGCGCTTCTCCACTTCCTTGCTCGTGGAGGGAGGAAGGCCAGGAAGGTTGCTCTTGGATACTGAGCGTATGGAGCATAAGCGATTTTCAACTCTTTGCAAAAGCCTCTTGCAAACCCGATTCCGAAATCAGAAGGGAAGGCGAATGTTACGCCCTTGAAGGAATGTGCTGGTTTGTTAAAGTCTGGCCTCATTTAGCACCTCCTTCAGAATCAAACTGAAAACGGAAGGGAGAGGAGCCACCGGAATTATGTACCGCGAAGAACTCCTGATTGCTGTCGTTCCAAACGAGTTTGAAGAGCCGGCCGAACTTATCCTCGATGACTGCTACAACCGCCTTCATCCCGTCGCACCATCCGTCGTCCTCAAATCCCCGGTGATAGATTCGAGTGATCAGGTCCCTACGAAGGAGGTTTGTAAAATGCTTGTTTGCAAGGAAGCGATGAAACTCGATGTAGGATTTCGGAAAGGAGATGTCTCCGATCTCTCTCCACCTTCTCATCTCGCTTTTGATCTTCTCCGGAAGTTCGACCAGATTGATTCCGAAACGAGAAGCCGAGAACTCCAGTTCGGGAAACATGTCCCAGTTGTATCTCTGGACCTCTGCAACCTTCCTTCCAGTCGACATGCTATCACCGTGCCTGTTTCCATCTACCAGAAGAACGGTAAAGGCGACTCCCGTTCCCTTTACATCATGCCACTCCACGAGACCGAGTTCGATTCCCTTCTCTCCGTCGCGTTCGTACTCGATTGCAATCTGCCTCCCGAGTTCCGTTTCCTCGATAGGAACCATAATCGCTTCCAGTTTCCGTCCGTCTCTCAGTTTGATTGTTCTTCTCTCGTCCATTGCTCTCTCCCTCCTATGCTTCCACGATAGTGATTTGAAAAGTCCGTCCGTTGACGCCCTTGATGACGACTCCATCGTTCCCAGTAAGGAGACCGGCTTCATCAAACGACTGAATCTCCCAGTCGCCTTCGCCGAGTACCGCTTCGAGTTCGTTACTCCCTGGAGCCTCGTACTCTCCACTGATAACATCTTCGTTGATTCCGTAGAAGGTTTCCATCAAAGCCTGAACCATTTCCTGCTCGCCGTTTGTTCCCCTACTCATTTGCTTGCTCCTTTCACGAGTTCCATTTTATCGTAAGTTGTCGTTGTAACCTGAATCTCACTGCCGTCCGCTCTCTTGAATTTGATCCACATTCCACGAGGAGAGTTTTGCTTTGCAAAAACAACCTCGACCTCTTGACGATTTGGCTTCTGAGCCAACCCTGCGAAGTTGTAGATGACTTTGTCGCCTTCCTTCAGCTGGTCGGCTCTTACCATCTCGACCTTATTCGTCGAGGCCTTCTCCATCCGTTTCTTCAGGAAGGAAGGGAGTTCGTATGACCAGAGAGAGATGACTGCGAAGTGGAAGTCCTCGAAAAGAACGATGACTGCATTATGCTCCGATCTGTATGTCGTGTAACCCTTCCACGATTTCTTTCCTTCGGGATTCTTGAACTCGAGGATTTTGTAAGGAGCACCTTGCGCATGCTTCTCTGCGTATTCGATGATGGCCTTGGAAGCGATCCTGATTCCGCTCCATCCTCTCATCCAATGTCCTGTATCACATGCCCAGTCTCTAACTCTCTTTTCGAAGTCTCCGCTGTAGGGTCCGTCGATACTTCCGAATGGTCTCTCATCCTTCTCCATGAATCCACCGAAGAAGGTCTCTGCTGCGTAGACCCAACCGTTGATGACTCTCCCTTTCGAGTTCCGCTTTACGTCCTTGATTTTCTCCACTCCGGTTTTCCTGAAAATAGCCATTGTCTTGCTCCTCTCTCTTTCGTTATTCGTTGATGTACTCGCCGTTATCGTCTATGGGGCGTTCGCCTAGAATCGACTTCGCCCCGTATTCCACTGCGTAGCTGAGTTCCTTCCAGTGCAATCCGGTATCTGCAACTTCGTAGCAGGTAGACCGGAGAGAGGAGAACGTTGAGTTGATCGTGAAGAGATGTTCTCCCATCCAGTAGACTTCATTCCCGTTCCTGGAGGCCTTTGTAACCACGATGAGGGAGACGTGCTCTCCGGTGTATCCCATCTTGCCTCTCATCTCAAGCCAGACTCCCTGAAGTCTCCTGCGGTCTCTTTTCTCCAGAGGAACCTCGTCCCATCCTGCGATCCATTTTGCTATCGCTTCGCAAAGAAGTTGGGCTTGCCTTACATCGGCGACCGTCGTCGACCAAACGATTTCTTCTTCTTTGCATTTTATGAACGTGGTTGCTTCCGAGTCGGTTAGGACTCCGACTACGACTTTGTAACTCTTGTCGTCCTGCCGCCGCTTCTCTACGAAGCTGTGATAGAGAACCATGTCGACGTTGAAGGTCGAGACCCTATTCGGTTTCTTCTTTCCGCCATACGCCCTGCTCCCTCTTGCTCCTCCGGTATGCAGGAAGCTCTCTGACATTTTAACTTTCCTGGTTACGATCGAGTGTCCGCTTTTTGTTGTACGCTCGTTCATGCTCTCTCTCCTTTCGGGGTAACGAAATTGACTTCTGCAATGTAAACGTGTCTGTCGCTGGGGAGGATAACTCGCCGTGCTTTAACCTCCACCAGGTTGGGTCCGTAGAACATAACGTCTGAGCAGTTGATGTCGTCCTCATCTTCGAGGTAGACGTAACCTTGTGAGTGACTTCCTCGAAGGAACATCCCGTCCTCTTTCAGCATCCGTGTAACAACCGCTATCGCGAAAGGTCCGTCCTCCATGTTGTACCTTCGCTGAACGTCCTTGAACATTGCGAGGACTCGGAGGAAGCCTTCGACTCCTTCTCCCTCCAGGACCCTAGCGTTAAAGTTTTCGACTGCCTTGTAAACCTTGTCGAGCTGTTCCCTAGTCATTTCCATTTCGATCTCCTCTCTGGTTCGGTTTTCAATCTTTCGCTCGCCTTGATCTTTCGATCTTTGGGCATTATAAGGAATAAGCGTCATGAGTGTACAGAAAAATCTCATGTAACTCAAAAAAAATTTAAGACATGAAAAGCATAACGATTTTAATGAGTTACATGAGAATCTAGGAAGGGGTCAAAAAATTTTTTTTGCCTTTTTTTCGCAACTCTTAAAATAACCCAAAAAAAATAGCCCGATTTTTGCATGTTATTTTTACATGCTCAAAAATTAGGCATTTTTCATGATTGCTAAAATAACATGAGGATCAGGCCCAAGGTAGGTTCGCCGCCCTCTCCCTCCTACGGATGTCAAGAAGCTCCTCCCGCCTCCAGCAGCCGGCCCAGCAGTCGCCCTTCTTCTTCCACGGTACACACCGTCGAAGGAGTCTCCCCATCTCCGGAAGGAGGTCAGTGTGATAATCTCCCCAGATGTCAAAAAAGATCGTAGAGAACTTTCGACCCTTCTCTGGTTTCCAGACGAAGGCGTCTCCCTCCACGATAGTCAACTTTGGATCCGAGAAGGAGGGAGAGACGAGGTCGATGACATTCCTGTTCTTCTCCACCACCAGAACGGAGTTGACTTCCTCCTTCGCAAGAAGGTCTGGAAGTATGCACCCGAGACCAAGGCCGAAGATCAGCACGTCGCCCCTTCCCTCCAGAACAGGCGCCATCGAGGAGGATAACTCGTCTGGTGTATTACTCATGATAGTGTGTCCGCCTATCACCAGGAGACGATAGATGCCTGGAGGACACCATGTACCTCTCATCGAAGACATCCTCGACTGTCGACCGGTCACTCGCATGTAGCGGATCTGAACATCGCCCTTCTTTCCGATAGGTATGCTCACTTGATTTTGAAATAGCATGCTCATCATCCTATCCTTTTGTCATAACACGCTAATGCCAAAGCTGGATCCGTAACTGTAAAATTGTCTCCAGTCTCGAACAGGTGCTTTTTGTAAACTAGATTTCTGATAGTGGTCCATTTGACTCCATGAAGTTCACAGCACTCCTCTACGAACTTTCGAGTTCGAGTGTTGTTACTGTTGAACCCGTCTTTGGAAACGACTCCAGCGACAACCCACCAGGAAAGGACCTTCACTTCGTCGTCAAAGAGTCCAGATAGTTTCCCGGCGGTTTTCATTTCCCTCATTTTCTTACTTGTCATTTTTCTTGACTCTCCTTTTCCTCCTGGCGACAGGACCCTTACCAATTTTCTGCCACCACGGCATCCGCACTGCCTCGGTGTACTTGAAGGAGTCTCCTTCTGTGAAGAACGAGCGGAAAGGAGAGAGGTCATTCGGGGTCTCTGCCCAGTCGTCTCCCGAGACAGGAACAACCACCTGGAACACCACCGTCCCGTAGGGCTCTGTCGGTCTTGAGAAGAAGAAGGCCCTTTGCATCATCTCCTCTCCGAAGATCAGCAGAGGCCACTCCTGAATGTCGATTGCGTTTCCGGCATAGGAGAGTCGAAGGCACTGAAGTCCTGCTCCAACAATCTCCCTGGTGAGTCTCAGACTGATTCTCCTGTGAAGATCGTAGATGCCCATGTCGCCCATGCGATAAAGTTCGACCTCTGGGATACAGTCGACGAGGTTCCCAAGAACGAATGGCATCTGAGCATCGCACTCCTTCCTGAGCATATCGACAATCTGCTCTTTATGAAGTCCGCCAAACTGTCTCATTTCTTCTTTCCTCCAATCTTGCTTCGATAGGAGCCCTTCGTCTTTGTCTTTCTCATGTCATCAAGAAGGGCCTGTCGAAGTCTCTCAATAACCGTCGTCCCGTAACGTTCCTCTCGAAACACTCTGAAGTCAGAGGCTCCATTAACGATACAGTCCGCCAAATCGTAACCGAATACATCACAAACTGCAGCAAGGTTCCAAAAGGTCTGTCCCAGAGCAGAGGCAATTTCTCCGCGTAAGGCGATTGCCTCATCCGGACTCGATGGGTTTACATTAAGTGCCGTTATAATCTCAAATACATTTCCGGCAAATATCTGACGCCATTTCTGTTTATCCCTTCCCGCCGCATTTACTTTAGTATGCCGCTCAATCCAGTGCTGCAGGTCTGGAAATATAATCTTCACCAATTGAATAGCGTCATCATCCTCACTTGGAATAGAACTCCGTTGCCCTGCTTGATAGTGATTCAGGATTCCGTCTCTTTTCATTTCTTCTCCTTCTTCGCAAGTTCCCTGAAGGCCTTCCTGCAATGTGCCTCCGTTATCCCAAGAGACTCGAAGAACTCCCCGAGACTCATGGAGGTTGACTCGATTCCAACGCAACCGTCGTACCATCCGCCTATACCAAGACGAAGGGCAGAGGGCGTCCACGTGACGTCTATCCCAGAGCGGTCTCCTCGACCGTCCCTGGGGAGATAGATTGTCTTGGGCATATCAGGACGACTCCTTTCCGATGTCCTCATCCATACTGCAATTCCTTTCCGTTCTTTGCCTGAAGGGCGACTCGATTGGTCTCCTTGATTTTCTGTCGAAGTTCCCCGATACGAGTGGCCTGCTTCTTGACGGTTCTCTCCAGGTCCTCGATTCGCTTCGAGTCCTTTACGCTCTGAGCGGCAGCCATACTCTCCAGACGCTCCAACTCGTCTACCCTTCTCTGGACGTTGAAGACGTTCTCCAGCAGAGTGTGCACGTCCCTTTGCGATTTCCTCCAGGGCATGAGGAAGTCCCACCAGGAACGGCCATTGTTGGATTCGATCGACATTATCCTCTTTTCCGCTCTTTCCATGTTTCCTCTTTCTCCTTTGGTTCGATGTTCTCTGCCTAGATAAAAAGATCATGTGTAGGGCGGTGCCTGCTTACGAGGTCCTTTCAGGCCACACAAAGACGACAAGGACGTATGGCCGCTTTTCTGACAAAATTGTGCGCTGGTAGGAGCGCATCCAGTCCTTCGTGTTTCGCCGCCCTTTCGCCACTATCAGACAACCCCTCCCCCCTCCCCTTCAGACCCGCCTGCTCTCGCGCTGTCTCCCCTCCCTCCCCTTGTTCTTCTAGCCTCGCCTGTCTCCTCGAATGTTTCTCTAGGCTCCCTCTGGCGGATCCGTTTAGCTCTACGGGCCGTAGGAGGGCTCTATTGCCTTGGGAGGGTTAGGATTAGAGGGAGAGGGAGTTTGCCGCCCTACGGCCGTTCTAGGGATTCTCTAGGGTATTCTAACGAGGAAGGAGAGGAGGACATCGTGTATCCTCCCCAGGGAGCGGAGAGCTGGACCCTCTCTGGGACAGGAGGCCTGGGCTCCTCTCCCTCTCCCTCCTTCTCGTCGAGGAGGTCTCCCTGCATACGATCCCCTCTCCCTACGAGAGAATCATTGTCTCAGTGCTCCTACATTGTCTCAATGCTTTAACGAGGAAGGACGATCGCCCACGTTCGCTCCACAGTACCTCACATCACCCCGCAGTCGGAGACAGTACCCTACAACCCTTACATGAAGCAAACGCCCTATTCTCTAGGCTTTCATGCGCCTTCCCTTCTCCTCTGGTTCATTCGTTACGAGAAGGACGACAGGCTCGACAGTACCTCGACACTCCCCGACAGTTGCCGACAGTACCCTACAATCGTCTACGATACCCTACGATTCATTGTCTCAATGGTTCCTCGATGTCTCAATGGTTCCTCAACCTCTCCCTGGATCCGCTCTAGGAGTCCTGCTCTCGCGCCCTATACGGCCCGTAGGGCGTTTATATCTACGCAATAGACCTTTCCCCTAGGCAATAAAGGCGTTAGGGCGTAGGAGGCGAGGAGCTTCTAGGTACGAATAGACGAGGAAGGCGCGAGGCTCACGACGAGTTTTCTCGGCGAGAGGACGAGCGCCAGCGAGGCCGTGGGGAACTTGTACCCCTATCCGCCCTATTTGCCTTGTCGCCTATATAGTCTCTGGTCCGCTTTTCGCTGGGGTGTCCTTTTAGCTAGTTCTGAAAGCTCATGCAAATGCTCATGATTCGTTAGTCGTTAGAGGTGTGGTGGTTCCTCCCCAGGGAGTGGATGCACCTCCCTGTCAGGAAAGGGTAAGCTGTCTGGGATGATTAAAAGACGAGGGAGAGGAGCCTTTGACCCTTGGAACATCGCGGAGTGGGTCGCTCCTCTCCCTCGTTGGGGAGGCTAATGTCTGACGAGGTTGAACAGGGCGTGGAACCTTGTGGCGTCCCAGGACGGGTCGACGAGCTTGTAGAGTATCGAACGCCAGTCGTCGGGCTCCAGGTTGGTTATCTCCGAGAGGTCTTGAGCGCAGTTGTCTATTGTCCTCTGGACCTTCTCGTCTCGCTTCCTGTTCCTCTCTGCCTCGAATCCGTTGTGGTCCATTGTCTTTACCTTCCTTCGATTCCGTTGGGGTCTGGGTCGAAGCCCATGGTGTCCTCTATCAGGATCACCTCTGCAGACAGGATCGCCCTACGCACATGGTGTAGCTTCTCGAACCTCTTTACGGAGAGAGCGATTGCCTCTCCCTCGGAAGCCACAGCCTTGAAGGCGTAGGAGACCTTGCGGACCTTATCGTCCTGGATGTCCCTATACGTTATGACTACGGTTGCCTGCATCGTCCTCTCCTCCAGGGGTGGTGCTCTCCTAGTCCATAGCCGAAAGCGGGTTGACTGTAATGTGTCTGCTGTAGAGGTTCTTGCCTTCCCTATCTACGGAGAGAAGGAGCTTCGTGTGCTCTATGTCTGAAGGGCTCGACTTTGTCTTTATCATGAGCACCACTTCCTTGAACTTGGTTAGGTGCATTCGATTCTCTCCCAGGTCCGCAGTCACCTCGAAGTCGACGATGTCCCTTCTCCTCTTGAGAACTCGAAGGACCTCTCTGACGTCCTCTGCTATCTCCTCAAGCACCTTCTCGTACCGCTCCGGTTTGACTTCCTCCCAGGTGGCCTCCGAGACCTTCTTGTACATGGTGTACCCGAGAGCATAGACGACGCCTACTCCTACGGACAATGTCATTCGCCCTTCTCTCATTTCCTTTGACTCCTTTACGGGTGTGCAGAAGGCTGCCGCGCGATGAGTTCTCGATGTCTCATATCCTACCCAGTGAGCGATCTCGTCTACGACCCAGGCGGTATGCCCTTCCACCTTCGATGGAAACCAGATGTACTCCCCAACCCGAGGGACCTTCAAAAGAAAACGATCGGTGAGGAGCTTATCGTAAAGCTCCCCACTGTCGTCCTTCTGTCCTCTTGAGTCATAGAAGCTGATCTTGATCCATGGCTCGTCCATTAGAATGCCATTGCAAGATTGTTCATGACGTATTCCGAGGAGACGCATACGATCTTTCCGTTCGGGAACTCGCCGTCGATGGTAAGCTCTACGAAGTCGAACTGCGAGATGTGCGGGGTGAAGTCCTGTCCCTTCTTCTTGATTCTGATGAATGCTCTACGATCGAACTTGAGTCCGATCACCTCGTCCGAAACGGAATCCACCGCGGCGAAGAGTCTCCTTCCCTTCTTCATGCCGTCGATTAGAACGTGAGGAAGTTTCTCGACGATGGTGACTGGAATCTCCTTTGCCTTGTACTTCAAAGACGAATAGCGTCCAGTCGACAGGTGCATCTCCTTCCTGATCTCTCCACCGTCGGCGAGAGACTTCAATGCTCCCTGAACCTGAGAGCGAAGATTCGAACTGGCATTTGAGACGATCTCTCCGCTTTTGATTCCCTGATACACCATCTCCCAAAGGTCCCGAACCAGGAAGTATTTGGAGTGATCTCCGTTTATCGTCTTGAGCAGGAAGGAAGCTATGCCCTTTTCGTCGCGCTTCCGTCCTCTCCCTTTCCTCTTTTCATTATCGTCTTTCATGGTCTCGCCGTACCTTTCCTTTGTTGTTATTCGAAGCAGATGTAGTAGTCGTCCTCGACGTCCTTGCAGGAGGCCTCCTCTACGAAGATCATCTCCCAGAGACAGTCCATGACCTCCGGCATGTAACCTCCTTTGCATACGAAGTCGAAGTGGTCGCTTCCTATCCAAAGACTGTCAACCGCCTCTCCGCCGAAGTAGAAATCGAAAGAGCATTCGTCGAAGATGAAGTTCGATATGACTACGCAGTCGTAGTCGTAGTCGCCGTCTCCCTGGGAGTCGTCATCATCGTCTCCGATGTTCTCCCCTCCTTCCGGACAGGAGCAGTTGCAGTCCGGGGAGTCTCCTCCGTCGGAACAACCGACTATGATGAGGGCTCCCAAAATAATGTAGCAAAGAACCAGAACCAGATGAATGTTTACGATCGCTTTCATTTGTCTTTCCTCCATAACAGGTTTACGTTCCCCTCAGAATAAAATCTCATGATTCAAAAAGGTATATCTTCGTCGTCTTTCTCCTTCTCTTTACGAAACATTGGGTACATATCCTTTTCACGAGTCCAGTCGTCTTTAGTGCTACAGAAATATCCAGGTGCGTCTGTTGTTGCTTTTGCAGCTTCAATCCATTCATCTTCAGAGACTTTCTCTCCTGCAAATGATCTAGCCATTAGTTCGCACTCTTGTTTGTGAGCCTCCCATGCTTCTTGCTTTAACTCGTGCATTTTCCCAAGCATCTGATTTAGATTGACCTGATGCCTAGGATGATTTGGGTCATCCCTCTCTTTAATGATAATCGGAAGCACTGTCTGCTTTCCAGAGTTTACATTTAATTCCGCCCTAAAATATTTATACTTTCGTCCGCATGTCGGGCAAGCGTCCATTGCATAAGGTTTCCATTTTGACTTCCCATATCCCTTTGTTCGATACGTTCCGTCCTCCTTCCTATTCGTCCATCTGTATTTGTTTTTGTCTTTACGTTTCTTCATAAGTCGAATGCCTTAGAATAAGCGCACAATCGTTTGCCGCTTTCCGAATTTGTTTGAACCTCATTCTAAACCAATCATCTCTATCCCTTTTTTCGCCCCATTTTGCGTCCTAGAACGGCCGTAGGGGCGTTTTCTCTGCCTCTGGAGGGTTAGGAGACCTTGGAGAAGCCGAAGGCCTCCTACGGCCTCCTACGGCCTTTAGTCCCTCCCCTTCTCTGGACTCTCCCCGGTCTCGGTCTCCTCAAGAGCCATTCCTATGGCATCAGGGCAAGACTTTACATTGACTTCGCTTCCGTCCCTCTCCTTTGCCCTTACACATGACATGCACCTCACCCTTCGAAGTTGCTTTACGATTTCCTCCTTCGGGATTCCGTAACGAAGCGCAAGAGAGACCATCCTGCCTATCCCTTCGTTGAGAGACTCGCAGCCACCATGCCCTGCCGTTCGCACAAAGGTCTCGAAGGCCCCATCGTCGTCTGAGTTCACCGTAACGAAAAGACGTCCGCAACCAATCTCCTTTTGATGCGTAACTCCAGAGAGAGTTTGGCTCCTTTTGCGTTTGGTTCTACGAGTCACGCTTGAGCCTCCTTCCCGTCGCCCTTCTTCTCGCGCTCGCACTCAAGAACGATCTCCGTGTCGTCCTCTCCCTGGTTGCACTTTCCTCCACCGAGACGATGAGGGAACGGGTAAGCATCACAGTTGCACGTTTCTTGCCCTGCTTCCTTCCTCACTCTTTTCCAAAATCCGCTTTTGGCCATTAGCCTTCCTCCTTGATTCGTTTCATCTTGAGGATTGAAAACGGTACATTGCTTCCGTAATGATTGTCGCCGTACTTCGGATCGAGAATCGATGCCAGGTGAAGGAGAGCGTCCGAGACTGTATCTCCGTTGAGTGCGCAAGTCGCTCTCCCTTCCGACTCCATCTTTTCAATATCGATAGCCATCTGCATCGGTTGAAAAGTGGAAGGAAGTTTGAAGGAATCGTCATGATGAAGGAACTCCACGACCCATGATGCCTTTGTTCCTTCCTTCCATATCGGATAGGAGAGGCGACCCAGATTCTCGGCTACGAATAACTCGGCAGCTTTGCTCTTTACGAGGAGTTCGAGAAAGACATCCTCGACTGTCTTTTTGTCGTCGTTCATTGCGCAGTAAAGTCGATGGGTGGCGTAGTGCAGGACTCCCATCGTGAGGTTAAACCGCTGAGCAATAATCCTCCGCGCTTTGTCGGTCTCCCATTCCTTCTCCATCTCTGCAAAGTAATCGTCTGCTTCGAGGAAGTTCGGGAGACCTCCTGTGAAGAAAGTCTCCAAGCCTCTGGAGAGGTCGTCGTCGGTTCCAAGAACGAGCGAGACGCCTTCCTCCCCGACAGACTCGATGAAGGGAAACAGCTCATTTTCGCAAATCGGAATCTGCGTAGTTTCGCCGTCCCTCCTCTTGAGCTTCAGAAGAACTCCTGCAAGAGGGTTAAGAATCACGACCGAGAACAAAAGCCCGATCAGGTTCGCCGCCGTTAGAATAGCTTTCATTTGCTTCCTTCCTGGAGTTGCCTACGAGCCTTTACTCGCATGCGAACTCTCTCCTCGATTTTTGTCAACTCGTCGGCTATCTCCAAAAGATCGCTCTCCGAGTACATTCTCCATCTTAACGCATTTGAAACGACCATGAGTTCATTCCTAAATGACGAGGACACCTCATAGCATAAAGGCTCCCCGTCTTTTCGTACCTCCTTCGTGTCCTCTCTCTCCAGGACGAGGAATCGCTCCAGCTCAAGGACGGCCTCCATCTCCTCTGCAGAGATGTCCTCCGCAAGCGACGAAGGTACGGCCCAGTTGACATCCTCCTCGTGCCTCTGAGGAGGGTCCTGCTCCGCTATCAGTCCTTTGACTTTGAGGTTCTTTAGAATCTTGAGGACTCTCGATGATTTTTTGATCCGCTGTCCGTCTTTAACGCCAAGGGCGTTTGCTAGACTCCTTGCCGTTCCCTTTCCGTCCAGAAGGAGGCGATCGATTATGTTGGCCTGCCTCCTGCTGGTGATCTTTCCCTTGCTCGCCATAAGCTCCTCCGCAATTTCGTTTGTAGTTACCTCCAGGAATAAAAGCTCATCTACAGGAATCGCAAACGCCTTCTTCCAGTTCTCCGCATTCAACCCAGGTGTCGCATTCACTGCATCGTTCGAGTCCGTTGTTTTCTAGGATCGTAGCAACTTCGTCCTCTGGAATCTCCCAGCGTTCTGCTATCTCCCAGACTTCCATCTGAGTTCCCTCTACAGCAGCAAGTACGTCTGTTGTGTCGTCTCTGTTTTTCAAAATAATGTCTCCCGCGTTTTATCGTCGTCTCTGTCATTAACTCCAAGATGCCTGGCTAATGTCTCCACGCCGCTTTTGGAATAGACCGATCGCGCTTCCTTCTTACTCAAAACAGAAAGGTGTTTATCGTCGTAATATATTCGTCGCCTTCCCTTTGTCTGGTAACGCTCTTTGTTCTCAGGCTCATCTTGCGTAGGTTTGTGACCTTCCATAAAGTCTTGCATCGTCCACGAGTTTCCGCCTACGAAATGCTGAGCCTGCTCGAAGTAAGTTTTCTGACCTTCTTCGAATGTCTTTCCCATCGTCGTCATAACCATAGCGACCGTCTCTTCGAACTTCTCTGCAAAATCCCTGTAGGTGATTGTAAGCGTTAAAGCTCCTCTCCTCTTCGCCATAAATAATGTCTTTAGAGCCTCAGAGTTGATCTTGTACCAGACGTAGGCAGCCTGAGCCGGCTGAAGGCGAAGAGCTGGACGTCTTAACTTGTAAGATGCCGCAAGCTCCAGCGGAGACTTCACCAGATGAAGAAGGAGCCAACCTTTTCGCGGATCCACTCTGTTGAACCATACCGGGTTCTTTGAGGAGTCCACTACAACATTCGCTCCTAGTCCCTTCGCAAGTTTTGAGTGAGTGCTTCTGTCTACAGGAATCGTCTCTGGTTCCAACCAATCCCATACGGAGCAATGCCGCTGGACCACCCTGCAAATTGAGCATCTTCGCCCCTTCACTCTGTTCGGGTTCGTCTCGTTCCACATAGAGGCTATCTCCCCCATGTTAAAAACGTCTCTATGGGCTCCTAGAACGGCGGAGAGAGCCGTCGAACCACTGTAGAGGTTGGAGACTATACCCACCACTCGAATGCGCCGCTTACCGCCTACCTTTTCCATCTGCACATATCCTCCCAGGTAGCAGTTCCATTTCCAGCACCTCGGCGGTGGGACAGAGTTTCTGCAGTTCCTCTTTGTCGGTCCCGACGAGACACATTCCGACTACACCGTGCCCGTAGGATTCCAGGTTGAGTTTAGACACCATCGGAACAATAGAAAGTCCTGAGATTTGTACGTCTGCTTCGTAGAAAACCATTGAGAGGAGAAACAGTCTTTGCTTCTTAACCTCTCCCTTTGCAGGGCACTTCTTAGTTGTCCGACGTTTCTTCTTCGTTTCCATAGTTCGAGATTCCTTTCACCATAACGGCGAGCTGAACGAAGTAGACTTTAACAGCTTCATCCTCTCCCTTTACAGTGTATTCGTAGTCACCGTCTTTGACCTCCACCTCGATCGAGGTCAACTTCTCCTTCACAGCAGGAATAGCCAGAAGGGCGAGGCCTCCTGCGAAGGTAAACATGCCCTTCGTCATTTCGACCTCGTCTGTCTTTCCCTTTCGCACAGTTGCGAGAAGGTTCTCTTGGAGTTCCTTTCCTCCTCTGGCTATCTTTGTCGCCATCTTCACGATGTCCTCGAACGGAATGCTTACCGTGTGCGCTTTCATTTCTTCACCTTCATGTCTTCAAAGAAGTCGGGGAGAAGTTCACAGAACAGATGGAAGATGTCGAGCATAATGCCCCTGATCTGCCACTGGGCGTGAGGATTGTGAGCCCTCTCCTCGAATATGTGCCTCCACATCCGTAGATTGAAAGTGGAGACCACCTCCGTCTTGGTTGCATTCGGGAGAACCGTCCTTGCGTCCTCTGCCTTGATCTTCGCCGCTACAAGATTGGAGTATGCCGCGTAAGCCTCGCAGATTGAGTTGAACCACATACTCGGCTTTACGTCGAAGAACGTCGGCCCCTCTTTCACCTGCCACCAGTTTTTGTTCTGGGTAAACTCCACCTCGTAGAGTCCCTGCTCTACGCCTTCCGCCTCAGCTATCGACGGCGGACAGATGATCTGAAGAGCATCGACCCTTCCGTAATTGCAGTAACGCTGACTCTCCTGGGAGTAAGCGGCAAGGCGATGCCTTACGAGTTGATGAGAGCATGCACGGTCACAGATGATCCGGACCATAATGACGCAGTGCTCCAGAACTGAGTGATGACCGCTCCTGATTATCCTTCTGACGAAAGCGGAGGCGGACTCTGGAGTCATCTTCTCCTCCGACTTGTAACAGTTCCTCCCGGCGAGCTCGATGAGCCCAGGGAAGTCTGCAATATGCTCCTTCGGAGTCATAAGCTCGAAACCAGGTTCCCTTACAAGTATCTTCATGATCGCGTTCCTCTCCTTCCAGGCATCATCCTTCGATTGATCCTAGAATGGTTGTTTGGATCCGTATGCAGGTTTTCTGGCACCCGCTTCCTTTGTCTCAAAGTTCGTCTGTTCTCTTTCCTCTCCTCTGCATCGGAGTACACTTTATCCTCCGAAAGAAACCGAACTCGCTCCTTCTCCAACTGATACAGAAGCTCCTCAAGCTCCTTCCTTGAGTCTACCTCCTCAATTGGTTTTCCGATCTCCATTAACTTACGAGCAAACTCCTCTGCTTCTCGTTCAGAAAGAGAGAACCTGTTTGCAATTCTAATAATTGCCGCGCATACTTCGCATTCCTGCATCAGATGCCTCTCGCCCTGGTTGCAAACAGAAGGAGAGCCGTTGACCAGAAAAGGTTGACTGCCGCAAAGCGGAGACCTCCCACAACTCCTAGAAGCCACGGGACCTCTCCGAAGGAAGCTCCCCAGGCCCATTTCGTAATCCCCGACGCCGCTATCCCTATCAGAACCCAAAAGCAGAGTTGCCATACGAATTTCGTAGGCGGATTGTAAGTTTTGAAGTTAAGAAACCTGTCGCGCATTTTCCTTCCTCCTAAACAAAGGTGTATTCATAGCATCCGCAAGAGGAAGGGTCGGCGACTTCCTGTCGCCTCACCTTTCCCTGATGTCGAAGAGCGAGGAGAGCGTTCGCCGTTTCCTTCTTCGGCAATCCTGCCTTCCTGGCTATCGCCGCCACGATGTTCCAGCCATTAAGTGATCGAAGGGCCTTCTCCACTTTCGCCTGCCTGCTCATCGCTTACCTCCCAGGATGCATGGGAGCCATCTGTTCCAGCCTTCCTCTTTCCAGTTCTTGTGTTTCTGTCCTGCCTTCTCTCTCGCTTCGTACTCGTACTTGTTGTCGTAGTACGGATGATCATTCCAGCGAAAGAGGTAGATGAGAACGCTCTCCAGTCCGTAGAGGAAAAACTGTAAAAGTGGGAACACCTGTCGCTCGCACTGAGCATGATGAACCATCTCGTGCTTCACGAAGGTGGAGTCCGTACCACCTTGCACCTTGTACCACTTCTCGGAGGCTACGAATACGACATGCGAGATGGTTACCCCGCTGAAGTTCCCTCTCGACAGAAGTCTGTCTACAAGGTTCCCAGGCTTCATCCGAAAGAAAAGCGTATGAGCCTCCTTCCATCCTTCGTCCTGCTTCCATAGGAAGTTCACGAGCATTCGACTTCCTACGTCGTCGGGAGTCTTATACTTCCATCGAATCCCGAGTCGTTCCGCAATCCATCCGACGATGTTTGCTTTCACCTTTTGTCCTCCTTCGAGTTCGTGTCTGACTTTCAGTTCCGTCAACCAAATAACCATGTGCCTCATAGTTTCGTAGGCGTCTGTCCCTTCCTTCTCTTCGAGAAGGATATTGACGCCCTCGTCTACAAGAGCCTCGATTGTCTCCTTCTCGGGTTCCCAAAATCTCCTCTCGCGGATCCGCTCCAGGAAAGGGTGCATTCGAGTTCTCGCCGGTATTCTCTTGTCCATTCGCTCTCCTCCGTTATAAGCGGCCCTGGGCCTTCTCCCTTGTCCTATCCCTCCGAAGGGTCTAAAAGCCGCTCTATCGCCGCTCTAGGCCGCCAAATTGCCCGATTTTCGCCTACCATCCCTGCTGGATGTCCTCCAGGATGCCCTCAAGCTCCTTTTGCAGGGTGTAGGTCTCCAGCTCCTCGTCCAGTCCCAGAATCTCCCTCATTCGATATGTACTCCCGTACATCGCTCGCATCTCTCCAGGTCTGCCGTCGTCGTAGGAGGGAGTCAAGTTCATTCCGCTGATCCGAAGGATCATCTCGAAGAGACCGTTGATGGTGGTCTCCACGGCCGTAGCCATATTGATGATTGTCCCTCCTGCCTCCTCCACCGTTCCTGCTCGAAGGATACCTTCTGCAACCAGAGGGAGAGGGACGAAGTCTCTGCTCTGGCCTCCGTCTCCGTTTATCGTAGGCGGAATGCCTCCCTCGACCATCCGCAGGAAGGCAGGGACGACCGCGCTGTAAGCTCCTCCGTCTCGCTGTCCTCTCCCCACGACGTTGAAGGGTCGAACGATAGAGCACGAGACGTTCCCTCTGAGATGGGCAGAAAGAGCAAGGACCTCAGCGATGTATTTATGCATCGGGTAGTGGAACTGCTGAGCAGGGTCGATCCACTCCGATTCCATTGCCGGCTCTTCGTCGTTCGCTCTGTCCTTGTACAAAGCACAAGTGGAGACAAAGACGACCCGTCTTGGAGCCATAACCTCGCAGGCCTCGATGATCTTTCGTGTCCCTTCCACATTTACGATAAAGGACTGAGCCTGAGAGATTTCACAGAGAGGCACGGAAGGAATAGCCGCAAGATGATAAACCGTATCGCATCCGCTTATCGCCTTTACGATGTCGCCTTCTACCAAGACAGAGCCTTCCACGATGTCGAGGTCTCCTTCTCCCTGGAGGTCGTTTGTCTTTCTGAGGTTCCCGGTCGAGAAGTCGTCGAGGACGCTGACCCTGATCCCCTTTTCGAGAAGGGCCTTCGTCAGAGCCCTTCCTATGAATCCACCGCCTCCAGTAACGCAGGCTTGCCTCACCTTTAGTTCGTTTTTGAAGCTCATTTCTTCACGACCCTCCTTCTGACAACCTTCTTCGGTTGATCTTCTGTTTTCTTCACCACTCGTCTCCTTACGACCTTCTTCGGTTCGCCTTGCTTCTTAGCCACCCGTCTCTTGCGGATGTTAGACTTCCACCAGAGGCGATGGTGAGGATTGATGTCGATGTCCTTCTCTTGATTTATGCCGCCGTAGGACGACTCTCCAGAATCGTATATGATGTGCCCGTCCATTACTCTGTTGACTCGACCTGATGCAGAGATGAAGCCTCTCTCTCCTTCGTACTCGAAGCAGAGCACGATCCAGTCTCCTACTCTTACGCAGGAGAGGTCCTTTATGACTTTGAACCCCTTCGACTTGAGATAGGCGGCGCACTTCTTCATTCTTTCGTAGGAGACCTTCTCTCTGTATTCGAAGTCGTTTGGTCGTGCTGCAAAGTCCGGAGGGTAGGGAAAGAGTTTGTCAGTGTTGATGAATTTACTCATTGGCTAGAACCTCGTAGAGCAGAACTCCAGCTTGCTCTAACATCTCCTTGGAGAGCGGGTCGTCGTAAGACTTTGTGAAGTAGATTCGCTTAACGCCTGCGTTGATTATCATCTTCGCACAAATGACGCAAGGAAAAGTCGTGCAGTAAAGGTCCGCTCCGTTGATAGAGGTCCCGTGTTTCGCCGCCTGGATGATGGCATTCTGCTCAGCGTGGAGCCCTCTGCAAAGTTCGTGCCTCTGCCCAGACGGAACATTCTGCTGAACTCTTATGCAACCAACCTCCGAGCAATGAGGAAGTCCGCTCGGAGGTCCATTGTACCCAGTCGCCAAGATGTTCTTCTCTCTTACAAGAACTGCCCCGACTGCTCGTGATAGACAGGCGGAGCGTTTCGAAGCCTGGAAAGCGAACCCAATGAAGTAAGCATCCCATTTGGGTCTAACAATTTTTCGTCTGCGTTCCGTCATGATAGCTCTAACCTCCCCTGGAGATGAAGCCAAAGGACCTTCTCCAGTTTCCTCCTCAAGCGACTCTTACGAATGACGACTGCCTTCCCGTTAAAGAAGGGCTCCCAGTTCCCTCCCCACTTTCCAGCAGCGAACCTTCCTCCCTTATCAGCAGCGGCCAGAGCAAGGAGTTGCCTTCCAAATCTCCTTATCTCTCTGGCGAGTGGAGCGAGAACCTTTCGCAGTCCCTTGAATACTTCAGTCACTGCTTCGGCGAATTGCCTCATGGCCGCTATGGCCTGTTCGTTATTCATTCGTGTTCCTCCTTCTGGAAGGAATAAAAGAACAAGAGACAAGGAAGGCCCCGGAGAACCGGGGCCGACCAAAATTCGTAGAGGTTACTGGGCCCAGTATATATACTGGACCCATTGTAACCCTCTATGCTGGAATAACGAGCACCGACCAGTTTCCTTCCCCGTGAGGTTTGCAAGAGCAAATCCCGAAGTCGACGATAACCATCTCCACAAATCGTCTGTCCTTCCAGACCCTCACCTGGAGACCTCCTCGAACCTTCCGAGTCTCGTCGTGCTTCCTCTTATTCTCCTCCAGTTTGTCCTTCGGTCCGAAAGTAACGTAGACGTTCTCATTCTCTCTGGTGAGTCCGAGAGTTACGCAGAGGTCGGCTGCCTTCTTTCTCATCTCTCCAGTGGAAGGTGCATTCGGATCGGGTTTCACCGATTCCTTGACCTCTCTCCGAAGTCTCCCCGCCGTCTTGATTCTGATCTTTCGATTCGTCTTGAGGTTGATAGCGTCCCACCCGCCGTAGGGACTCTCTCGAAGCAACCTTACTTCCACCAGGTTCCCAGAGACCTTTGCAATGTACCTCTTTCCAATGCTCACTTCGTTCTTTCTCATCGTTCTAAGCTCCTCTCCGCCGTTCTAAGCGGCTTTATTGTTCCGCCCCTTGTTAGACCCTGCCTGAAGTCCCCAGGCCTCTCTCTCGCCTTCTACCTCCGCAGGAGTGGCAAACGATTTCCTCTCCAGGGAGGACATTCTTGGAAGTCCCATGGATTTCATCTGCTTCCGGAGTCTAACCTGGAACCGGTAGTCATTTCGTAACCGGTCGAGGTCTCTCCCGCTTGCCTCGAGGATGATTTCCATGGGAGTTCCTTTTGCCGCTTTGGTTTTCATTCGATCAACCCCTTTTCATTCCAGACGTAACCGCTGTTAGGCCGCCCTGCCAAGCCGTTCTCCTCTAACCATTCGTTGGCCTTCTTCTCAGCGTCGTCTTTATCGTCTGCGATGATCGTAACCCTGTTCGGGTAGTCTACCACCACCGGACCCCAAGGAGTCTTTGTGAGCTGGACAAAGTTGCTGTGCTCTTTATCCTTCACGATCCGAGTAGGCTTGTAACCGTAAACCAGAATCTGAGCATGCTGATCGTATCGAAGATTCGAAGCGACTTTCCCGTTCGGGAACTTCTTGTCGGCTCCTCTTTTCCAGACCCACTCTTCAAACCTTATCTGGTAGACCATCCCTGCCTCGTCGAGAGCCTTCGTAACCTCGTCGACCATTCCGTAGACTCTGGAGGCTCCGTCCTTCAGGCCTTCTTCGATTTTCTCCTGATCCTTCTCGTAGCGAGGATAGCAACTGCCTGCATAGATTCTAACCGCCACCTGAGCGGCCATCGTCTCGTGCTCCGGCGTCCAGTTGCTTCCGGCTGAGACATTATCTCCAGAGGAGTTGACTTTGATGACCTTGATCCCTTTAGTGTATACCCTGTGCCACTTGCTTCCGCTTTGGGTATGCTTCGGAAGTCCTAAAGGCTTGACTGCCTTCATTACATCCTCTCGCAATGTTCTCATAGTTGCAAGATGATGGATTTTCGTTTTGAGTGCCGCTCTCCTACGGATGGAGGCCTCCGCGTTCTTCTTCGCAGTCTTGTCGATCTTCTCCTGCTCTTTCGAGGTGATAGCTTCTCCAAGTTCGAAGAGGAGGTCGTTGACGCGCTCGTCTCCTCCCAGGAAGTCTGCAATTGCTTTCCTTCCTACCTCTGAAATTTGAATGTAATTGTCGCTCTCCTTCTTCCAGTCTGCATGAAAGGTATCGTTTCCGATAGCCAGAAGGGTCTTGATTGCTTCGATTGCCGCTGCTCTTTCGTTATTCTCGATTGACATTGTCGTGCTCCTCTCTTAAATGTTTGTTAGATGCCCATCCGTTTTTCGATCTCTTTATCGCTGATGACCTCGCCGTCGTCATCCGTATAGAAGTCATCGCCCTCAAGAACCGTAATACCGTCTATGGCCTCCATTACGAACCGAATACTCTCTGTCCTCGGTGTGATCTTCTCCAGGTCCTTTACCTTCAAGACGTTTATCACAATCTCGAAGTTAGGAGTCGCTTTGACCTCATCGTCGTAAGCTTGAGTGAGAGTAAGTTTGTAGACGCCTTTCACCATCGGGTCAAACTCCACTTTGGTGATCTCTGTTTCCTCGTCTCCGTAGTTGTCTTTCACGAGAAGGGCTCCCGCCAGCAGCTTCTCCTCTTCACCGTCTACAGACGCTTTATGGATCCGCCCGCGCTCCTTACTCATAAGTTCGGCCGGCTCGTTATCGACCGCCCTCAGCTCCAGGTAGTATTTGTTCTGAAGGCTCCCTCCGTCTACGTAGTCGCTGATGTCGTATCCGTCCTCTTCGATTTTCCTTTCGATGTCGTTGGTAACATCCAGAACGAAGAAGGAAGTTCGGAAAGGATCGGACGAGAGTTTGAAGGCCTCCTCATAGAAGAAGGAGAAAGAAGGCTCCTCTGGTTCCTCGTTATGATCGAGAGCGTCCTTCTCGTCGTCCAGTCTGTCCTCAACCTCTCCGAAGAAGGGCTGGAGGGTTAGACCTTTGATCGGGCGATAAGCGGTGTCCTCTCCCTCTATCTTCACCAGGATGGGAGGATCGAAGTCGGCGTCCTGCTCCCTTTGCATGAGCTTCTCGTGAATCTCGGAGATGGACATATGCTTCCTGTAGATGCCGTCTGTCCTTTCCACGAAGAAGGAGCCAGGAGCCTTTAGGACTGCGAAGCTCTGGATGTCGGAGGTCTCGTAGAAGTAATACCAGAGCCCGTCGTTATGAACCCTGAGAAGTTTCACCATCCGACCAGGCTCGTCGTCGAGAGTGTTGAGAAAGAAGATTCGATCGCCTTCCTTGATTCGATGATAAGGCTTCTGGGTTAGGTAGACCGTCTCGCCTCTAACGACCGCCTTCGCTGTCTCGTCGTTCCATTCCCAATCGCTCCCTTCGATCCCGACGCTTTCCTTCTCCACGATCTCCACGAGCTTCTTAGCCATCCTCTCCAATTCGGTCGTGGAGAGTTCCCAACTTTCAGGGTCGAAGCTCATAACCTCTGCTACAGTCCGGAGGTTCCCGCGCTTCTCGAAGAAGGTAACCAGGATGGATCCGTCTTGGTTTCCTCTGTCGTCCTCTCCTCTTCGAACTTCTCCCTCTACGTTCGGGATAAGTCGGATGAAGTCCAGAGTCCTGGAGAAGGTCCTGCCGTCGTCTCTCTTAGCCCTGATGGTTCGTTTGATGATTCTCATTTGCTTTCTCCTTCCTGGTTGGAAAGTTCTTCGAGCATAGCCTGGATGGCGGGATAGATTCTCTCGTAACGCTTCTGGAGTTCCTGGCACTTTTCGATTCCGGCTTTTATCTCTATCGCCTCGTCTGGAGTGTTGCTGTACCAGAGCTGATCTGCTCCCATTCCGCTTTCCAGTTTCTTCATTGCGTCTGCTGCGTTCTCACTCTGTCGTTTCATTCGAGTCTCGACCGACTCGTGAGTGGTCTTGTAGGCAGAAGTGATTTCGTAAAGCTCTTGCATCATGAAGTTGTAAACTGGATGAGCTTTCGCCTTCTCGTAAATGGTTCCAGTAAAGATTGCAAAGCAGTCGTGTGAGTCGAGGACCTTCTTCGGATCCATAACGACTTTCTTCTCTGTTCCCTTCGCCGCTGTTTCTTTCTTGGTGCTCTTAGCCATTGTCTTGCTCCTCTCTTGAATGTTTAGAAGTTAACCAGAATGCAGTTCTCGTTTCCGACTCTATCACAGAAGGTAACGGTCGCCGTTACGATCTTATTGTTCGCATACCACTCGCTATGGACGCTGTAAGGGAAACCGTCGATGGTTCCTTCGTCGGTTTGCGGTACGCACTCTTCGATTTCCCAGTGGTCTGCGTAGTTCATTCTGTCCTGGTTGATGATGTCCCTCATCTTCAGTTCGTGAAGTTCCTCCGGCTTTACGATCTCGTGACGAAGTAGAAGGGCGATTGCCTTGGTTGCCTTCCAGCTCATTACCTTGTCCGTCTTGCGTGCTCTCAGTTCCTTCATCTCGTAGCTCCTTTCGTTCCGTTTTGTTGTTCCGTTTTCCTTGGTCTCTCAATGAACTTTGGACATTATAAGGAATAGAGTCGCCCCTGTACACCAAAATCTTCATGTTTCTCAAAAAAAATTCGTCACTAAAAGCGATACGATTTCAGATAGTTACAGCATAATCCTAAAAACAGATAACCAAAAAAATTTGCAACTGTCTAAATAACTTGTTTTTCAGACGCCATTTTTTGCATGTTATTTTACCTTGCTCAAAAAATGGGCAAAATCCGTTTCTCTTCAGATAACATGAAAACTAGAAAGTTGTGGAGGTCTAAATGCGGAGGGACCTCCCGGGGAGTTTTCAGGCCGTACCTCCCCGGGAGGTCGTAGAGCTTTATGGCCAACAGGGTTGCGGCGAGCCAGAGGAGAGGAGCAACCTCTCAACCCTATCGAACCACGAGCGAGTAAATCGTAAGCAAAGGACTCTTCACATGTCCAGAGGGTTGTTCTTCTTGAACTCCTCGTGAGAGTCGAACGAGTTTGCGTAGACGACCGCCTCCATCGGAAGGGCTCCAAATATCAACGCCGTCTGGTAACGAATCATCCATTCGTATTCGTACTGCTGCTGTCGCTTCTCCGCAAGTTTCTTCTTTCTTGCAATGATGTTCTTGTTGAACTGAGGAGCGGCAGAAGGCATCGTCTCCATTTCCATCCTGGAGCCTCTTGCGATGACTCTTAGGAATGCAGGGACCTCCTTGTCGTCTCGTATCTGATCAAGAGCCACACAGACAAGGAAGGTAGGAGAGAGACGAATGTCTGGAATAGGCTCGTCAGCCGTAGGAGGTCCAGCCTTCCCTCTCACCTTATCAACTTCATCTCTCCCTTGCGTAAAGAACTCCAGAAGGAAGGGAACAGGATTCGGGCATATTCCCTTTGACTCCTCTGGAACATGAGGCCTGCGAGCAAGCTCGAAGTTCTGGAAGTACACCTCGTACCAGTTAGTTGGTTTGCTGTGTTGTCTATCCGAGGTCAACTGTCCTCTCCCTTCTCGATTTTCTTTTCGTCCTCCTTCTTCGCCTCCTCGTCGGCCTTACCTTTGATCAGGTCAGAGGCGATCTGAGCGAGCCATTCGTACGGCTCCTCTCTCCCCTTCCACGGAAGGCTCATCCCGAGAGGAAGGAGGCGATGATGGGCCATCGATCCAAAAACGCATTCCAGCATCTCGCCTGCAACCTTTACGACCTCCAGCTCTGCAAGCTCCTCTTTCGTCTTTCCCTGCCAGAGTTCCCATTTGGTCATATCGGGAGTGTAGGAAGGTCCGTCAAGCCATCCGTGAACAATTCCGACGAGAGTCGAGGAGAACGTCGTCGCAAGAGCCTTCCGAAGTTCCTCAGGGTCCATCCCTTGATGTGCCTCGACTCCTTTCACAAGTTCTGCAAGGCCATCTGCAAGAGCCTTCTGGTTGATCTTATCGGGCCCTTCGAGTTCAAGCTTCTCGAGCCAGTCGATTAGCTTCCCAAGGGTCTGTATTGCCTTTAGCATCCTTCTTTCCTCCGTATCGCCCGTTCTGGGCTCCTATATCGCCCATAGAGCGGCGATCTGTCTATTGGATAGGGTCTAACCCCTTTTAACTCTCCGACTCCTTTTAGCGGCCTTCCTGACCGTATCCCAGACTGCCACCATAACCATCGGGACTCTCCCTGCCTTCACCAGTTCCGAGAAGGCTGCTTTGAGACGTTCTACGTCGTCTTTACTCTTCAGCGAGAAGACACCATTGTAACCGACTCCCTCTCTTACCAGAGGAGGTCCTACATAGATGTTTCCCTTTCCTCCTGGAAGAGCGGAAAGGAAAGTCTTGAGGTCTGCAACCGATGATCCTGAGAACCGCATGGAGTCTATTCCGACGTGATTTGAGATGATAGGCTTGCGATTGTTCTTTACGACCCTTCTAGTCGCCATTGCCTTCCTCCTCTTCGTCGATCCAACTTGCCCCTTCCACCAAAGCCTCGCCAGCTGCCGCGACTTCATCGATAGCATCAAGAGCATGCGAAATGTCTTCAAATGTGACCTTTGCTCCGTCGCCTCCAGCCTCCTGGAGTTTCCTCTTGATTATCTCCATCGAATCCTGAAGTGAGGCGGAGTGCTCTCTATGCTTTGCAAGGAGCCCTTTTGCCATTCCGTAGAAGTCCGGAACGAACTCATAGACGACCGTTGAGATTCCGGAAGCCTGAGTCGCAAAGGTGATAGCCACAAGCTCGAATCTCCCAGGAGGGAGGTCTGCTCTTTTCTTCACCTCCACGAAATGGTTCACAACGTTCTTTGCGACAATCGCGAGAGGGTCATCCGTACTCTCTATGATCGTCGAGTTCTGAATGTTGTCCTTCTCGTAAGAGTCGAGCCCTTTTTTCGGAGCTGTAAGGACGACCTCGATCCCACTTGCATGAGCATGCCCGATAATCAGATTGATTAGGGCTGCATGCTCTGTAGCCTTCTCAGTCCTTTGCAGGGCCGTCTTTAGGAGATTTGTTCTCCCGCTTTTGTCCGGCATCTTTTGCCTCCTTCTTCTTGACGTTCTTTCCTTTGCCCGCCGTTAAGAGTCCCTTGCGATAGCGCCTGAGGTACGCCCAGCGCTTCCAGAAGGGAAGTTGCAGAATTGTAATAAGGTCCTCGTGCTTATTGACGAAGTCCTTTGTGATCTTCATTTCGCCTACGAGATGCGAGTTGAGGTTCTCAAGGTTCTCGATGCGCTGAAGGAGATGCTGCACGAAGAGTCTCACTCCGTACAGGTCTTTGTTCCTTGCCATCTTCTCCAGGAACTTCCCTGCCATCCTCTCTCGTTTCTGGTCGTCATCGATGTTGCAAATCTTGATCCATTCGGACGACCAGAAGGCAGTGATGAGCGCATCCTCGCTGTCTATAATGAAGGCCTTCGAAGGATCATCAAGAGCTTCCTTGACCTTCTTCTCGTCGTTGAACTTCTTTCCGATCATCTGGCGGATGTCTACGACCTTTCCGCGATTCTCTTTTCCATCGCCCTTCTTCTCAGTCATCCTTCCTCACCTTTCGAGTTCTACGAGCCTGAGGCTTCGGCGTTTTGCTGAATCCTTCGGCTACAACCTTTAACGCAATGCTTCGAGCCAAACTTCCTCTTCGCAGAGTCTTGTCTGGCCATATTCTGTTTTCCTCAAGGGCCTTGTCCACGACAAGGATGAGTTGATCCAAGTCACTCTGCGCGCTCATATCTTTATGACCTCCCGCTTTCCTGTCGTTAACTCCAGAAGAAGGGTCGAGACTATTAGTTCACCGTCTTTCACACTCCTGGTGAGAAAGCCGCCGACGTCTAAGTATCGCTTCGCCTTCTTTATCCTCAGGCCTTTGTACTTATCGATGTCTGTTCTAAGCGCAGATTCAAGGAAGGCAAGAGCAACTTGTTCGTCTAGGAAAATCAAGGCGCCTCCTTCCTCCCTGTGAGGTTTCTCATAACCGCGCTGGAGATAGAAGAAACCGTCTGGGAACCTTCCCATGACTTTCTTTGTAGTCTTATTCGCCTGCGAGAATCCTTCCCAAAAGCACTGGGCAAGATAGACTACACCTCCTACGAATCCTCGTTTCATTCGTCTGCTATCCCTCTGGCATATTGAAGGGCTCTGCGAAGGTCCTCGACTGCAATCTTCATGAGGTCGTTTCCGCGTTTCCCTCTCTGCCTGATTATGTATGAAGGATGATAAACCGTAAGCGATTTGAAGTACAGCAGTCTTGATCCCTTCTTCTGTCGCTTGATGATCCGCTTTTGTCGAAGGCCCCGCGCCTCCTTGATCATGCCCTTTCCCATAACGGCCTTTAGAGCAATCTCGCCTACATTGACCACCACCGATGGGTTCATAACTTCTATCGTTTGAAGGAGCCTATTGCGGCATGCCTTTATGTGCTTTACACTTGGAGGTTTGATTCGTCGGTTTTCGTCTCTCCCTGGAAAGCAGCAGACTGCATTTGTGATGAAGTAGTTATCCTCAATGCCTGCCTTCTTCATCCATCTGCGAAGCGCCATTCCAGACTTCCCAACAAAAGGCCTTCCTTGCTCATCCTCGTCTGGTCCGGGTCCCTCTCCTACAATCATAACTTCGCACGAGTCGAACTTCTCAGAGAACTCTCCAAGGACGAGGTTCTGTCTATCCTTACACAGACCGCATTCTGAGCATTCTCCCCATTCGTCTACAATCTCCTGCCATCTGTCTTTCGGGTTCCAGGTCCTAAAGTCTTTGTGAAACTTCCTGATGATTCTGTAAACGACAGACTTGATGTACCGCTCCGAAGAGTCTACGAGAGTGATGACCTTCCATCCTCTCGATTCCATGTCCCATCCTCTCTCCACTGCAAACTGATCAAAGATGCATACGATTCTAGGAACCGGAAAGAAGATGTCTCCGCGCCTACTCTCCCCTGGAATGTTCTCCCCAACAAAATAGTCTTTTCCCTCTTTCAGATAAGTATTCGAGAGGACGTCTCGAATTGTAGAGAGCACTTCGTGATCTCTTAGTCGTCCTCGCGTTCTAGCCTTTACTGCTCGCCGTTTAGTCAATTGCATTCTCCCCGAACCATTTGAATTTCGTATCTTTTGTAAGATCGTAACATCCGTAGTACTCAAGAAGGTCTAAAAGTTCAGCAGGCCTGAATCTGCTTCTAATGTAGACCACTGGTGCGTCATCTCGCATAGTAACAAGCTTGAGGCTACGAAGCGCATCGTCCCTTCCGTTTCGTAAAGCGTTTACTACAACCTTCTGGAGACCACTTCCCTCAAGCACTTCTTCGTTTCCGTTTAGAACAAACTGCTCGTATACGTCTGAATGATTCTCTATGAGGTCTGCAGCTCGTTTCTTTCCCATTCCCTTTACACCAGAGACATTATCTCCTACACATCCAACGAGGGATTGAAACCAGGGAAAGTGCTCTGGACCAAATCCCCACTTTGCTTTGTGCTCCTCTATTCCGAGGATCGATTCTCTAACCCTTCCCGAAGAGAACTTACGAAGGAGCTTTACACCTGGAGCAATAACCTGATGGAGGTCCCAGTCTGAAGAGACAACCATTATCGGTTTTGGAAGTCTCTTGCTGAGGGTAACCATTACGTCGTCTCCCTCGTGCTCAGGTGCGTAGGCTTGAGTGAACCCGGTGTACGGAAGGACCTTCATCAAGAGTCTCTTTTGAGCCTCATAACGATCTCGTTCCTCCCATGGATTGTCCCTTCTGTTCTGCTTGTAGGTAGGATCGATTGCTGTTCTTATTCCGTAGCCTCTATCCCAGCAAACGATGATCCTTCCTCCGAATCTTCTTCGCCATGATATCGCCGTGTCTAGGAAACCGTAAAGGCATCCTGTCTCAACTCTCCCTCTTTCCGATTCCCAGGAGAGTTCCTTATGTACTTCGTAACCGTAGCGAGCCACGAAAGAACCATCCAACAATATGGTTTCGACTTCAGACATAAATCACTTTCCATCCACTGCATCGCAGAGCTGTTCGCCAAGTTTGGTTATTCCGTAAACACCATGCTGAATCGTTTTCTTCGCGTACCCTCTCTTCGCAAGAGCGCGAAAGGCATTCTGGACAATGTTCTTGTCTATTTTCGTCATGCTTACAACCGGATCAGCCGTTGAACTCTTCAGGTCCCGAAGGGCCTTTAGAATAATGACCTGTCGTTTTGAGATAACGACTTCGTCGAGTCCTAACATAACCTTCAACATAGGATTCGACTTGACTTCCTCCTTCTTTGTTTTTCGCTTTCTTGTCATAGCGGCTCCACTGTTATGAGTGATTCCGGGTACGGCTTTGTAGTTCTCTGCAAGACCCTCTTCGTCTGGACTCTTAAATCGTTGACCGTCAGGTCTCCTTCTCTAACACAGTCCAGTTCCCATAACAGTTGCGCAATAATATAGGCATCTGCTATGTTGTCGCAGTTGTTTCCGTACTCCGCAAAGTTTATCCTCTCCCATCGCTTAGAGCAGGACATCACCATAGCGACCTTATTAGCTCCTGCCTTCCCAGCGCCGTAAAGTTTTATCGAACCAGGATCAAAGATGAAGAACGGGACATGGAGGTCTCGCAATAGCATTCTCAGCATTCCGACGAGTTCACCTGTCTGCATTGCAGAGGAGCCCTTCGCGTTGTAAGCGTATCCCTCCATTGCCGCAATATCAGGTTGCCATTCGAGAATAAGTTGCTTGAATGTCTTTCGAAGATAGAGAAGGCGTTCGAGCTTATAAGTGTCGTTGACCTTCCCATCTGGAGCAGGAACCATCAGAGCTTCCTTGTACGCCTTCAGGTCTGTCTTTGTGTCGACGAAATATCTAAAGTCGAGAAGATGTCCTGGAAGCGTTCTCGACTTCCCTCCTCCACTTCCTAGAAGGACGAGTGCAGAGTGATCAAGCGACTGATCGATTCCAAGCACTCTCCGCTCTTTCCCTTTCCGCTTTTTAACTCTCCTGCTTATGCCCATTCTGGCCTCGAATCTCCGTTCTCATCCATTACAACATAAAGGATGTCCTCGACTGCATCCCTGATCTCTGGAACATGCGAAATGACAAAGAGCCTATCAACTCCAATGTCCCTTCTGAACTTTCCGAGAAGGGTCGAAGTGACTGTCGCTCTGCTTACTTCATCAAGATGAATGAATGGCTCATCTAGGATAAAGAACTTCGCCGTCGTCCCAGAGCGTCGAGCCCTCAAGTCTGCAATTGCAATCCTAACCGCCAGGGAGATGATGACCTTGCCGCCTCCAGAGTCTCCGTAGAACTTTGTGACCTTCTCTCCCTCTGTGAACTCGAATTGGAGTTCGTCCTTCGTTGCGTTCTTTCTCTCCCTTTTACAATCCGGGCATTTCCCAGACTTTGAAGGAGACTCCCACTCGTACCCGCATGCAGGACATACAGGTTCCATCTTCTTCAGAACCTTAACCGGGGAAAGGTGAACTGTAAGTTCGGATCCAAGGCGAGAGAGATTTCTGCTGACCCTCTCCTCAATCTCCCCGAACATAGATTCCAACTCGTGAGACGGGATGCCGTCTTTCCCGAACATGTATCTTACAAAGCGGAGGTCCTTGACTTTCGTCTCCTGCCCTTCCGCCGCCTTCTCAAGTTTGGTTATCTTGCGAGACGCCTCCTCTGTTTTCCTTTTCCTTTCCTTGAGCGCCCCTATGCTCTCCTGGGTCTCGCTTACCTCTTTGTCTGCAGCATCAAGAGCCTTCTGACATTTGCTTTCGAGGTCCTCGTACTTAGTCCGCTTGCTCTCGTCTATCGCCTCCAGGTCAGCTTCGATCTTCTTCTGCCTGGCAAGGAGCCCTTCTCGCTTAGAGAGGTCAGGAGCCTTCACCCTACCATTCTGGGCGATTCTAGCCTCCAGGAGCGTCTTTTCTCGCTTCAGGCCTGATAACCCCTCTGCCTTCCTTTTCACCGCCTCTAACGCCGTTCTAGCGGCTTTTAGGGCGTCTCTAGCCTCCTTTTTCTGCTCCTCTACGGTCTCCTTGCCTATCCTATCGCATTTTTCGCTTAAAATCGGGCAAACCCCGCCCCTCTCCCCGGCTTCCGCCCAGGTCTGCAGGGAGGTCTCCAGTCTCCAGACTTCCTGCTGTGCTTCCTCCTTCTCCTTCTCAAAAGTCTCCAAGTCGACGAGACCTGCCTTGACCTTCTTCAGTCGCGCCTCGTCTTTCTTCTTTTGAGCCTTCGCAGAGGTGTAGGTGTTCTCCTTCTCCAGGAGAGTTTCCAAAGCGTCTGTAATGGTCTCCAGGTTAGATTCCAGAGAGGAGCGATCGTCTAACTTCGAGAGGAGGTTGCGGACCTTCTCCAGTTGCACGCTCGCCTTCTTCTGTCTGGCGGATGCAGTCTCCAGTTGAGCCTTCGCGCCTGTGAGAGCTTCCTGGAGTTGGTCCGCGTCCTCCAGCTGTTCTTCGAGTCCGTCTATATCATCGTAGGTCTCAAGCAGTTCCTTTTCGGCTACGGCTAAAAGCTCCGCCGCTGCATCCTCATAAACTTTCCATCTGTCTATCCCTGCCCACGACCTCATCTTGCGAGACTGCTCTGTCGGTCCGGCTTCCATGAAGGAATGAAGTTCATCAGGCCTGCAGAAGAAAATCGAATCGAAGTCCTTATCGTCTATCGCAAGAAGGATGTCAAGAGCCTCTTGCCCCTTCTTCTGTCCTGCCCCTTCAAAGTCACTGACTTCAAGATAACCCTTTCCATCGGCGTTCCTTCCTCTCTCGACCGTAAAATCCTTTCCGTTCGAGAGTGTTCCCTCGTACCGAACCCACATATGTTTTTCACCATTGGTGATCAGCTCTGTCTCTGTCCTCATTCGATGCTTACCGTACAGAGCGTAGCGGATAGATTCCAGAAGGAAGGATTTGCCTACGCGATTCGACTTCTCTTTGTTTAGAACGTGTCGCCCTGCAACTCCGATTGTTTTCCTTCCTCGAAAGTCAACTCGATGCTCTCCTCTGAAGGGTCCGAAGTTACAAACAACTATTGCATCAACCTGCATCACGACCTCCTCTCTCCAGAAGGTCGTAAGCTATCTTGAGAACCGTCTTTGCTCTAGGAGGCTTTGTCTCCTTTACGAAGTTCTTGACTGCTTCCTTTTCCCCGAGTGCTGGGTCCTGCCCTTCTATGCGAAGAGCTTTCCCCTTCACAATAACAGGCTTCACCTGTCTAACGAAACTCGCTTGCGGAAGGGCCTCCATTATCTCCTGGGCTTTGAGGTCCGGCAGAGTCTCTTCGTCTACCTTCACCTCAATGCTGACGATAGCTCCTCTCGGAGTCTCCTTCGCGAATCTAGCTATCATCTTTTCAAGACTCTCTTCGCGAAGGTCTCCCTGCAGTTTTATCAGAGGAGTCGGATTCGTAGGAATAAACTGAAAACCAGGAAAGAGTGACTTTGGTTTCCCTGTTCCCTTCTTCACTACACGACGCTTCACCATTACGATTTCCTCCTTGCCCTGGAGGTGTCTATAATGACGAATCCTTTGTCGTGCCCTATCTCTCCGAAGTCGTTGAAGTGAGGAGTCCCTAGAACCATTGTAGGCACCGGCTCCCTCTGGATGATTTGAGTCTTGTGTATATGACCGACTATGATTCCGTCGAGAGGCGACTCATCGCCTAGAACCCAATCGGGTAGAACGTAATCGTCTGGCTCGTACGGGATGTTCTTTCCAACTGTCGCGCCCTTTAGGTTGACATGACCAAAAAGGTAGATTGGTTGAAACCTCTCCTGAAGGTCGCAGCCGCGGAGACTTCCAAGCATTTGCTTTTCGTTTAGAACTCCGTCGAGCCAATCGCTCATACTCTTATGTTCGAAGGCTCCCTCTCTCGTCTTGACTTCTATTCGTGTAACCCACGGAACAAGAATGCAGAGTGCACTCTGTCTGATAGAAAAGACTTCAGGCCAGGACGAGACGTGGACTTTCTCAGGATCAAAGTTTGCAGCCTCCAGGACCTCAAGTGCCGACCGCCTTCCTGGTTGATGAACCTTCTCGTGATTCCCTTCCGTGACTATGTAATCGATCCCTGCTTCCGTCAACCTCGTGACCCATCTTAGAAACATGGAGATGAGGTCTGAGCTTGGTCTGTTTCCATCGAAGATGTCGCCAAGGTCTACAAGAGCGGAGACCTCCTCTTTGATGCAGCGATCGATGATTGCGTTATATACTCGACGAATCTCCTCTGTCCTGGAGAACATCCCCATAGACTTCCCGAGGTGACTATCTCCCTTTACTGCAAATCTCATTAGACCTCCAAGACCTTTGCGATCATTTTCTCCTCCCATGAAGAGAGAGGCTTTGTAAGAAGGTCTGTTGTCTTTTCCACCAATGCAATAACTCGTAGGGTGATAGAGCCGGCCTGAACCTGAGACGCCTTCCCCTTCAGGTTGTCGTCCACGAGAGTTTTGACAATGCTCTCCACCTTCTTTGCCGTCGCCTTATCTAAGCTGGCGTGCAGGATGACTTTATTCATCCCGTGGATTTGACTCTCGTTCATTCTGGCAACTTTCCTTCCAGGGTCATTTGGCGAAGTCTCTCCAGCATTCGCTTCGCCAAGCTTTCATCGTTTCTAAGGGCCATTCGTATGGCCTTCAGTCCCTTCTCCGCTCTCAGCTCTCCATCGTCGTCGAGTCTGAAGTTCTGGCCTTCTTTAACTATCAGACCCATGTGCTTGCATTCGTCTGCAAGTTCCCTTGCGTAGTCAAATCCGACTGGGTTCTCTCCCCCGTCTACAGAGATAGTGTAGAAGGTGAAGCCTTCATGACAGAATCCGACTTTGTTCTTAATGACGAACCCTTTATGCCCAGAGCCAACTTCTATCTTCTGTCCGCCTATATCCTCCTTGAGAGCAGTCGACTCCGTTATCCTAACCACCAGAGAGGAGTCGTACTTCAATCCTGTTCCTCCCTTGGTTTTCCATTTCGTGTACTCTTTAACGTATTGTCCGTCCTCGACGGTGGCATCCCTTCTCTCCTGGGCTATAACCACGAAGAGGATGTCGTTGACTCCGCAGATTGGAGTCAGTACGTCTAACCATCTGTTGTTGTACATCGCCCTCAGTGGATAGCCGCGCTTGATCGTTTCTTTCCCGAACTTCTCTATCTCCTCTTTCGGAGCGAGTTTGTTGATGGTATCGATGACAATAACGAGGTGTCTGTTCTTGTCTATCGTTCCAGCCGCCTTCCCTTTCTTGAAGTTCATGATGGCCTTGTTTATATTCGCGTAAGCCTCCTCGTATGTCTCCGGTCTGTAGAACGGAAGCCAGTTTGGAACGTTTAGCTTCATCCACCAATCTGGGTCGGTGGCATGCTCAGCGTCTACATAAAGCGGGATGTGCCCGTAGATTGCCGCAGAGGTAAGAAGGCCGGCTGCAAAGACAGACTTCCCCTCTCCAGACGGTCCATGAATAATCATAATCCGCCGACTCGGGGCTCCGCCTACTCTCGTCGCTCTATTGAATCCAGCAAAGAAGGTAGGCACAACCACAGTCGGCGGAACCTTGTTCAGCGGAGTAACCCGCACAAGGTCTTGAGTGACCGCCTTCATCTCGTCTATGAGCTTTCCAGAACCAGGAGCAGTGGGTCGATAAGGTTTAACGGGCGGAGCCTTTTTTTCGGCTTCCTTTTTTACGACCCTTCTTTTCTTTTTTGAGGTTCCCGCTTTTGTCGAGTCTGCCATGGAATTGTCCCTCATTCATCTTCTTATCTAGGATTTCGTTGAGGCCTCTTGCCGGTATGAACCTGATTCTGATTCGAGGATTGCTGTGCATGTATCTTTTGCAAAGTCCAGAATAGAATTGACCGGCAGGCTTGACTATCACCTCAAGCCTGCCGATCCGGTACAGATTCACGGAGTAACCATCTGCAAGCGCATCGAAAACCGACTCCAGGTAACGAGCGATGACCATCTCAACAACACCTTGACTGACTTTCATCTTGAGCTTTCCGATGGTCGCTTTCACCTGCTCTTTACGAGTTTTCATGCTAGATACCTTTCGTGATCTTCTTTGCGCTTATTCTACTCGGCGAAGGGGTCCTCGTCCTCGATGTACTCGAACTCCGCTCCGCAGTGCGGACAGTTGGTAGCGTCGTCGGGAGCCATCTCACCGCATTCCGGGCACGGGCTCTCACCAGCCTCCTCTTCGGTGGGTTCGGGTTCCGGTTTGGGCTCCTCTTTCTTCTTCGCAACTCGACGCTTCGGGGCCTTCTTCTCAGGTTCAGGTTCGGGCTCCTCTTTCTTCTTCGTCGTACGAGTCTTACGAGTCTTGGGAGCAGCCTTCTTTGCCGGAGCCTTCTTCGTTTCCTTCTTGCCTCCGACTTTCCGCTTCTCCTTCTTCTCCGGTTCCGCCTTCTCCTCTTTCTCCTCCGATTTCGGAGCGACGCTTCCGTCCTCAAAATCGGCGAAGAGGTCTCCGAAGTCAACCACGAAGGAGTCAATCACCGCCTCGTAGACTTCGTACGGATCAGAGGGAGCGACCAGACCCTCGATGTTCGGAGGATCATTCTCCATGATTGCAAGCATCTCTTCATCGACCTCGACCGAGGAGACGGAGGCACTGTACTTCTGCGAAGGAGCGGCCTTCTTGTCGTATTCCAGGCGGAAGCAGCAGGGATAGTCGAAGGGGTTTCCCTTGTCCCCGAGTTCCTCGATCCGCCCTTTGATTTCCTTCTTGAGCTTCTTGGCACAGTCCAGAGGCATGGGGCAGATTCCAGCCGTGTCGTTTTCCTGACCGGGTTCGACCCAGGCGACCAGATACTCGGTTTTCCATCCGAGGTTCTTCTGCCAGTCATAACCCTTTACGTTGATCACCTCGCCCTTGCACCGCTCATCCTTGTAGCGGCCGTCGCCGGCGATGAAAACGATCTCGTCATTATCGATGGTGTCGTCGTCTCGAAGGGCCTGTCGCGCTCTGCAAATCGGACAGAGGTCATCGTCCTTCTCGACATTCGGGCAGTTGAACACCTTGACCGCAATCTTGCCGTCGTCTCCAACGACCGGTACAAAGTGTTTCTTGCGCTTGTAGAAGATGCGCAATTCGGGGTGGAAGGCTCCCGTTGTCTTTCCTTCCTCCCGCCAGTCGACGATGTCCCCGCGACCCCGAGATTCGACGTCATCAAAGAACTCGTCAAGAGTAAGTTCGTTACGTGCCATTTGTGGTTCCTCCTTATCGGTCCCGAAGTATATCCTTCATGGCGCGAAGGGTTGCCTGTCGAGACTGCCACTGGTTCTTGAAGATTGCAAGGACCTCTCGCTGATTGCGAAGGTTGATCTTCTGTGTTCTGAGTTCCTGGTACGTCTCGGAGTTCTTCGAAAGCCAGGCCTCTTGCATCGCGATCGTAACCTGACCGGAGATTTGTCCTGCCTTCTTCATCTCACCGAGTGCCTCTTGTGCCTCCAGAGAAAGGTCAAGCATCGTAGCGTCATAATGAAGCTTGAACGACTCGTACTCCCTATTGGCTACCGCCCACAGATAACCGGCCTCAAGACCGTATCCCTCGACTGTATCCAGAGCGGATTGGATTTCGTCAAGGTTTGCTCTCTTTTCGTCGAGTTGTAACGCCTCCTTCAGTTTGTCGTACATGTTTGCAAAGTTGTCGCCAACGTAGGCCATCTCCTGGTCGATGATCTCGAACACAGGGAACTCTTGTGAAGCTCCCGTAGGTGCCCTTCCGGAGTCCGCCTTTCTATTGGTGACTTTCCTCTTTCCTGCAGTGGTCGTTTTCTTCTTTACGACCCTCCGTTTCTCCGCCATCGTTCTCTCCTCTCTTTGTTCCTTTAGGAATAAAAGCTCATCTGACTTTCTTCTTCAACTTCTTAGGTCCTGCATCCTCGCGCTTTGCCACCAGGGCGTAGGCTCTGCGGATGGTTGTCTTTTGCTGTTCGTTAAGGCTCCATGGGTTCTTTTTTAATGAGGCGATGCTCTCCACAAACTTATCAATAGCTGCCTTTGCACGTTCTCTCTTTTTGAGTCTACCCAGTTTACGAAGAAGGATGTCAACCTTTCGCTGTCTACGGGCCTGCTCATCAGCTTTGTACTGAATCCAGTCGTGTTCTGGAAATGCCTTCTCAAGAACTCTTAGCGTCGCCGGATAAACGAGATGATCCCAGTAGAAGTCTTGGTCGTATTCCATCTCGGGTTTCCATATTCCGGCGTAGATGGCAAACTGTCCTTTAACCTCTGGAGGAGCAAGAATCATCTCGCCAGTCTCAACATCCTCCTTCTCCTCCCAGAAGCTCTTTGGAGCCTTCTCTGGTTTAATCATTACGAACGGGACCTTCATGCCTACGAAGTATTCATAACCGTTATCCAGAATCCACTGGGCGACCTTAACATGGGGAGACTTCGCCGCGTAGTCTTTTATGTCCTTCTGAAGTCCCTTTGACTGAATGACAGAGTCCTCGTCTAACCCTAGATTGTAAACCTTTCTCTTCATTGCAAGAACAATCTCAAGAAGGTCCTCGGCTGTTGCATCCTTATCGCGAAGGCATTTGGTGCACACCTCTCGCTGAAGGTCTCTAGCAGGCTGGATAACATCAGATCGCATGATTTCCAGTCCTTTGATTTCGATAAAGTCAGACGCTTGTCCTTTATGGATTGACATAATACCTGCGTAGCGCTTCTTACGAACCATGAGGAGTCTCGAAAAGTAATCCTCGTATTCGAGCTCGATTGTCATCTTCTCAGGATCGGCATTACAGTTTGCAACATCCTCTCTGTATACATCATGGACATGGTCCATAAATTCAGGAATCTTATCAAGTGGAATCTTAATGAAAAGAGAGTCCGTGTCTCCGTATACAGGTTCGTAGCCGAACTTCTCTCTGGCTATTGCCATTGTCATCTTTGTGAAGTATTGTCCAGAGCGGGTGACGCTCTCTCCAACATCAGGATCATAAAAGCGAGACTGCGGGTTTGCAAGTTCACCGTAGAAGGAGAGACCAAGTCGTTTGTAACCGTAGGCAAGGCGATAGTACAAAAGGAACTTATCCGAACCAACCTTCTCCTCAGCCTGAAGGTTTGTGTACTTCTTGCGTCTCAAAAGAGTGTACTCAAACATCTGCGGGATGTATCCCTTTCGAATTTCAGGCTTCCAATAATATGTACCCTTACCTGGTACTAAGATGACGTCGTCCCATGATACAGTTCCAGCCTCTACAAGTCGCTCCATCTCTCCCTTGTTCCTAGCCACAAGAGTTTCTGGCGAGATGTTAAAGGTAATCATCATGGAAGGATAAAGCGACTTGAAGTCGAAGTTGCATACGTCCTCATGCATTCCGGTTGTAGGATCAAGGACGAAGGCTCCTGTGATCTTCTCCGACTCGTCTTTATCGGCCCATCTGTTTCGAGTCTTGAAGTGAACGCCTTCCCTGAATCCTTTTTTCAGAAGCAGGCCGTCGATCTTCGTCGAGATGTGGAAGTCTCTGGGCCAGCAGTTTCCGATTCTCTTGAAGGTATTATCCAGGGAGAGGTAAGCCGTAAACTCCTCAAGTTCGTAAATCAAGTCGACGTCTCGAATGTTGTAGACCCTTAACGTCTCCCTATCGTGCTCGAATAGCTCGTGAATCTTACGACCGTCGAGTGGGACCTTCCCTTTGTTCAGAACCTTCTCGCCGATACTCTGCAAGGCGTAGGATGTAGCCTGAGAACCTGCTCTCATGTGATAGCGCTTAAAAACGTTGAGCAGATCCGCTTGTGAAAAATGCGTCCATCTGATGGAGATTCCAAATCGCTTCATCCTCTCCAGAACCTGAGGAAGGTCGAAGTTGTATCCATTCCAAGTTACGGTTTGGTCATACTTCTCCATTAGGAACTTCAGACGCTTCAGCAGTTTTATCTCCGCCTGATCAGCCGCCTTGCACTCCTCTTTCTCCTCTGCTGTTCTATCTCTCCATCGTTTTGTATCAGCAGGAGGAAGTCTCGGGATGTCGAGAATCTCAAACCCGTCCTCCCAGATGGCCTTCTTTCCGTTCCAAGCCTTCCATGCGAAGGACACGATCCTATGTTTCCCTGGGTTCGTAAAAAGGTCTGAGAAACGATCGTCCGTTTCAATGTCGAAGTAGAACAACCACAAATCTTCTTCGAACTCCATATCCCATTCGCTTACGAATCGCTTTGGAGGTTCAAGGTCAGCCTCGTAGAGAGTTACGTTCGCCTGTCTCCTGAGTTCCCGCTCTATCTCCAGAGCAGGGGAGTTGCGAGTGTACTTCATTCGATTCTGACGATGATGGTTTGCAGCCGTTAAGTCGCAATAAGGGACTCGCTCTTTGGAAAGGTCTATGTAAATGCGATGCCACTTCTCTGGGAAGTTAGGATCGGGCTCGATTGATGTTACGATTCGACGCCCTCTCCATTTGGCCATTACTCGTTTGAACTCTCTCTTTTCAACATCCTTTGTCAATACGAAAATGTAGTATCTGTACGGGACCTCTTCGACTTCCTTCCTTCCGGTCTCTGGGTTCCGGTACAGCAGAAATATTTTATTGTTAACCGACCAGGCGTCTAGGTATCTTCTGTCCGGGTTCCAAGGCTTCGTGACCCCGGTAGGATCAAAGGAGACAAACTCTCTATCTACATCATGAACGATGTTCCTCTTATCTCCTACGTCCGTACCCATCGTCATATCGAAGGCAGCACCACCTACCCTGTGGAGATGCGCAGCATCATCTCTGACTGGAGTCTCCCCATTAGCCTTCTTTACGACTCGTCTGACTTTCTTCTTGGTCTCTTCAGACTTCTTGACAACTCTCCGTTTGACCACGTCTCTCCACCTTCCATGCCTTCTTTTCGCCGATTATCTCCCCTGTAACCAGGAAAGGGTCCAGATTCGCCCCGTATTCCTTCCAGAATAGCTCGTAGGCGGCATATATCCGCTTACAGGTCTCCTTACCCTCCCAATGCTCCTCCTCGCGCTTAAAACGGCGGAGAACGGTTTCAAGAGGTGTATTCATCCGATAGAGGGCCAGGAGCCCTCTCTTGTGAAGCTCTTTTAGGAGTTCGTTTGCATAGGCAAGATTGTAACGAGAACGATGGAACGCCCAGCCGTAAGTTATTACTGTAACGAACCCTCTATCTACAACGAAGTCAAATCCAGCCTCTGCCATTCTAAACATGTCGAGGTCTCTACGCTTCGTCGTGTAGTAGACCTCTCCATCGGTTAAACCGTCTTTGATGTCCTCCATCCCCTCATGAGGGATAAGAGGGAGCCCTTTCATCTGACTCCAGGCTTTCGCAAATGAACTCTTACCAGACTTGTCTGGACCTTCTATTACATGAATCATCCAACTTCCTCCAGGGCGGATTCGAATTGTCTGAGGTAGTCGTCCCACCTCGTGAACTTTCTAGCCACTGTGTACGGATGAGGGAGGGACACTCTCTTGATGTTCTCAAACTCAGTTCCTTGAAGAACTCTCTCCAGTTCCTCCGCCGTCCTCTTTCCAAAGACTAAAAGCCCAGAAGGTTGCTCAATTCTAAACTCCATTAGTAGTATCTTGCTGCAATTAGTGACTGCCGCTTCAGTTGGAAATGCATTCCCTTTTGTCGGACACTTCACCAAATTCGTAGAGTAGATATGACGACTGGTCAATCCAAGCTCATTGAACACTCGCCACATAATACGAGAGGAGCCACCTGGCTCAGCAATTGCCGCATAGTAAGGAATCAGAAAAGCTCCTCGGATGTCCGAGGAGCCTTTCAGGACAACCTGTCCTGGGTTTTGACCAATGACCGTTGGTCGCCCTCTAGCCTCTCTGTTTCGAATCCAACCAGGAAGGGACCGACGCCTTGCAGAGAGATGGCAGGAGGAGCATTGGCGAGCAACCTCGATTAGCCTCCCTCTCAGTCCGTCGATCCCTTCCCCGTTAGGATGCATGTTCTAACCCTCGAATCCGAAGAGAGCGTTGGTGCGATCCGGTCGCTTGATGGAGGTGTCGTAAGCCTTTGCGACTTCCTCCAACTCCTCGGGAGTTCTCGTCTCCGCAGAGACCATGAGCTTCGCCCCGGGAAGGATCGCCTCACCGCGGTAGAAAGCTGCCGTGCCTCTGGTGCAGTAGTCGTCGTCGAAAACGGTCGTTTCGCTCGCGTCCTTTCCAGGTCTCGGATGTCGTCCGCAGGGATAGTGGATCGCTGCACCGAACTGATGATTCAGTGCACGCTCTCCGCATACTCCTCGACGGTCGCAATTGGGACGAAGGAGAGGAGCAAAGACAGGGTGAACCTTCTCGACCATCTTTGCCATCTCCAGTCCCATTCCGCATAGCGGTTGATTCTCGCACTGCCGCCTCCCCAGGAAGGAGGAAAGGGCGAGGAGGGAGATGTTCATGTGAAGGTATGTGGATTTGCATTCGGGAGTCCACAGCCTGCAATCGTTCGGGCTCATCCCGAGGTCGAGTGCTCTGCCGTAGAGTTCCATGGCGTTCGAAACGTTCGCCGCAACCAGTTGCTTGATCTGCTCCAGGGCGCGAGCTTTGTCGTGATCTTCTCTCCCCTGGTGGAAGGCGATCATTCGATCGAACTCCGTAAGAGGAAGGAGCATGTCGTAATGACGGATGTCATTGTCCCCGGTGCACTGCTGCGAGAAGGTTACTCCCACCCGCTGCCTTACGGTCTGATGAGTGTCGATTCTGGAGATGCCCTTCATCGTAAAGGTGTAAGCGGGAATCTCCAGAGCGAGAGGAAGGGCACGACCGTTGACCGCCTCGATGATTGCGTCCTGACAGAACTGCAGGTCGGGGTCCCACGGAATCGGGTCGTCTGGGTCAAGGCCCCATGTCCCAACGATGAATCGATACATCGCTTTGTAAGGATCGTTTCGATAGTCAAAGAGTTCGACCGCCCAGGCCTTCCCTTTGTCAAGGACCTTTCCTCTTGGTTCTTCGCCCTGATGATTGATGTTCAGTTTCGGCATAAAGCTCTAGCCTCCTATTCGTTATGTTCGTTTTTGTAGCGAGTATCCACCTTGTCAGATTTCTGGTGGAATGCCGTGATCAGTTCGTATGGAGTCATCCCCCAAACGTTAGCTATCCCGAGGGTGAACTTCAAGCAGTCGATTAGCTCCTCAAGAATCCTCTCTCGACTTACTTCCTTTCCACCTCCTCGATGATGCTTCCAGTTGGTCTCCCTCAAGAGTTCCGTGAACTCGTCGATCCCGCACAGTACAAGCTCCTTGGTCCATCTCTGCCGCTCCTCTAACGACATATTATTGTAGTCAAAGAAATGGGCATTGAAGGCCGCCTGTCTCATGACCATCGCCCCGAAGTCAAACTTCGCCCTGGAGAACCTAACCACGTCGTGAATAAGGTCCCGATGTCTCCACGTAGAGAATCGACCAAGGAAGGAGATGAAAGGAGAAGGAGGGAAGTTCGAGAGGTCGTCAGAGATTCTAGCGTACGGGATCGTCGTGACCCCTCTCACGTCTCCGTCGAAGAGGTTTCCTGCCATTCCGACTGGAAGCTCCCCAGTGAACTCGTAGAAGTAGACTCCTTGACGCTTCTTGCATCTTACGTAAGGAACAGAAGGATCGGGAATGTACAAAAAGAAGTCCTCGTCTGGTTCGTTCTCAAGGGGAGGTCTCCCGCTCTTAACGACCGTAGCAGCCTCCATCTTGAGGCTACTTCTTTTCATGTTCTTCGCCGCTTCCTGGGCTCCTTCGTAGATACTCCAGAAGATGGGTGCAGGAAGGGTGGAGACGAGATGATCGAACTCCACCTCTTCGGTCCCTGCTCCCTTCCTGGTGTAGGTCAATGAGGTATCTTTGATTTGAGTGACTGTGCAGCCGTTCTTGATGGTTACCCTCTTCACGAGTTCCGTGACGAGTTCTCCAGGTTCCACTTCCAGAGTAGGGAGAATGTCTCTGTCTGTAGAGAGTTCAAGCGATCCCGTCTCAAGGTCCTTTGTGAAGTCCGTCTTTGGGTATCGATCGTGGGTAATCATTTTCTTGAGCCTGATCTTGTTCCGTTCCTCCCTTCTCACCTGACTGGAGTGAAGGATGTCGCCGCCTACCAGGGAAAGGATCAGAACAGGCCGCTGCACAATAGGCAGGGAGAGGTCCTCAAGCAGGTTCCTATTTTCTGGAGTATCGTGAAGGACGATGACCCCAGAGAAGTTGCTGTCTCCAAAGACCCCACCTGCGCTGCTGGTGATGACGGTGTACTCGGGGTTGTAGTAGGCAAAAATCAACCCCGAGAGTCCACCGCCTATTATGTATCGTTTACCGCTCATGAGAACCTTCGTCGACTTAAAGTTTGCTGAGGTAAGCAGCCACGATCTCACCGGTGACGTCAGCCGGAGTATTCCGCTTGGTCATGATCCCGATGGTACCGATGTGCATGGCCTTCCGCTGATCCTCATCGTAGTAGTCCACGTGTTTGTCGAACTTCTTGAGCAGCCGAGCTTCCTTGGGCAGAGCCATGAAGCCGACTCGACCGGAAGCGAAGAGGGAGCAGACGCGCTGGTTGTCAACCCAGTAGGAGACGAACGCTTTCGTCGGACGCCCGTCGACTTCCTTCTCGCCGTACTTCTCGACCAGGGCTCCTTCGACGGCTTCCATGATCGGAACGATCTTCTCGCGCTTGGTCCAGTCTCCGCCCGTCTGAGCGGCTTTCTTCTTCGCGGGAGCCTTCCCCTTGGGCTCTGCGGGTTTGCCGCTCTTTGCCGCCTTCTTGGCCGTCTTGGAGGCCTTCTTGGCGGGAGCCTTCTTCGCCGGCTCTTTCTTGGCGGTGGCCTTCTTCGCCGGAGCCTTCTTGGTGGTTTTCTTCGGGGCTGCCTTCTTCGCCGTTTTCTTGCTGGTCACCTTCTCCTCGCTTTCCTGTTTCGGGGCGGCTTTCTTTGCCGCGGTTTTCGTTTTGCCTTTCCCCTTCCCTTCCAGGTCGGAGAGGTCTTTGTCGATATCGTCGAGAGTCTTGTCCAGGTCGTCGCCCTTTTCCTTCTCCTCAGGCTCCTCGTCGTCTGCCGCAAAGCTCGATAAGCACCAAGGGCAGTAATCGAATGCTTCCGGTGCGAGATTTCCGCAATCGTTACAAACGACGTCCTCTTCGCCTTTGGCCATTTTCTCACGGACCTTTTTTTCGATCTCGTCTCTGAGAACCGGAACGGGAAGTCCACTCCCCTTGATACCGAGTTTTGCTGCCGCCTTTTCCAGGTCCTTTTGTCCTAACTTCTTCATCGTTCCTTTTCCTCCGTTTTCTGACTCAGGGTTACTCCCCGACAGTCGTTTGGTGTTCCTGTCAGAATAAAAGCTCATGAAACGATTGAGGGCTCCTCCTCAAGACCATCCTGCAATCGCTCCATAAATATCCTGACAGTTTCTCTTGCGTTCTTCAGAGAGATGTTACAGAACTGCGAGAGCCCCTTTGTCATCTCTGCTTTCGTAGCTCCTATGTAAAGATGAGTTAGAAGGAACATAGACGCCCTCTCGTTGTCCCTTCTAAAGTGCTGCATCAATTCGTTAAAGGTGGCCTCCTTCTCTGCCACCCTTCTCGCTTCCTCTGCAGGGTCATAGGCATCATCAATCCTCATCCCTATAGCTCTCATATAAATCGGGTCTCCAAACTCTCCTACATCGAACTCTGGTTCAGAACCAGCAAGCAAGAGTCTATCCCACTTGTTAACGTGATGCCTCATGTATCCTCTGATGTAGTGCTTTACAACTGAGATGATTTTCATCTTTGGGACTCCCTTGCTCTCCTTGCACTTTAGTGAATGAGCAATAAAGTCCTGAGGGAGTCTATGTCGCTTTCCGCATTGACATACCCAGCGATACTTTTCGACTGCAAGGAAGGCTCCGTAAATACCCTCTGCAACGAGGTCCTCAAGAGGTATCCTCGTTTCGTATCGCTTTGCAAGTTTTGTAGAGTAGGCATTGAGCCTTGTAAATAGTTCCTCGTTCCCCCACATTTTACCTGTCGTCCAGTAGGAGAGTTGAGACTTCATAAGAAGTCGCTGAAGTCTCTCGTCTCTATCCCCTCTCCTTGTTTTCCTTTGCCGCACTTGTTTCATTCTCCGACCTCCTCTCCATCGCTCCTACCGTAGATGCCCATCTCGTAGAGGAAGTCAGATGGAGAAGCCGGTCGACCCTTCGAATCCTCTCTGGTTGTAAGGAACCAAAGACGGTTCTTTGCTCGTGTTAAGGCTACGTACATTAGTCGCCGCTCCTCCTCGATTCCATTTTCCTCCTGGAGTGCCCTGAAGTGAGGGAACAGACCCATGTTGCATCCGGCTACGAAGACATTCGGGAACTCCAGGCCCTTAGAGCGATGGGCCGTCATAAGGACGACTCCCTTTGATTGGTTGAATACGTTCGAGCTCGCCGCTTCCGTCGCATACCGTAGGAACTCCTCAGGGGCGAAGGAGGCAAATGCTTGAGAGACTCCTTCGAGGGCCATAACGTTTTCAGCCTTCGAGTTATCGATCTCGTCGTCCTTGTATTTCTTTCCACTCTCCAGATGATTCAGGATAACTCCGCAGGCTCCCTGGATGAGTCTATCGACGCTGTGATTCTCCGTGCTGTTTAAGCTGAACTCCTTCACTCTATCGATTGTAGCCAAGAAGTCTCTACAACCTCTCCCGTATCGGCTATCGTTTACACTCTGTCGGATAACCTCCAGGAAGGAGATGCCTTGGCTTCTGGCCTTCCTCTCTGCCTGCTTTGCAAAGGCCCTTCCAAGACCTCTTCGCGGAAGGTTGTAGACATACTTTGCATATTCGTCATTCTCGTCTCCAGCTGCAAGGCCGACATAGGCGACCACCGCCCTGACCTCAAACCTCTTAAAGAAGCGAATGCCTCCAGCAACCGTATAAGGAATGCGCCTCCGGATGAGAGCGGTCTCCAGTCCAGCTGCATGAGCATTTGTCCTGTAGATGACTGCCGTGCTTCCATGATCGAGCTTCTCGTCTAAGATGATGTCCCCGATCCTCTCCGCCTCCTCCATCGGATCCATTGCGGTGATAACGATCGGGGCGTTCCCTTCAGACTTCCTAAAGGCATTGCATGTCTTTTCCAGCTGCCTCTTGTTGTGCTTGATGAGGACGTTCCCGAGGTCTACAACTTCGGGGACGCTTCTGTAGTTCGTAAGCATATCCGCCCGCCGTGCTCCCGGGTAGTGTTTCTCGTAGTCGATCATGTATTCCGGAACGGCTCCTCTGAATCGGTAGATACTCTGCCAGTCGTCTCCGACCAGAATGAGGTTTCGAGTTTTCTCCGATAGGATGGTTGCGATGTTGATTTGAGCCTTGTTGTTGTCCTGGGCCTCGTCTACGAATACCCAGTCATAAAGGGCCGTCATGCTTTTGCGGAACTCGCTGTTATTCGCCAAGAGCCAATAGAACTCGGAGAGGATGTCGTCGAGGTCTACAACCCCAAGCTGCTCCTTCGTCTCCTCGTACATCCTGTAGACTTCCGGAAGTTGTGGATGATCAAAGTGCTCGGCGATCTCCTTCTCGTCTCCAGGATAGACGAGGGAGTTCTTCAGATAGGAGATGGCTCCGATCATGTACTTGGGTTCGGCGTCCTCGACGTCTACTCCTTCTGAGTCGATCAGTTGATTCCATTTTCCCATCACCTCAGCTACGATCTTAATAGGAGCAGGGAAACCATTATCGCCGGTGGCTAGATTGTGCCATTTGCTTTTCTCACCGAACCAGTTTCTCAGCTGCCTGAGGAGAATGCTGTGGAAGGTCCCAACTGACATCTGACCGACCATACCTCTTGGGATGAATCGTCCCAACCTCTCTACGAGTTCGTCACCCGCCTTCTTCGTGAAGGTAGTAAGGAGAATTCGCCTCGGGTCGATTCCCTCCCTCTCAGCCTGGTGAGCAACCTTAGCGATCACCGTATGAGTCTTGCCGGCGCCTGCCCCTGCAACCACCACCAGCGGACCTTCCTTGTGCTCGATGACTTTCCGCTGTCCTTCGTTGAGTCCCTCCAGAATAGAGTCGAGGTCTCCTTTCTTCTCCTCTTTCGGTTTCTCTCCCTCCAGGGTAAGTTTGAAGTCACGATCGAAGCACCATCCGTTTTTACCGTAAATGAGGTAGTGGTTTCCGGCCCGACTTTCCTTTGGGGTAAAACGATCGGGATGAGAAGGAACAAAGGTTTGTCCTTTCTCTGGTTCGTTCTCGAATACGTTTGGCAGGAAGTCCTCGTACGTTGTGAAGTACAAGGTAAGTTCGTCGCCCTTATAAGGGACATTGAAGTGGAGAGTAACCTTGATGCGGCCGTTCTTCTCTCCCGTTTCGATTTCCTTCAGATTCCATTTCGTTTCCATTTGGCTCCTCCTTTAGAGATTCATGTATGCTCGCCATTGGCTATTCTAAAGGAAGTTAGGAGCCCCTGTCCATCTTTTTTTCTGTCAATAACTATTTGAAATATCATGCCTTTTTTCGCCTTTTTGCCTTACGCCTCAAAATAGGAGTCTGAAAGTTGTAATGCACCTTAACGCTAATAATAGAAGGCCTTTTGGCGTTTTTGATGCATTCTAAGAGAACATCGCCTTCGTCATCTTCTAATAACTTTGAAGGGTCCTTACCCTCTGGGAGTCTAGCGACAAGCAAAACAGACTCCCTTCCAATCTTCGTCTTTACCTCCTCGACAAAGCGATCTCCTCCACCGTCCCCATCTGGTACCAGAATCACAACAGGGTAGGATCGAATCAACTTTCGCTGAGCATCGAAGAGCTGATTTGTCTGAACTGCAAATGAGTCTCCCTCTATGCTCGTCCCTCTCGTAACAGACTCTATCGCCAAGGCGTCTGGAATACCCTCCGCAATAAAGCAACGGTCAAGACCTCTCCTCTGATCCCATCCAAAAAGAGTCTTGTCTGAGAGTCCCTTTCCCTTCGAGATTCTCACCCTATATTCTGGAGGACAGCGAATGATCGCCCTTCCGTAATATGCCATGACTCTTTCGTCTAAGGTTATCGGAAAGACGACGCGAGCCTGCTTGTCCTTCTCCGAAAATGTCCCAGGCCTTGCTCCCATAGCTCCGAACCTTTCAAGCTGCTCCTGGGTAACTCTCCGCCTCTCTACGATGTATCTCCAGAAGGGGTCTCCTTCTCGAATCTTAACAAGCGGCTTGAGGAGGTCTCCAACCTCCCCAGTCTCGATGATCTTCTTTTCAGCTGCCTTCTTCTTTCTCCTCTTGAACCTTGCGGCGATCTTCACTTCTGCAATGATGTCAGGGTCTGGGTTCTCTATCTCGAATAGAGCTACGATCTCCGCTTCTGCTTCCTCGTATCCTATCCCCTTCACATCTGCCCATAGTCCGATTGCATTTCCCTTGTACGGACAACCAAGGCAATTATGAATACCGTAAAATGGATTGTCTGGATTGTTGTTTATTGACCACGAAGGTTTATCTTCGTCATGATCTGGATGAGGACAGAAGGCAAAGAGTTCGTCGTCTCTTATCTCGTAATCGATTCCAAGAGCGTCAAGAAGCTCCTCTACATCTATGTTGTCTCGAACATACTCCCAATCGTACTCGCTCATCCGTTTAACTGCTCCCCCATCCCGGGTCTATTCGGGAAGTAGTCTGAGGCATAATCGCCGATGCGAAGGTAAGGAGCATCAAAGTCGTATGCAACGTAGTCGTTCCGTGCTCCGATCCTCTGTTTCAAAATCCAAACTTCAAGGATGTCTAACTCAACATCCGGATCGTAGTAAGCATCTCGATGGAGACCGAGGATGAGGTCTGATCTCTCCTCATAGGCTCCTGCGTTCTTCAGGTCTATCAACGATGGTCGCTGATCCTTCCTCTTTGCCGCCGACCTTCCTATCTGATGTAGGATGTTCATACAAACGCCGTGATGCTTCGCCATAGCTAAAAGTCTGTCGAGCGCTTTGGTTACCTCCTGCGGCGATATCTCCCCAAGGATCATCTCGAAGAGGTCTATGTAAACGGACCTGTACTCCCCTTGGGAAAGGTAACGATCAAGGGCGGACAGATTCATGTAAGAATCGTCGACGAATTTAATCGACGAATTCAGAAGCAAAGCCTGAGCGTGTCTCATAAGGAGTTGCTTCTGCTGCTTCGTCATCTCCGCCGTTCTCTTGATGATAAGTTCGATCGGTATTCCAGTCGCCCCTGCAAGACAGGTGTCAAAACATTTAATCGTTCCAGGTTCCTGAGGACAGACGAGAGTTGGAATCTCCCTCATTCTGTTCTCCATGATGAAGCGACCAGAGAGGGTTGACTTTCCAACCGAAGGACGAGAGGTTATCGTTGTGATTGTTCCTCTCCCCTGTCCCTCTGTGAGTTTGTCGTCGAGTTCTTTTAATCCGTAAGGGACGAAGGTCCCTCCTGGCTTGCATCTCTCCCTCAGTTCCTTCTTGTAACTTTCGAGGGCCTGCTCTCCAGTCAGGACTCCTTTGCCTCCCTCTCCTTTCGCAAGTTTCATTAGAACATCGGAGGCTATTGTGTAAAGCTCCGCCCTGTCCACGTTTGGATCCAGCGCCGCTTCCTGGAGGTTCTTTATGTCACCTGTAGCCAGTCTGTAACGAAGAGAGTCATCACGAAGCCTAGTCAAATGAAGGTCGATGTTCTTTGTTGTCTCTCCGTCCTCATAGAAGTCCTCAAGGGAGCTGATGTACTTCTCGCCTCCAAAGTCTCTCTTTCCGGCGAGCATGATGAAGGTCTCGTATTCGAAGCGACCTCCCTCTGCTGCTATCTTCTTGAGAACCGAGATGATGACCTTGTGTCTATCTGCCGTAAAGTCCGAAGGTCCGCATTGCTCGCAGACTGCCTTCATCATCTCCGGAGAGGACATAGCAGCCGCAAGAACGATCTGTTCGTTCTCTACGTTAAATTTCAAAACCGTTTTACTGCTCATCGATACCTCGCCTGCTCTGTCCTGGTATTATGATTGATTCGTAGTCAGAAAAGAGGTCGGACAGAGCAGCACCAAACGATTCCTTCTCGTCCTCCTCTCTAATGTTTCCAGTTACAATGGTCGAGAGTTTATCACTCCACCTCCGTCGGATAAGGTTATCGAGAAACCTCATCCCAACCTCATCTCCAAGAACCTTCCCGACATCGTCTATCATCATGAAGCGAGTCGACATAGCAAGTCGTCGCCCTTCATTCAGAAGCTCGTCCCTCCCAGGCCTTGCCAGTCTCTCTATCACTCCACCCTGAACAAATAACGGCTCCTCTCTCTGAGGTCCGCTTCTGGCTATCCATTCTCCAACAACTAATCTACCAACTGCGCAGGCGAGAGACGTCTTGCCAGTCCCTATCGGACCTCGCAGGAAAGCAGAACTGCCAGCATCCAACCAGGAGACAATGTCCTCCTCAATTGTGAGGAACCATTCGAGGGCCTTCATTCGAAGAGCATTCTCTTTTGTGTCGTCCCTATCCACCTCGAAGTCGGTAACCGGATTGAAGTCCAGAAAGCGGAGAGGGAAACCGCAGGAGCGATAGACTCGCCTCAGCACCTTTTCCTTAACGTCTACCATGCGCCTCTCTCCTGTCCGTCTTTATCGCTTCGCCTTCCGACCTTCCCAGACTTCTCTCGTCTGTAACATCCAAAGACGTATGCTTTCTTTGTATCAAAAACCAACCAGGCGTTCATATCACCCTGCATCCAACTCGACTTTTCCGAGGAGCCCCATTTGATCGCCCATTCGATGAAGGCCTTCAATCCTTCGCGGTCGAACGAATCTACACCAGAGGCAGGAAGTCTACTCTCGGCAAACTGCTTAACTCTCGCCGCCAAAGTGTTGAGCCTTCTCTTGTTCACCTGAAGGCTTGCGTCCTCGTAACCAAACGCCTCGACATATCCACTTGCGTAGAATCCAAGAAAGTTCGATGCTGTCCACTTGCCTAGTCCGCGACGCTTCCAGGACGAAAGCTCTGGACGCTTGCTCGGGTTAGCTATCAAAACCTTCGAAGGAATCCCGATTGCACTGTCCTTCCCGTCAAACTCTTCGTCGCCTAGTATGTCGACTGTCTTTGGTTCGTTTCCTTTTCTCGTTTTACTTCGTCCTGGTTTTGAGCTTGAAGAGCTAGAGTTGTTCTTGAGAGACTTAACCTGAAGACTATGATTTATCATAGTCTTCATATATAGCCGCGAGCGATACGAAGCAAAATGAACTACAAAACGACCTTGTCCCTCCTCGTGGAAGTTGACAAGGTCGTAGCGTTCTAACTCTTTCATGATCGAAGGGAGAGTACGAAGGTCGATATCGCATTTTGCAGCCATTATCTTCTGATGAATTGCTGCTTCGTCTCCCTTTGTTGATCTAACCAAAAACTCGTAGAGGCGGGCAGGAGCTTTCCCCCTGTGCGTCCTTATAGCTGATACGATTCTATGTAGAAGGTCCTCGTTCAATCTAATACCTCCACGTTGAATCTACGAGCAAGGACTTGCTTGACGTCTTGAAACCGACGTATTCGCCTGTCCCATGGGATGATGAACTTGGCATTTGCCTTCCCTTCATCGGGACGCTTGAACCTCCCGATGGCTTGTGTTAACATTCCGTAGTTGTCTGCTGCAACCGGGTTTAGAAGAAAACCACAGGAGAGCGGAGGGATGTCTATGCCTTCGATTAAAAACTGAAGAGTCGCTACAGCAGACTTCAAACGACCTTCTTTGAGGGCCTTCTTTGCCTCTCTAGTCTCCGAGTCTCCACCTCCCATCATAATCATAGGATCGAGTCCGAGTGATCTTAGCCTGTTTCTCCATTTGACGACTGTCTCTCTCCTTAATGCCAGAGCAAGGATGGTCTCGCCTTTGTTCGCTTCCTCTAGGATTTTGTCGGCGATTAGTTGGTTCCTCTCCTCGTCCTGATCCATATCGTCTATGAGTTCATTGTATCCTTTTGGCTTCTTATTCTGATCGTCTAGGAAGTCTCTTCGCTCCTTGAGGGAAGTTGCCAAAACGTCGTAGTCAATCTCGTCTATATCTCCCTGGTCGTAAAGGGTCTCAAAGTAGACGTCGTCAAAGTAGTCGAAGAAGTATTCAGTTGGAAGGAGCTGGACCGTAACAGGCATTGCCCTTCCTACCTCCTGCAAATCGTCATCTGTAATGTGAATGAGTTCCCTTCCAAATAGTTGCCAGATGAGGAAGGAGAGACCGTCTTTTCGAGTAGGAGTTGCAGTAGCAGTGAATCGATACTTAGCATCAAAGGCATCTATTAAATCGAAGAAGGTAGATGCCGGGGAGTGATGTCCCTCATCTAGTTCTATGCATCCGAACCTTCCGGACTTTATCATTTCGAGGTCTCGTATAAGAGAACGGACCATGCCAACAGTGAAGTCTGTGTACTTCCCTCTGGCAGTCGATTTGATCATCTTGCTTTTAGAAGTTCCTCCGATTGTTCCGATCTTCTCCAGAGGAAGTTGAAGCAGACGGCTGGCTTCGGCAACCGTCTGCTCCATGAGCAGAGAATTGTGAACGATGAATAGAGTCGGTTGCTGCAGATAGGCTGCAAGTTTGAGGAGGATGGTCGTCTTGCCCGAAGCGCAGACGGCATTGATGTACCCCTGCGTGTTTCTTATCCCGTTTCGAACACCAGAGGATTGGAAGGGATAAAGCACGTGGGTTGGGATAAACTTGAATGGAACCTTCCTGCTGCTTACGAATCGTTCGTCCTTGATCTTCCACGATATCCCATGTGCCTGTAGAGTCTCGAAGAGAACGTCGAAGGCTCCTCTCGGAACGCTTACCTCTCCGCGCCCTATCTTTATCGTAGAGACCGTACGCGGAACACCATGAGTCGAGAACCCCATTGACTGCTTTTTGAAGAAGGCTGGATTGCCTTTAACGAAGATGGCCTTTAGGTCATCAAGCAAGTCCCTGTCTACCTCCGTACGCGGCAGATAGATTCTATTGGATACTCGTAAATTCATGTGTCCTCTATTCGTAATAAGCAGCAACCAGATGGAGAATGCTCCACCTGGTTACAGACTAAAAGTTCAGGAGTTCAGCGAATGGGAACTGCCGCCCCTAGATGAGCGCCCCAACCAATATTCGTTCCCTTGCCTATCTCCAGGAAGGAGCCGACCTCGCTATCGTCTATGAGGACTCCACCGTCAATCCAAATCCGATACTTGTCCCTGGATCCGTGCTGAGGTCTCCATTCAAAATACATTCCAGCTTCTGCGTAGGGATTGACGCCAGCCCTTCCCTGGAAACCAAGATGAATTGGGTCGTACCATTTCCCCTCTCTCGGAAGGGTCGTCTCGATATAATCGACATTGGAGTTCTCCACAACTGCGGATCCGATTTCGTTTCCTTCCGAGTCTACCTCAGTCAGGAACATATAGGACGGTTTTATTGTGTCCTGACCTTCCACTCGTAGGACTCCTGCCTCGACCTTGAAGTGCTGGGTTAGAGTGTAAGAGACGCCAGGGCTCCCTCTTCCATCTGAGCTTCCACGATCTGCCAAAGAGTAGGGAAGGAGGCCTGGGAAGGCCAAAACGTTCTCTATCGCCATTTTAAGGCGTCCGTCGTCTAGGGAGAGGGAAAGGGTCTCTGGGCCAACGATCGGCGTTTCTACGGCGTTCTCCGGGCTCCTACGAGGCGAATTATAGGAAAACGAGACCTCTCCCATCCAATCTGCGGTCAATCCGTACTCTTTTACGAACTTCTGGAGCCCTTTCTTCGATTTTAGAGCCTCCTTGAACTTCCTCTCCATCTCCTTCGAGGATGTAAGGCTCGCCTGCAGGGTTCCGATCTTTTCGTTCTGAGTGAGAAGGGTCGCCCTCAGTTCGTCTGTTTCCTCCAGGGTACGGCGAAGAGACTCTGCCTCTGCCGTAACTTCCGCCCTCGACACTCCGAGGTAAATGCAAAGCGCAACCGCCGCAATAAGGGCGATCACAATTCCTATCTGCCATTTGACTGTCATTAGACTTCCTCCGCGTCTGGGTCCTCGTCGATTGGAGTCTCTGTCGCTTTCTCCAAGACTTCCGTTTCAACTTTGGCGTGACCGTTGAGTTGTCTCATTACTCTCTGTCGACTGATCTTTCTTACGATGTTAGTCGCGAGAGTGCTTCCTGCTCCTCCGAAGGCTACATGGAGCAATATGTCTGGTTTGAAATGCGCAGCCATGATTGTCCCTACGATCGTCAAGGCAAGTTGGATCCACTGCAACCAGTAAGCAGCGGAGGCTCGATCGAACATCCTCTTGATGAGGAGGTCCTTCTTTGCCAGTTCTATCTCGTAGGCAAACTTCTTCTGAATCTCCTCAGGCATTTCGTAGAGACCGTCGTAAAGAAGGCGAGCCTCATCTGCGCCAGAGATGAAGAAGAACAGGAAGCGCCTCCATCCATAGCGACGCTTCCTGATAGTCTGTACCTTGAACGATCGTGTCTTACGATCCATTTAGAACTCCGTGACTGAGAACTCCTCAGCGTTGAGCTCGGGATACAATTCCATCCATTCCTGGACTGCATCCGTTACGCACATGGCGATTGTCTGAATCCCCTCCTCGGTGGAAGCGAATTCGTGATCCTCCTGGTTGTCGATGAAGAAGGGCTCCAAGAGAATTGCCGAGCCGCCCTTGATTCCGTCGATGCAGGACCATCCGCGGTTTGCCGGTTTCAGTCTCTTAACGTAAGCCTTCGAGGTCGGAATCCTGTCGCGGAAGTTCTGAGCAATTGTCTTCGCCAGCCAGAAGGTTCTCTCGAAGGCATTGTACTGAATCTCGGTAAGGGAGTAATCGGCCTGGGCTCCTGCGTTAACATGACACGCCAGATAGAGGTCGGCTCCTACCCTGTTGGCGAAGTCGTGACGCTCTCCGTAGTTCCCGTCGAGTATTCCATCCGTGAGAGACTCGATGGAGAGATAAACCTTGTGCCCCATTCCTTCCAGGATGTCCTTGATTGCCGTTCCGTAGGCTTCGGTGAATGACACCTCCGTTCTCCCGAAGGCGAAGGCTCCTCTGTCGTTAGGCCTGTTGCGTTTGCCAATGTGCTGGACGTCTACGCATACGATCATTTCGCTTCCTCCTTTGATGTGGCTCGCCTTCTCCTTCTTTCCTTTGCCTGAACGAGAAGATTGTCGAGCGCAATATCCAATTCTTCGTCCTCTGTGGTTCTTACGATATCCTCCATCGCGGACGATAGCTTTCCAGACGGATCTATTTGAGATGCCATAACGCGAAGGTTCCTATTGAGCTTTGCAACCCCACCGTTGATCTGCATCCCCTTCATCATAACAAGAGTGACATCGTCTAGGCGATCGGTTATCTCCGCAAGCTCGCCTTTAACGCTTGCCTTGACTTTCTCCTCCTGCACCGGACAATGGTTAGCCAGGACAAGTTTAATCTCATCCTGGACCCTTCCTCGAAAGTGTTTTGCAATTGTAATTGATGCGACCACTACCGCCAACGCTGCTCCGATGGCTCCTAACCATGGAGCGGCTTCAGTTAGGAACGTTGTGACCGTAGTATGCTGAGCCGTTTGCGCTATCAATATGCACGTTGTAAATGTTGGGCCCAATTCTTTTCCTACCTTCCTTTACTGGTTGTTTTCTTTTAGCCGTTATAGGCGTCGATCGCATTTTTCGCAGAGGTGTAAGCTGCAATCTTTGCATCGATAACATCGAGCTCAGATGACTGCTTTCCTACGATAACTGCACGTTGAGCCTGAAGGCTGCTAATCGCTCCACCGAGAGCACTGTACTTTACCTGTACCGTGCTCTCACCGTTAAAGTTCGCTAGGGTATAGGTATCTTCATCCGCTTTTAACGAAACCGTTACTGCCATGATAATCTCCCTTATGATCCAGTGAAGGTTTGAAATTCGTTGTTGTCTGTAACGTTTGTGTTGATGTCTCCAAACTTCTTGAATCCAATTCCAACGTAACCGTTGAGTTTGAAGTCGTAGTTTGAATTTGCCCATCCGATGTTATCGTATAATGCTACATCGCCAACGTGGACTCCAAATCCTACATCGTCGTTGTACCATGCTTCACAGTCGGTGATTTTACTGTATTGACCGTCAATAAAGAATCCCTCTTCACCGTTCGATTGGGCGAGGCAATTTGAGCATGCCGATTTCTCTACAAGGTGGAATCCATCTGCATCGTTTCCGATTGCAATGCATCCTACATAACTATGACTACCGCCTCCGTAGTTTGCAAAGCCGTTTCCATCGTTACCTCTAGCGAGGCAAGCTGATGTTGTCGTCATATAACCATTTAGATAGAATCCACCGCTGCCGTTATTCTCTGCAATGCATGATGTAAAGGTGCAATCCGACGATGTTCCAGTATCTTGAAACCCGCGACCTACATTCTCTGATGCTTCGCAATTGGAAAAGGACATCGAGCCTTCATCCCAGGAGAAACCTGCTCCGTCGTTCTTGAATCCGAAGCAGTTTGCAAACTTCACTTTGTCGCTTAGATTTATGTTCCATCCTTGGTTTGTGCATCCGAAAGCTCCGCAACCGTCAAATGAAACATTATCGATTTGAGTAAGATAAAAACCGCTATATGATCCAGCTCCATTTCCTGCATTGTAAACAATGACGTTTGAGAATGATGCAGGCTTTCCATTTGTACTGGTTAGGGAACTGATGTTGACACCCTGTCCTACAGATTGATTTATAACTACATTAGAAACCGATATGCCGTTATCGCCTGCACTGATATTAAGTCCGGCTCCGCTTCTATTGTAATAAGAAGTTATATTTGATAGAGTACATGCGTAACATGAGTCTACATGAACTGCGCTTCCGTAATCGTAATACGAAGCAACTCCAGAGACGGAGAATCCTGCAGCAGAATGAAGATAGACTGCATCATCCCTTCCCCATCTTGACGAGATATTATTAACCGTGAAGCCTGATCCTGTTCCGTAGATGATGTTCTCGCATCGCTGTCCGCTTACATTTGAAACTGAATGACCACCTCCAAAAAATTCTGTTCCACCGCTTACAACTACAACCTGATTGCAATCCAATCCGACTACGTTATTCACTACGCAATTTTGACTATTTGATCCTAGACTAACTAAATGGTCAACCTGTTCACCGTGGATATTTTCAATAGTGCAATCAATTCCACCTACGAGATAAAGTCCGTAGGCACTTCCGTTCCTCCTCATAAAGAGGTTCGTAAACTTCCCACCGACTACATTAGCTCTAATATGACCGTGCTTCCCAGTAGCGGCGTAAGTTTGAAGGTTGTGGATTTCGACTCCGTGCTTTAGGATAGCGAAATAAACATCTGTATGAGAGCCTCCGAATGTTCTCCCCTGGACCTTGAGCTGCGTTTCACTAAGAACCTCACCGATGCGATACGGATCCATGCAGTCAGTATTGACGTAAGGCGTTCCAAATATATCAATTCCCATTGGAACTAGATAATCGCCCGCTTCAACTCCATCCGTTTGGAAAGTCGATCCAGACGATTGGAAAGTGTACTGATCGCCAACATAACATTGACCATCAGCTCCAGTTGTAACCTGAGGGATGTCAAAGATGTATTCTGAAGCGGATCCGTTTAAGAGTTTTGTTCCTATCCCGTCGCCGTAAATCATTACGTTTGAAGGAATGACGATCGGTCCGTTGTTTATTGTATATGAACCTGCTTTAATGTAGATTGAAACAGGTTGCTCATTTCCCTTCTGGGACTCAATAGCCGTTTTGATTTCTGAGGCTCCGTTGTAGTCTCCAAAGTTCGTTGAGCCGTTTCCTACTGTGATGACTTTCCTTCTGCGATAATTCCAAGCAATAGCCGGGACGATTCCTTCTTCTGGCATTTCCGAGAAGTTCGTCAGTTTGCCAGCGTGAGAAAGACGGACTGCGGTTGTGATGTTCTCATCCTTGAAAGCCATTACTTGCTTTGAAGAAGCTCCAGCCTCCTCGATCAAATGAGCCTTTAGAGATGAACCAGGAAAGACACCTGCTCCGAACTGTCCTTCATTTGGAGTGATGAACTTTCCGTCTCCATGAATGCCACCGATCCATGCGTTAGTCGAATAGTCATGAACTCCGATTTTTCCAAGTACGGCATCTCCAGAGGAAGTGGCTCGCGCAATGATCTTACTCCAGCCTGCCTTCTGCTTTGCCTTTACCGAATCGGGAGTGATGTCGGAGTGAGTGTACCTCTCCCCAGGTGTTCCGTATCCGTCTTGACGATGCTCTTGCTCCCACCAGTATTCGATGGGTTGATTGAAGTTCATAAGACCATCGCCATCGAGCATACTCACAGGGTCTTTGTAAATGTCCTTTCCAAGCGTCTCGATGTTTGCGGCGTTGTCTCCAAAGGAAAGGTCGAGGCGACGCTGAGCAGAAAGATCGTAGGAGGAAGGAGGATTGCCAGCCCCTCCACCTTCTACCTTTCCGAGAATGCAATAATCGCCGTCGAGCGAGAGGTCTGTGTTTCGTCTGCAAGTCGGTCCTGGAATGACAACCCAATAATCGTCTGGGTCTGTAGAAACGCTCAGACCTGCCGCTTGCTGTCCAAGGTCTCCTACGAAGCGCACCTTGTTCTTATTGTCGCCATCTGCATTCCAGTCCACGAGAACTTCCTTGAATGCGATAGCATGATTCGTAGAAACGGGTGAGTCAAGATAGACGATCGCCTGCCTCATAGCATGACTCTCTCCAGCCTCTGTCAAATCGGTGACTTCGAGAATCAGTTGACCTGTTCCAGAATCCCATTCAACATCGTCGGGATGCCCTACCTCTCCTGTGATATCGATCAGAGAGGTGTAAGCAGGCTGACCTGTGACTGGGTTCGTCTCCAGAGGCTGAAGGGCTCCTGGGTCTACGGGCGGGTCGTAGTACGGCATCTCGTTAGCCTTCAACCCTACCCAATACCAGATTCCATTTGCATTCGCGAAAGGAACCTTCCAAGAACCAAAAGCATCTAGGCTGTGATCGCCATCGGTGAGTTCCATTTCCTTCCCGTTCCCGTCGACTCCGTTGATCTCTCCAGGAGTATCAGGCCCGGTAGAATCCAGGAAACCAAAGGCATCGCTTTGTGAGGTATCTCCTACGATAGCTCCATCGCGAATCCCTTGTCCCTGGTAGAAGCGAGACGTGAAGCTGTAGACGACATCAGCGAGGTAATCGAGGAAGCGGTCTTTGAGGTCGCCCTTTCCCAACACCTTCTTGGTGTACGCGTTGATCTTCTTCCGTAATAGCATTCCAGTTCTCCTATTCGTTTATGTCTACCAGGGCCTTACGGCGTGGTACGTAATGCGCCTCTGTCCTGTAGAGTTCAACCTGTTCAAATCCTGTCGTTACACAAGGAACTATTATCGAGGGAGCAGCGTCGAAGTCTAACTGCGATGCGCTTTCTACTCCCGTCATAAGATGCTCCCCATTTAGAAAGCATCGCAACTCTCTATTGTAACCACCACCTGTAGCAACTATCCTTTGTTCGATGGCTAAGTTATTCGTGCACTCTTCAGAAACAGGAACATCGACATGTTCCAGGAAGGTAGTCGAAGATGGACCGCCTTCCTCATTATAGTGCCTCATCAAATCGATCCTTCTTTTCCCAGTTCTGCTTCCAAGGTCAAACCCTACTCTCAACTGGTAAGTATGCGTTATCGTTCCATCGCCGGTTCCGAAAGCTATTGCAGTCGATGTAGACTTCGGAATCAGAATATCGGAATGAAAATAAAAGTTGCTTTCGAACATCCGCTTGAGGTAGTCATAACCACCAACTGCAATTCCACCAGCTTGTAGAAGCGATCCACCGATTTGAACCATACCTTCGCCTGGATAAAACTCCACGAGGTCTCCACCTATCTCAAGCCATTGTCGTTGCCCAAGAAGGAACTCATCAAAGACTTCACAGAAGTACAGATTGAGCCTCTCGCTCATAGGTCTCATCAATCTTAGGATGAGCCGTAGAATCTCCACATCTGCATCTTCGATTTCAGGAGTCCACATGTAAAGGTCGCTCTGATACGGACCGTTTGCTTCGTCTCCCTCTCCCGTATCATATAAACCAGGATGAAGTTTGAACTCTCCACCTGCATGTCCATGATTAAAACTGATCGGGGTCTCTCCTAGAACGACTCTATTGAGAAACCAGTTGTAGATGACGACTTCGTCTCCGGTGATTATCCTGCAGGCGTTTTTGTATCCTACCTCTGTAAGCATCTGAGACCAAATCGTCGAGGCCGCTGCAACTAACTTCCTCATTCGCGGAATATCCAATGCCTCCATTACAGGAGCAAGGTCTGGAGTCCCTAACGCTACGAGCTTTCCGATTTGAGGGAGTATCTTTTTGGCCTCTCTTTCAGATACTGTCCCTGGACCAATGGAAAATGGAAGTTCGTCTATTTTCTCCTTCATAACATCAACTAGAGATTGTGCACCTCTTAGGTATCTTTGCAGGAAGGAGTCTCCATCGATTCTGTCATCCTCTCTTACAGCATCGATGATGTAGTCATAGAGTTCAGTGTTGGTATTTGTAACCACTCTGAAGGCGTCTGCCAGGGAGAACGATTCGCCAGAAGCCTCTACAGAAAGAGTGTACTCACCAAACGGGAGTGGAGGAATGAGAAGGGAGACGCGGTCATCGCCTTCTACAATAACTTGCATTGGGTAACGATCTTCGCCTATGATCCAAGACCCTGTAGCCGGAAGGTCGTTTCCGTATACCTTTACCCACGTTGGAGTGAGTTCCGTTACCTCGCTTGGTACTATTTGTGAAAAGCTCGCCATTCGCTTACTCCACTATCGTAACAGTAATTGTTCCAGGAACTGGGAGCGATCGAACTCCTAAAGAGACGTCTGCCGCAGGCTGGATAAGATTCACCTTTGTGATCTGTCGCCCTGTCTTAGCCTTCCATGCCTCTGCTGCTATTCTGTTTCGATCTACAAGACCTCCCCATTGCCATACGTACTGATCGCCTTCGTCGTTCTTCTTCGTAGGATTGAGAAGGCTTGTAATGAGGTCCGTAATCTCTCCTACGCTTCCACCGTCGACTTCGATCTCTACGTTTATCACCTCGGGGTCGAAATGCTCTGCTGCGAGCTGATGATTCGCAATAACCTTCTTTCCGTTTTCAGAATCCAACTGACCATTCAGGTTATCCTCCAACCAGGAGAGGAGTTCGTCTGGTACGGCATAGCCTCCAGGCCCGACTAAGATTGCCCCGATTGTCTTTGGTCCATATATCTCCTCGACCACTCTAACCCTTACGATCGGTTTTGTTCCCTCGTACTCTAAATCGACGAGGAGGCGGTCCAGAGTATCTGGGGAGGCTCCAGCCTGGGTCCCACGGAGTTTTGCTGCAGGAACGTTGATCTTGGCCGCCTCAAGGGCGGTCTCGTTCCCTCCTTCTTTGTCTTTCCAACCTTCCGCTGGCTGAGGGTTGTAAATGTTCTTGATAAACGGGACTGCATTTTTGTTCTCTGTAACAGTATCCTCAGAGACGTTTCCATTCATCGCGGCTCCTATACGATATGCCGCGGATCCGTTTTCCGTTCCTATCGGGAAGGTCCGTCCGTTCTCTCCGTCGCCGCACATAATAACTGCCTGATCATCGTCGTTGATCCGAACAGTAAAGTGTCGAGAGATAGAAGTGCTGGAGACGAAGTTATCTACCTCCGACCAGAGATGGACTCCTGTCCCTTCGTCTATGTAGAGCCTCAGCGATCCTTCGATGTAAGGAGTCCTTGCGAGAGTGACTGTCTGGAAGGGGAGACCCGTGCCGCTGAAGAGAGGGTCTTGCACAACCGACCTTCCTTGAATAGCCTCGAATTCAATGTACTGAGCACCGCTGTCGATTTCGTCCATATCGACCGTACCAGAATGAGGTGGCGTTCCAAGATAGGTTATTCTGTATCTTACAAAGAAGGCTTCGTCACTATCTCCTATGTTTGTTTTGTTCCACCTTCTCAATTCGTCCTCTGGGAGTGCCCATCTCAAAGTGTTCTCATCATCATCGAGGTCCCAGTCTGTTTCCGCTACAAGAGATAGAGGAAGCCATTCGCCGCCTACGAAGTAATCACGCTGAAGGACGGAAGGATCACCGGCTTGACCAAATCGTGCCGCGCTGATTATGTAGTTGTTTGATCCATCCCATTGCACTTCGACTTCCTCATAGACTCCAGTGAGTCTACACCTGACCCGTATAGTTAAACCGTCACATCGCTTTGTTCCAAGAAGGGAGGTGAGAACAAACTTCAAACCTGCTCCGTCGATCGTGACAGAGTTCGGATGATAGTTGTCGTAGTTCTTTGCGTAATACTCCCATGATCCGTAAATCGAATCACTAAGATCAGACATTTTAAGATAAAGCGAATCAAACATGTTTGTAGGATGTCCGAAGCAAATCCAGGTATTCAGTACGATGTCTGGGAACACCTCAAATGGGAATGCTCCTTCAAGGTTCCCTGTAGTCGTTCCGTCCGGGTCTACCCTGTAGCAGTACTCCACCCCGTTCCCAGCTCTGGCGAATACATTATCTTGCACTTCGTATTCTACAAATCCTCTGGAGCCTTCTTCTCCTTTCACAGCGAACATGGAGCCCTTGGGAACCATGTCTGCTATATTCTCGTAGAATATCTTTGTGAGTGTAGCGACTAGGCGAACCATTGCAGGACTATACGAATTCAGTCGAGTTGAGATGAGCTTCAGGTGTTCTTGAACCGACTCCCTCTCCTTTGCCGTTCCAAAGATGGCCTCCTCCGCTGAGATGTCTAACTCGCAAGAGAGAATATGATGAGCCAGGGTGAAGGCTCTAATGATTTGCACGTACGGTTCGTAGTCGCTTCGGTCTGTCAATTCGTCACAATGCTGCTCCAGACTTTCAAGCAGGTTTGTCAGAATCTCAGCGTAATAGAAACCAACGTATCTGAATTCGGGGATGCTGACGTCAGCCATCATTTTCCTCCCTTATCGATAGGCACATCGAAGTCCGAAGCTCTGTCTGTTTCTAAGTTGATCCATTTCCCTGACATAAAGAGCACACCGCCTTCTTTCTTGAAGGTAAGAGTCTTGTTCGGAATCTTTGCTCTGTCCTCTTTCTCAAAGTATTTACTGATTCGCTGAACGTGGGCTCGTGCCGCTCCCTGTGTTCTTGCGATGTTTAACTTAAACGGAACCGTTGCCGTGAAGTCAAGTTCCTGCTGAAAAGGATTCATCGAACCGCAAGGCCTTAACGAATTGATGATAAGTTTCTCGATTTGGTTATCCCCGTTGACGAGCTTACCTTTCCCATTGCTGGTTCCTAAAGGCTGCTCAAGTCCCTGGGGTGTCTGATGTCTTTGTGTCATTCTCTTTCCCTTCTCATATCGCATCCAGTGGACATGGAATCATAGGAAGGCTCGGAAGTGCTGGAAACGGTATGCTCGGAATCGGGATGCCTGGAATCGCCAGCATTGGTAGAGCGATCCCAGGAATCGGGATGCTCGGAAGGGCCGGCAATGCAGGGAACGGGATGCTCGGAATCGGGATGCCAGGGATAGCTATCATCGGCAAAGCTATCCCTGGAATCGGAATGCTCGGGAGAGCAGGCAGAGCCGGGAAAGGTATCGAAGGCAAAGGGATGCCTGGGATAGCTATCATCGGCAATAGGAACGAGCATCTCGACATTCATCCTTCCCTCTACAATGTAGTGTTCCCAACCGAGGATATTAGAGCCGGATTCGGAGCGACTGTAGGAATCCCCGTTGGTGTTACCGTGCATGTTATAAGTCCAGAAACTACCGGAGCCCCGTCTGCGCATGTAGGAGCAATTGTAGTTCCTGCTGGTATTGTTACAACTGATGGGAGATGCTGATGGGCAGATGCCCATGAAAACCACTCCTCGTATTTCATCAAGTGAGACACTGCTCCCTCTCCCAAGGTAATGGAAGGAGACCTTGCGAGAAGGTTTCCACTCACAACTACATTCCCAGACGTCATCAGCTGAATCTGTCCGTCTGAAATTGTAACCATGTCCTGCCCGGTCGAGGAGACCAATGTAATGTCTCCCATTATGCTGAAACTGATAAACGATCCGTTGTCGTCGATCAGAGTTATTCCGTCGCCTACTGCAGAGATAAAGAGGGCCATCGTCCCACCTGTGATGAAGTTCTTCACCATTAGAGCGAGCGAGCCGTCCTTGTCTACGGTTATCCCAGAACCAAGTGGGTGGAGATAGGACATCGCCTCCTCTCCCTCCATGTCGTCGAGGATAAGGATATGTCCGCCTGGCGTTACGATTCCTTTGCGAAATGGATAGTGCTCCAGAAGCTCCTCTGGGATTGGGTTTTTGTCAGTGTAGACTCCAGCCCTCCATTTGACTTCCATGACTGAGCCTTCCGTCGAAACCTCTATCTCGACAAGGGCATCTACATCTGGAATGAAGAAAACGCCAAAGGGTTTTTCTTCCGCTCCTCCAGAATAGGAAAACGAAGGGCGGATCCATTCTGGGTACGACTCCTTCGTTCCTGTAAGAGCCTCGCACATCACCAGGAGCTTTCCACCTTTCTCTGGATCGTTGTTGTCTACAACTCTCGCTTCGTAGGTCTCCAGGTTTCTCTCATTCATACGCCACCTCCGGAGGAAGGATGAGGCGCGCCCCGAAGTCCACCTCGTAAATGCTATCCGGATTCATGGTGTGCTTTACGCGATGGAAGTAGTAATCGTTGTTGAGGCGATCTCCCAGACCTCCCAGGGTCCAGATTTGTCGAGCCTTAAAATACGGATGTCCGCTGAGATGTCCTGTCCCGACAAAGAAGTTCTTCAGCTTAGTTCTAAACTGAGCGACTGCCGCCTGAGCAGCTGCCTGGGCATTTCCACTTTTAACCTCTGCCCGCATTACTCTTTCTCCGTAAACACCAAGATACACAGAGGAACCGTAAACGATAGGCTTTGGCTTCGACTTCCTCTTCGCCTTACTATCAGGAATGACTGTCTCGACCCGCTGAACCGAAAGCTCACCTGTCTTTTTGTCTACTGTAACAACCTCTACAGCTGTAGGAATGTCCTCAAATCCCCACTCAGGATCGAAGTCCAGAAGATGTGACTCGTACCCGCTCTTGTAAAGCAACTCTCCTTCTGAGCTTGCGCTGTCATCCATTGGCGCAAAGACGACCGTGTCTCCGGTCTCGTCGCTTTCCACCCAAAGGTCAAAGTCATGGAAGGCTGCAAGTAGTTTCATAAACTGCCAGTCATTCTGCCCCTTCTTCTGATTCCACATCCGTTTTACTTTTGTAGGAGTAATGTTCGTCTTGAACTTGTACTTCGTGTAGACCTTCCTCGAAAGTATTTCCGTAATGACGTCGGAGGCGAGAGCATCCTTCCCGAAGGTCCATGTCTCTCCAGCACTCTCGTCGGGTCCGTCGTTTCTCATAAAGACATTTTCCAGTGCGAGGCCTTCCACCGTGAAGGAAGGCATCTCACTCCGACCAAAGCTCGGAAGCCATCTGAGGAGTTCTGCGCGACCTATAAATTCGTGAACTCCACCGTATCCCATAAAGATGTCTACAATCGCTCCCTCTGGAAATAGGTTGTTTTCGAGGATGACATTTTCTGGATTGTTGCAAGTGATAACCATCTTGTCACAAATCTCTGTAGAGGATTCATAGGACACCTCCTCGATAAGTTCCTTTGCGTCATCAAGTCCTGGAAGGACCTCGTCACTAGGAACCGATCCCGCCTCGCCTATCTTCATCGTGAAGTTAGGAGCAAGTTCACTGTATTGCGGAATCTTAGGAAGCGGACTCATGTTATGATCCCTGCCCTTTCTCTTGCCTTTGCGTTAAGGAACTGAGGTTCGCGAACCACCTTCCGCATCGCGATAGAAGTTGGCTCGATTCTCTGCTTCATCTTTGGATGATCTCTACGAAGTATCTTGACCACTGCTCCGGTGTAAGGTCTCTTGACGGATCTGTTGTGCCTTCTCAAAAGGACCCCGAGCATCGGGTTCCGATACTTCTCGTAGGCTAACATCTCGTAAGAGGTCCCTTGTCTTGAGAAGATGTGAAGGGTCTCTCTGTTTCCTTGAGGAGCCCCTGCAACAAGTGGGGAGCCTGTCCATTTCACCAGAGTAATGGGAACGGAAGCGACTCTCGGAACCTGATCGATTCGAAGGCCTCCCCATTCTATGTCTCCTACATCCTCCACTATGCAGTCGATTGCGAAGTATGATCCCCAGACAAAGTAGCAGACGTGAGGTCTCCCGAGGGTCTCGTCTACCTTCGCAAGTTCCTTTAGGGTGTCAACGTAATCGGTGATTTGCTCTCCCCAATGACGAGCGAAGAAGAAGGCGTCGAGCCTGCATCGTTCCGTCTTTCCGTTTAGGAACTGCAGGACCGTGTACGGGTTCCCAAGAGACTTACCCTCTGCGAAGTTGCTTCCAGGTCCAGCTTCCTTGAACTTCTGGAGAGGGTACTGTGATTCGAAGTACGGACCACCCTCAAGAGAGACAAGCTGCCAGAGTGCGTATTCTAAAAACGGTAGTGACATCCGTTAACCTCCTGCCCCATAGTTCTTTGCCGCCTCCCTTGAACCAGACTTGTTCCCTGCTCTCTGGTCGTAATCGATCTGATTCTTTACGACCTTTGCTGCTATCTCTTTTCCGTCGAGCTTCACCACTGTTGTCTGGTTTACATTCGGAGGTGGTGGAGCCTCTACATTTACATCTACCTTCGGAGCTGCTGCAGCCGTATTCATTGCTACAGGTGAAGCTACAGGAGCAGTCGGGCCAGCTGCAACAATCGGATTCTTTACCGGTGGAGCTACAGTCGGTTTTGCTCCCTCCGATTTCCCACCAGTGAGAAGGCCTGCAATTGAGAAGTCGTTTACAACCTTCCTTGCCTTTGCAACTCCTTCCATCTTCAAGCCGACGGCCTTCCCTAGTCCCTCGATGATTGCAAGGACCTTCGAGATGGAATACTTGAAAGGAAGGATGATGATGTCTGCTACACCTCCAAAGATTCTAGCCAGAGCGGACTTCATTGAGGTCGCTCCAGTAACAAGGTCGATAAAGCCACCTGCTATGTTTTGAACGGCCCTAATCATTGGTCTAATGTAACCGTCAATCACATTGGAGATGTAGACTCCTACGACCTGCATGACCGTTCCGACTACGGTAGCTATGAATCCGAACACCGTTCCAACGACCGCTCCTATTTGCTTGAAGGAAGCTGCCGTTGTATTCCCGCCTCCGAAGATGTCTGCGAACATTCCCTTCAGAGAGTCCCAGATTGGTTTAATCGCTGAGGCGTAAAGCTCCTTCAGCGGTTCCCACATTGGCATGAATGTACTCTTGAACCCCTGAGCGAAATCCATTACGGCCGTCTTTAGATTTGTCCATGCTCTCGCCATGAATTGCAACGGAGTCTCCCCGTCTCTCCTCAAAGCGAAATAAGCTGCCGCGAGGGCTCCTACTACAAGAGTAACTGGCCAGATTGCTCCTGCCATTACTGAGAAGGCTCCCGCGACTACGGAAGCAACGCCGGAAGCTATGAAACCAACCGTGGCTATTGCCAGAGAGAGTGGGCCCATAACTCCTACAAGCGCCGTTGCTCCTAGTGTAACTGTGACGAGAGTTTTCTTCGCCTCTGGTGTAAGTGAGTTGAACCATTCCTTTGCAGGTTTAATTACGTTGTTCCCAACCCATGTCCATGCGTTTCTAATAGTGATCGCTGCAGACTGTAGAGCGGCTGCCGTATCCTTTGCACCCTGAGGTAATTCATCGTACATCTTTTGGAACTTCTCACCAATCTGTTTTGGATCGGTCGTAAGATACTGAAGTGCAACTGAGATGTTTCCAATCCCTTTAGCGAGAGACTTTAGACCTCCCTTTGCCTGAGAGTTAAACATGGAAAAGAAGTTGATCGTGAGGCCTTCTACTGCGCTTTTCAGAAGGGTCATTTGCCCTGCTACATTATCAAGTCTAATTTCGGCCATCTTTGCTGCGGCGCCGTTAGCATCTTCGAGTTTTGCATAAAGGTCAGAAAGCACTCTGGGATTCTTTTCGAGTTGACCAAGGAAGGAGCCAACTGCCTTCTGTCCACGAAGTCCGAATATCTCTGTAACCATTGCGGCTTTCTTCACAGGGTCCTTTATGTCCTTGAATCCTGCCGCGATACTATGCACCGTGTCTATAAGGTCGACTCGTTTCTTTCCGAACTTGTCCGTGGCAACTACGAATTCGGCTCCGAGTTCACTCATCATCCTTTTCGCAGTAGCGGTAGGCTTTGTCATCTTTACCAGCATGTTGGTAAAGCTCGTGCCTCCCATACTTCCCTTGAGACCTGCATTTGCCATCAAGCCCAGGACGGCAGAAGTCTCCTCCAGCGGGATGCCCAAGTTCTTCGACTGAGTCGCCGCGTACTTGAACCCCTCTCCTAACATTGTGATGTTTGTATTTGTCTTCGCAGACGTTAGAGCCAAGACGTCAGCGACTCTCGAAGCATCCTTCGCTTCCAGTCCCATTGCCCTGGTAACGTTAGCCACAATGTCGGCAGCCTCTGCAAGTCCCATTGCATCAGCGGCAGCTGCATTCAGAACAGCTCCAGTCGCTGAGATAATCTCATTTTGACTGAAGCCTGCTCTGGCTAAGTTCTCCATTGCATTAGATGCTTCGGTGGCAGTGAAGGTTGTAGTTGATCCTAACCTCAACGCCTCGGTACGAAGGGCAGCTGTCTCTGCAGAGCTTTTCATCAGAACGGCATTTACACCGCTCATCCCTTGCTCAAACTTAACTGCAGACCTTACACCAAAACCAAGGGCCACCGCGACCCCGGTTCCAGCCATTGCGAGTTTATTGAAGCCGGCCGACATCTTGGAGACACCAGAGGAGACTCTGGAGACTCCAGCCATCATACCTTTCAGGGCGCGGTTGACTCGCCCCATTTCCGAGACGGCTTTTCCGCTACTGAATTTTAGATAGGCGCCAAGGCCGACGTTCCTGTTAGACATCCTTGAGCCTTCTCACTCCCTCCTCAACCTCACTTTCGATTCATTATTCGATTGATTTCCTCTTGCTCTCTTTCCCATTGCTTTTGCAGTCTCCGAATATGGAACTCGCGTTCTCGGATAGACATGCCATGAACGTCAGCCCTGGACATTCCAGGAATGTGATACGTGAGAAAGAACGTTTCATCGAATAACTCCTCAGGCTCCCTTACCTGGAAGAGGTTGAGAAAAAATTTGTGTACGTCCAGTTAATGAGCTGGTAGAACTGTGCTTTGCATTTTTCGCACTTCCCTTCCAGCATCATATCGAGCCCACCGTTTGCGATGATGACGTCCGCGGAAAGTCCCTCGATGTCCTTCTTTCCGAAGTGCTCCATATGAGATTCATTCAGAACGAACATCGGAGCTTCCATCTCAGCAACCCTACGAACAGAGGTCTGAATGATCCGCTCCTTGAAGGCCGCCTCGTTTTCCTCCTCGTCCTCCGGAACCTCCGTCATCATGCTCCACGGAGTAGGAATGTACAGAAGATTCTCGACGTTGGTCTCGCCGATCTTGAAAGGCGACTGCATTGCGTAGGAGCCTACGAGCTGTGATACGTTCGTTCCCTCCGGATAGACGACAACCTCCAGAGTTCCGAGGTCTGCTGGATACCGCTGATGCATGTATCTGCAACTCGGACACTGGATACCCATTGGCAGAATCTCACCAACCTCCTGAAAGCGAAGATAGACATACATGTAAAGAACATCTTGCATCGCCATCTGATGGAGGGTAAGGATTCGCTGAGGGTCTGTAGGCTCATCATTGGATCCGGGGAGCTTACGACCTCCCACGTTCTCAAGGAAAACAGAGAGAAGGAGCGGAACGAAGTCTCCCATCATCGGGTTCTTTCGTTTGATCTTTGCCACCTTCTTTTCCTGAGGCATCTTCCATGATCTCATGGAGAATGGTTTGACGAGATTTCCGGCTGCATCGGGGACTCCCATCGGGAGGTTCGGCCCGAGGTCTCGTAAGAGAACCGTTTCAACCTTCGGGCGCTCTTTACTCGCCTCAATGACGTGAGGGATAACCGCCCAGGGAAGCAGTCTGACTTTCTTCTCCTCGTAGGCATCCGTGTTCCCGATAACCGCTTCTGGAACTTCCTCATCTGCAGGTTTCTCTTTCCTACGATCGAGGTCCTTTCCAGGATCGGCCTTACTCGCTGTTTTCCGTTTACGATCTGACATGGTTTCTTACCTCCCAAGTCCTTCTTGGTTGTGAAGGCGTTTGGCTCCGTTAGGGTGCATCGCTTACACCGGAGGGAGCATGTTATCGCAGGAGAAGGTCCACTCGACCTTGCCTGCTTCTTCGCTCCGGGTGTCGCCGCCCGGATACTTCCGTTTCGTCAAGAACAGACTCTCCAGGACGAGGGTCAACTGAAGGGCCTCCGAAGCCGACTTGTAAATCATCGTCCCCGGCTTGTAGGCCGTCGGCATAACCGGGTCCTGACATTCCACCCACCAGAGTTCCATCGCGGCGAGCTCGATAACGTGGTGCATCATCATGCTTGCCGGGAAGTCGAAGGGGTCGGTGATCCCCGTCGAGCGGGCCGTTCCGTCGGGCAGGACCATCTTTTTGATTTCCTGCTCCAGTTCTCCGGTCTCCGTAAACTTGATGGGCGGAAGTCCGATGACGAACAGGGTGAACTTGTTAAGGTTCACTTGATCCTTTTCGATCTCTCCGCGTTTCATCTTCAGAACTCCTTTACGGTTTGAACTTTCTTTCCCTTGTGGTCGGATACTAAAAAGGCGAGGTGTCTAAAGGATCGCTTCGACCATCCCTTCGCTTCTTGGGCGATAAGGTTTGGGAAAGCTCCATTCGCCATGACTATTCCGAAACTACAGATTGCACTCTGCACCTGTCTAGTCCTTTTTTTCGCAGACCCAGATGCCTCTATTTGCGAAGTTGTCAGTCCCTATCCTTCTGGCCTTCCCATGACCTGCCCACTTCGGGAGAACCTTCACGATGTTTCTGATCCGTGAACTGCCGACGTTCTCTCGTCCTGCAACGAAGTCGTCGAAGAAGATTCGATCGCATGCAGCTCCAACTCGCTGAATGATTTCCTTCGCGAGTTTATCTCCCTTCACTCGAAGGAGATGATAGACGATAGCCAGCATCACTCCGTTATTGAATTTTTGCCCTTCCACTCGAAGCATGGTGGGGTAGATGTCAGAGAGCGTTGCATTGTATCCATACTGCATCAGAACCGAATCGGCTACCGCCGCCCAGATGCCGTAGTTCTCAACCGCGAGGACCTCTCCCTTCAACAGACCTGCTTCAGCCAGTCTGAAAGGCATGTATCCGAAGTGGGTCCCTACATCCAGAAGGGAACCTGGACCGACCTTCGCGATCTCGTCGACGATGCAGTCGTACTTCTCTGTGTCAGCATAGGCGACCTCCCAATCGGCGAAGTCCGGATGAGCGATGTACGAGTACAGATATTTACGACCCTGTCTATCCAGACGAAGGTCTGCTCTGAGTTTCTCCCATCTCTGGTCGCGCCCGGCAACCATTGCAACGATAGGGAGACCAAGAGCAACCAATACACACATCCGACGGAAGCCGTCAACCTTCTCCAGAAGGAAGTTGCCATGAGGTCCTATCCAGATGGTGATCGGTCCCACCGGGTACAGAGTCCCGTCGTCGTGTTCCCAGACTTCATAATTCGGATGATAATGTTTCTGGTATCCGTTCTCCATGATGCTCTTGACGATCGGACGAAGAGAATCAATCCTGTCTTGGATCCATTTGTTCTTCGGCCACCGCCCTGCGATCATTTCGAGGTCGGCGTATTCCTTGTGAGCCCATTCCCAGAATTCGGTCTCAGGAGCCGGCATGTCCGGGTCCTTTACGAGTTGCACAGCCGTCCTTCCGAGCGGGTCGTCTGCGAGTTCCTTCCTCACCTTCCTACTCCAGGGGTCCTCGTCCCCGATCAGCAGGAGAGGTCCTTTGACTTCCTCGATCTTTCCAGTTGGTCTCATTTGACCTCCTCTCCGCCGTTCTAAGCGGTTTGTATGGTTCCGGGGTCTCTTTCCCCTACTCTGCCCTAGAAAGCCGCTCTATCGCCGCTCTATGCCGCTGAATAGCGGGATTCTGGGCGATTCTCTCCTAGATTGTACCCTTCATAGTCAATCTGACCCCGATTTCTACCTCATCGGGGTCTATAACCCTGTCATTGGAGTTCAGGGAAGTCCAGATGGCTGCCGCCGTCTGTCTGACCCTTTCCTCGTCTCCAGGGAGAAGTCCTTTGATCAAATCCGAGTTCCCTTCCACCAAGGGAAGGAGTGCCTCGAAACCGAGCTTGCTGTAGGTCCTGTAATCCTTCTCGGACTCCTCTTTGGTTAAGTCCGCAAAGGCTCCTGCCATGCATCCAAGAAATGCCCAGAGGTCAAGTTCATTTTCGACTCCTATGTGCTCCCTTCTTTGAGCAGGAATCGTCTTGTCGTCATTGTACCTTCTGAGAAAGAAAGCAGGCAATTCGCGAACCCAGTTTATCCATGTGTGCTTTCTCGTTTTTACAATCCGATTTCGATATGCCTCGAAGGCTAGCAGGTTCGTGTAGTTCTTTCCGTGAGAGCCGTAGCAAAATGGAAAGCTCCCTTCAAATCCTCTCCAGAGAATGTTGACTTCGTAACCTGCAGCCTTTAGTCGCTCCACCTGATCCATCTCGCAAGCTTGACTTCCGTGGAAAGGAAACTGCTTTACGATATCGGTCCTGTAAATTTTGAGACCTATAATCGGAAGCCATAGATGATGGTCAAGGAGAGGGACGGCGGCGATTGCTGTGTTCTCCTTTAGCGTTGTAAGATGGTCGAGAAGTTTCCTCACGGAATCGTGGTTCAGGTTCATATCATGATCGACTTGGATGAAGTAAGGAGTCTCGCAGAGGTCGAGCATCTGCTGGAAGGCCTTATTCATCGGAACGACGTTTTTAATCGTCTTGAGAACAAAGGTTGAGTCCTGCTTATTCAGATGAGCAATGCAATCCTGATAACTCTCCGAACCGTCGTCTACGCTAATGACGAAAACCGTGATCTTGTCTCGAAGGTTTGTCTTTCCCATTTTCCACTTTCCTCCTACCTTGCCAGTTGATCTTCTATCATCCTGGCGAAGTTCTCTGATTTGATTTTCCAGTCGAAGGGCTCCACAGCTTTCCTGCAGGCCTTTGCTATCTCGACCCTGTCTCGTTTTGCCATTCGTTCTATCGCCCTGGCAAACGCCTCTGGAGTTCTCTTTGCAACAATTACTCCTGGGCATCTTGCAAACTTATCTACGAGACCAACTCTGGTCGTAATGACTGGAACGCCACAGGCGAGGGACTCAAGCAATGGGTTGGGAGTTCCCTCTGCTACAGATGCGCAAAGGTAGGCGTCGATTGCTTTGTAAAATGCATTCGGCATTTCATCATGAGGGATAAAATCTTTTGTGTCAAATCCCTTCCTGTCTAGGAACATTGTAGCAATCTTTGCTTTGGTTACTTTATTGCATGCAGCTTTTATAACATCAAGACCCTTGATCGCTCCGTTTCCAGAGAGGGAGTTGCCTGTCCATCCTACCTTGAAGATTCGATCTGGGTTTCGATCCTGAACAGTGAATAACTTTGTATCGACTCCATCCTCGCATAGATAGATTGGTTTGTCTGTTAACTCCGAGACCTCTTTCATCAGCATCTCATTTGAGACGAATATTCCATCACATACTTTTAGAGCCTCAAGGAAAGTTGAGTTTGCTGGTTTCCAGGTTGCATTGTTCTCTTTCCAGGTAAAGTGATCGTAGAGACCCATCAGCCACTTGCCTGCTTTGATTTTGTCCTTTAGTCGAAGGATCGACTGCCACCAAAAACAGATAGCGACGTCGCAATCCCCTCCCTCTGCAACAGAAAGGAACGGGACTTCGTAATTTTCGTATCTCTGAAGGTTTGGCATTACGTTTCTGGCTATATTCCAGAACGCCCAGCCGTACCTGTCTATTGCGTAGAGAATGTGAGGCTTGTCCGTCTCCCACTTCCAGTTGATACAGTCGTAAGGCATAAAGGACTGAAAGCCACCTACAGCTTTTATCTTCTGCATCTCAGCGATGGCATCTCTATTCTTAATGGCATGAAGTTCAATCTGTCTTTTTACAGAACGCTTTTTGCGACGTAGTCCCATTGCCGAATCTTACCTTCCCAGTCGTATGACTTTGTGGTATCTGCTGCAAGTCTCCCCATTACAGCTAGATCGGACGATTGAATTGCTTGGAGGGCTCTCACAAGGGGTTGCTTTCCAAAGTCCACTAGGACGCCGTTCTCGCCGCTTCTAATGACCTTCTCTGCAAGACCAACCCTAGTGGATATAACAGGACGGCCAGACGCCATCGCTTCCAGCAGAGGGTTGGGAGTTCCCTCCACCTTGCTCGTGACTAGAAGAACACTAATGCCTTTGTAGAACTCTGGCATGTCCTCAAATATGATTGGATTCTTTGTAGGGTCTGCAACGTAGAGGTCTAACCCCAATTCATCGCAGGCTTTCACTGCATTGTATTGGCATTTTACTCTGGCGTTATATCGAGTGGACCCTACCCATCCAACTGAAAAGTCGGAAGGGAGAGGAGAAGGCGAGAAAGTCTTTGTGTCGACTCCATCTTCTACAAGATGACTTTCGCATCCGAATGAAGTTCTTAATTCGCCCTGAAGTTTTTCATTGCAGGCTAAAATAAGATTTGATTCTGATACAATCTGTCTTGCTTTCTCCACTCCCTTCCAGCTGAAGTGATCGTAGAAGCATGTAGCAACAAAAGGTCGCGACCCCAGGCGGCTTCGTATGCTTACACCAGAAGCCCACCAGAATACAACTATCAGGTCGAAGTTGTCTCGCTTCCTCAGTTCTTTCTGAAGAACGATCCGACTGTCGATCCCGAGTTCGTCGAACCTCCTTTTGACCCGAGTGGCGATACGATAAAAGGCCCACGGAGGGTCTATCATCTCCACCACCAAAGCCGCCTGGGGTCGTTTATCCATTACGCTACAGCTCCTCTACAGCTGGAGGAGCAACTGGAACTTGAGACCGGCCGTGACATTCACGACGACTTTCTCGGAGTCCTTGGAGACGCCTTCCATCGTGAAGGCTCCGGCGTAGTCCTGCGTTCCCTGAGAGCAGAACAGGACATTGTCGGGCTCTTCGTTGAGGTCGTGCGGAATCTCCATGCCTGCACCGGTTCCCGTAAGCACGTCGCTGATCCAGATTTGTCCCTGGGTATCGACAACCGCTTTGCCATCCCCGAATTTCGTATGACCCTTCGAGAAGCCGGATCCGCCGCCCTCTTTCAGGTATGTTGAGAAGTTACCTTTTGCCATTCTCTTATCCTCCTTCAGATTTCGTTTCATTCTTATGACCTCCCCTCCATCTCCAGAGGGGAGGTCGGATTGATTGTCTTAGGACGCGGTGTCCTCGAAGATTCCAGCCTTGCCGATGGAGATGACGAATCGTTCCACGGCGTCGACCAGTCTCAGAGTAATGGAGGCGTTGAGGTTTCCGAGAGCGGATTCCAGCCTGCTGTTGTTGTCTTTGTCGATCTTGATGCTGCACGCCTTCTCGAAGGAGTCTCCATCGAGGGCTCCTTTTGTGTACTCCGGAAGGAAGTACGACTTGAGAGCCGTCTTGGCGAGAGCCCAGGTGTCCTTGTTGTTCAGCATGAAGATGATCCAGTCGAAGGACTCCTGAAGGTCGTGCTCGTAATGGCTCATCAACTCGCGCTGATGTTTCCACATCCAGGTAGGATCAAGAGCCAGTGTACGATTGCCCCAGATGATGAAGTTCCCGCTGTACTTCTTGATGATGTTGACGCCCTTCGGGTTGAGGAACTCCTCGTTGAGAACTCGATCGCCGGTCGGAAGTGCGAGGACCCTGGGAAGGGTAACCGAAACGCCAGCCGCAGGTTTATGATACCCGCTGTAGTCTCTGGCGACTCCAGCCTCTCTCCCGTGAATCGCTCCCGTGAGTGGGATGAGCTTGAGGCCTTCCTTCTCCGGATCGCTGACGTACCCGTAGGAGGGGAAAGCTACGACTGCGAAGTCGTTCTTACCCAGCGTGTCTTCGATGTAGGAGACAGCCGCATCCTCGGTTACGATGTTAGAGGGAACCTCGTAGCGGTATTGATAGTTCATTGCATCCGCCAGAGCAACGCCGGCTTTCTGAATTGCCGTTGCAGTTACTCCAGGAGTAGCCAGTTTGACAAGTCCTTTCTTCTTTCCAAAAAGGTTCTTGAGTGGGGTAAGGTCGACATCATAGGCCGCCTCAATGTAGTCGTTGTCATTCAGGTTCGTGTGCCCGTCTTTCGCATAGCACATCTCCTGAGGAGCCTCGACTTTGAAGTACGGTCCGTTTCCGAGTTCGAACCACCATCCCCAGTTCTCCGCGAAGTTTGCAAGTTCTGCAGGAACGTAGTCGGCGTCGAACTCGATGCACATGATGTCACCGTTTTCGAAAACGATGTAGATTTCACCATCGCCTAAGAACGGATTGAGCGGCTGAGCAGCGGGTGGGTTTCCTTCAAAGTAATCTTTGAGGTCCGTATAAACGTTGAGGCGATTTCCTGGAGGCTGCCCAGGTCCGTAGGCTGCATCGTCGTAGAAGGACATCTGGAAGTTGTTTTTGTCGCCGGCGCTCTCAACCCTTCCCCATACCTGCTGAAACTCATGGTTCGGAACGAGAGAGTTCGTCTCCATAAAATTGTTCCAGTTATAAGAAGGCATCGGACCACCAAGGTCTGGATCGGGTTGCATGAATGTATTCGTACGATTCATATCAGGCCAATACTCACTGAGATTGACACTCGATTTTACCTCGATTGCAACCAAGGTGTTATTGGCGATTCGAACCTTTGTGTTGGGAGCGGTAAGCGGATTCGGAACCAGGAACCATCCTGCAAGAGAACCGGGTGCCGGTCCACCTATAAAAAGTTCGATTGTGTCGCCTGCAGTGTAGGTCCCTTCATCGGGAGGTTCGATAACGAAAGGCGGTATGATCTGATGCGGGTCGACATTCCAATCTTCCATCTCCTCGGAATCTCCATCGCTCCTGGCTTCCGCTTCCCAGAGGTACTGCCACGGTCTGAAAAAATTCGGAGGATCGTCGCCACCGATTTTGTTGTTCTGCATCGCCCTGTAGTACATCTCAGGAGTAAAGACGACGTTCCAGCGAAGGTCTCCAGGTTCCTTCTCGAAGCATATGAATTCGAAGTGTCCAGGTTGATTCTTGTAAGGATCACCATCGGGATGCTGTCCCCAAAGGTCGATCGGGGTTCCTTCAAAAGAATCGCTTGCGTCGTCATCACTAAAGTCATGTTTCATGAATATGTCGTTTAGCTGAATGAATACACTGGAGCCAGCTCCGATCATTTCCCCTGAAGCGAAAACTCGACCAGAGAGAATAGAGGGAAGGGCCTTCGGCGATGTCTTGGATCCGTTCCACAGATTCTCGACTTTGATGTCGGTATTGCTCCCGTCGTTGTTGATCAGGTTTACGTAACCGTACTTTGCATCGAGGTCTGTGTTCAGGTTCGCCCAGTCGTTGACCTTTCCTCCGTTGTAATAGACTTCTGCTCCCCAGTGGAATCCGTCCATTGCTCCAGTCTTTGTCATAATGCCAACGGCTTTGGAGTTATCGAGGACGACCAGAACCTGGAGCTTTGTCCTGTACTCCGGAACGCCACCGGCTGCAATGATGTCAGCTTCAAGGTTTACATCGATCGGGAGCGTGCAGATGCTTCCGTTGTTCGAGACGACTTCGTAAGACTTTCCCTTCACCGGTTCGATGTAGAGAGTTGCCCCTTTCAGTTCGTCGTTTCCGAAACCGATGCCGTTAACCATATTGCCACCGAGGATGTCGATCTGATTTCCATCAATGACATTGTCCTCTTCGGGGTCGATCGAATATCCGAAGATGAGTCGTCGCCCAGACCACTTTCCTGCATTTGCAGCTTCGACATAGGCGATTTCTCCGATCGTCGATTTGCTTGGGAACATACCTCCACTGTCCATCATCACCTGAGCGACACCTTCGACTGAAGTCATGTTCGGATCGAATGAGCTTTTCAGGAAGGTGAACCCCTTCCGCTGCTCTGTGTCCTGAACCCTGATCAGATACAGTTCGCCGGCTCCCTCTCCTGCATCCAGCATGTCTCTGGCGCAGTCGGGAAGGAAGCTCTCAGGGATGTACCCTCCTGTTTTCTTCTCAAGGTCTCGTTTCCCAGGGCAGTAGATGAGCTCGCCCTCGTTTCCCTTCTCCAGGACGCCAGTGTAGACCGTAACGCCGAGAGCACCAGGAGTAATGACCTTCTCTCCCTCTCTCTCGATGATGGCCGTTCCGGCTCCCTGAGTGGGTCCATATCGTCTTTGCGGCATTGTTGAATCCTCCTTCTCAGGATAGGTTGAGCTGAATGCTCTTTACGATTGCCGTGTCGACCTCGCCAATTCCGAACCTTCTAGGAACATTATGGATCATTAGAGTCGCCTCGCCAGAGTGCTTATTGCTCAGGTTCACCCGAGTGGTTGTGCTCCATCCTCCAGTCGTAGACAAGTCGAAGTCCTCGTCAAGTCCTATCGAATGAAGGTACGGCGTTTCCCTGAAGTCTGCTCTCACGGCTTCTGCGAGTTTCCTTAGTTCCCTTCCGCTCCCGGTGTAGAACATTAGCGTCGCCGAGTACGTTGTTATGAGTGGAGCGTTTACCATCGCGCCCCATTCTAGTTGCACGTTCACAACTGAGTCTCTCCCTCCTTCCTCTACGGAGTCCTCGGAGAAGTCCTCGACTGCTATGGCAGGAAGGTTGGTCGGCATTGGATACATGTTAACCGACTGCCCTATCACAACCACGCTTGGTCTGCACTCCAGTATGAGGACGATGCGGGAGTTCCCGCCGATCTCCTCATTAAAACCGATCAACTTCGTTTCAGGGTCGTAGGTGCTCAGAAGATCGTGTCTCCTATCTTCGTCGTCCTTCTCGTAAACGGAAAGGACGTTTGTAACTTCTACAGGTATCTGCTCCAGAATGTCGTACTCTGCAAGGTCGACTTCAGATACAGTTGCAGTTTCGTCGTCGTTCTGAAGTTGAAGCTCCACTTCCTTATGAGTAATCACCGAAGCAAGTCTGGATTTGAGGCTACGATAAAGGATGTCCTCTTCGTAACTCATCTCGACTTCCATTAGAACCTTTATCGCGTAGATTCTAGGAGTCAGCTTCTTATCGGTATCAGACGCAAGCTTGAGAACGAATCCGAACTTCTTTCCGACTTGCTTTATCCAGAATGGGAGGCCTTCTGCAATCTCCTCTACGGAGTTCCAGTCGTCTGTCGCTTCCTTCCATTCATCCGTTTCATCCCATATCATCGGAATGCTTCCGTTAAACATCCTGAACTCTACAGATGTTCCTTCTGGAATAACTCCCTCGATTGAAAATCCGATAAGCTCCCGTGCCGCCAATGGCTCTGTTACAAAAGTCTGAGCCTCCTCTTCGGCATAGAACTTTCCATGAAGTTCATTCGGGTCCTTTCTTAATGCGAGCAGGTCTCTTATCTCTGTATCGTAGAGTTCGGCATCCAGCATGAAGGACGTCTCAGCCCTCGGGACGATTGCAACTTTATCTCCGAGGGTAAACTTCTCGAAGTCCCTCATGTTGAAGTCGAAGTCTTTTATTATTCCGTGTCTCATAGTGTTCCCGTAAGCTTGTCTGACTTACCTGTCATTGCGTACTCGATGGCTCCCATCCAGTACCAGATTATTCGCCGCTGAACATCTGACTCCGAAAGAGGAGCCTCCAAGAACTTCCTTGGTGGGATAACGATTTCTGTTGTGTCGTCCGCTATCGGATACCAACCGTCGTTTCCTTCCATAAACATCATGAAGAAGTAACGTCGCATCTTTGGAGTTACTGGGATGATAGCTCCATCGTGTAGGACGGAGGCAAGGTCTACGGCGTCCTTGTCTCCTCTCTTCGTTCCCTTTAGAACTCCTACGAAAGCCTCGTAACCTCCCTTGAAGAGTTTGTGAGTAACAGAACGAACAAGCTCGTTGTTGTCTACCAGCGGGGTGGTCGATCCTTTGATGGCTTCTGTCATTGGAGCATTCTTGTCGTACTTCTTCGCCTTGATGTCCAGCTTGACCTTTTTTCGAGCGTAAAGGCAGGCCTTTGTCATAGCGCGCTTTACACCTATGTTTAATCGGTGATGGAACTTCGTGGGGTCTGTAAGCTGCAAAAGCAACTTCCAGTCTCCAGTCAGTTTGATTCCGTCGCCTGCCATTCATCATGTCTCCACTGGTTGACGATCTTTGAAGTCGACTGCAAGCAGTCTAGCCTTCCCTTTGTAATGTCCCATTGGACGTGTACCCAGAACGAAAAGGTTTTGGACAACGCCTCCTATCTCTACGAAGTTGTCGCCATGCTTGAAGGTGTAACCATTCTTTTCCAAATCGATGACTCTAAACAGGATGTAACCGGTACTGCCTTCAGTTGGAGTCGGTTCGTCCCTCCTGAGTTTATCCTTCGTATACCACCTTGGCTGCCCAGATAGCTTTACAGTGAGGTCTGTTCCCTTCTTTCTCCCTACAACAACGTCGTCCCCCGAGTGCTGGGAGACTCCTTTGTTCGTTCCCTTCGGGATGACCTTCACATCTACAGGATGGATGAGCCTTGGTTGTCTCATTTAATCATCCTCATGTGAATTGGAGCTTTGAACCTCCTGATGATCTTATCGACCTCTGGGATGCCAGTCGGGGTGTAGGCGTCCGACACTCCTGCATAAGTGATAGAATGTCCGTCTGTAACCTCCCTTTTGATCCGCTGAGAAACGCCAGCCGGCTCCCGATCAGGGTCCGCAAGGGTCTCTAGGTCATTGGCTATAAGCAGAATCACTGCTCTCGCAATCGGGAGCGGCGTTTCTCCGCCTTCTTCCGTGTAACCGAATGTACCCACTACCCTCTGATTTTGGACGCCCTCCTGGAAGATTCTACGGGCTCCTCCAGTGGCGCAGAAAGAACCACCAGGAAGGTTCTTCAGAACGATCTTCGGATTCTTTCTGTCGTCTGGTTGTCTCCGATTGTACACGACGTAGTTTGCAGGGTCCTCAGCTACAGTGGAGTCGTTCCTGTAGATTGCAGAGATGCTGATGATGGGAACTCGAAAGAGGAGCATCGCCCCTCCCGATCCATCGATCATAGTATCCACTTCACGAGACTCAAAAAACTGTCCTGTGAGCCTATCTACTTCTGAACTCCAATAGTCGATCTTCTCGGGAGCATCTTCGTCAGAAAGCATTGCCTCCGTTATTCCTGCAGCCCGTAGAGCCTCAATAGTCGTGTATCCCATAGCGGATCTCCCTTAACCAAGGTCGAGACAGGAGATTCTGTAAGCTACGTCGATGTCGCCTCCAGTATCCTGCTCAATTTTCATCCAGAGTTTTTCGCTCTCGAATACCGAGGGAGAGTTCAGGAAGTTCTGAACGACCGTTTGACCAGCTCCTGTAAACTGAGCCACGATGTTCTTTCCTTCGTCGAATCCGTCTGCGGTCGGGTTCAGGTCAAAAAGAGTCGCCTTGAAGTTTGCTACCGCCGCACTCAGGGTAAGGATGAGACCGGTCAAGCCGATCATCTGCCTTGTGTTCGTTAAGGAGATTTCAACGACTGCATCGTCGGCCACTCCTTCGAACTTCCCAGAAAACGGGTAGTACGGATGAGGCAGAAGCTCCCCATTCGAAGTTCTCCCAGGGTCTCTTTGCGTTCTTCGTAATGTCATGTTTTCCTCACTTTCGGAAGGAACCTCGGCTTGCCGGTTTTCCGAATGTCGATTCTCGTCATCCTTGGTTGACGAGTGGTGAAGGCCGTCAGGGTCATCCTGATCTCGTCCGCCTGGATGTGAACCCTCTCACCAAGGAAGGCAGGAGGGGATTTTCGCGAATCGTGTAGTGACTCCGCTGAGAACGAAACATTTAAGAAACCTTTTGGGAGAGTGAGGGCCTTCATCTCCTTATTGGATTTGACGGCCATTCCACTGATGTCCGCCGTCCACTTGGAGTCTGCTAGAAGTTCTTGCAATTCCGCATCCCCTCTAATCTCATCCCCATCGACCTTTTCTCCACTCAAGTCGAACTTGAGAGTTGTTCCGTCTTTTCGATGAATGAATATCACTTGTCAACCGCCTTTTGTGATGTCATAAAGGCCAGCCAAGTAAGTACGGTTGAGTGTCCTCCGGTCTCTGCGCATCGATCTGGCTAGAACTTCATCTTGCCGCGCTTCCCTCCGAAACCGATCTTGCGCCGTTTGACGCTGCCGGTCTCCGCGACTTTGACGATATCCTTCTCAATCTGCTTCGCGTACCTCAGAGCAATGCCCTGGTCCGTGATAGCTTTGAACTCGTCGTCGGTTACGCGGGTGAGGGTCCCAGGCTTCAGATGAAGTGCACCTTCTCGGGAACGCATGGGAGACCGGGTGCCAACGCCCGCCGCAGGAACCTGATTGGGAACCTCGACGTTTGCTATGGTGTCCGGTACGATCTCGTACATGTTGTTGTCTCCCTTTCCGACCTTTGAGGCTTCTACTTCTTGGTTGTGCGTTTCTTCGCCGTGGTCTTGCTATTGCCGCCGTCCTTGGGAAGCATACGAACGTGGAACATCTGCCCCTGTGCCATGAGAGAGTCCAGAAGGTCTTTGTCATGGACGTACATCGGAATGTCTTTCCGGAAGCAGACAGTCGGTTCGCTTTTCGCCCGATAGGTTCTCGCGGTACGAAGAGTGACCTGAGCGATTGCGCCCTGGGACCGAGTTGCCGAAGCCTTGGTCGAACGTTTACGTCTTGCCATTTTCCTTTTCCTCCTTTGGTGAACCCTTCCTCCAGGGAAAGGTTGTCACTCGCAGGTGATGACCTTAACGGCCGTTGTTGTTTAGTCGTTCCCGACGTTGAGTGCCAGAACCGCAGCATCCGGCTCTTCGATGAGCACATCGACCTTGCAGGTGATGGCGTACATATTGGTGCCGGCGAAGATGTCGCGATCCTTCTCGATGCGGATGTCCCGGCCGATGCCGACCACGAAGTTGTCGTAGGTGGTCAGGATCATTTTGCCGAGGGTCTTGTAGGTTACTTTCACCGTAACGCCGTCTCCGATGGATCCGCCGTCGATGCGGGCGATCGTTCCGTTTTCCTCATCCACTTCGTAGTCGGTGTCTTCGACGTAAGCATCCTGAGGAGTCTGGGCGAGGTCGGAGGCTGCGACCACGGTATCGATGATGTCCGCGTAGGCCAGATTGATGTCGTCCTCCCCGGTCAGGGTGACGTGCTGAACGTACATGGGATTCATCGGGAGCAGGGGAACCGGAACCAGCTCCACGCCGAAGGGAGTCAGATTGGAGAAGGTCGTCAGAGCCTTCTCACCGCTGGCGCCGATGCGAGTGGACATGGTCTCACGATAAAGCTGCTCGTGTTCGGTGGAGCAGAAGTAGCGGAGGTTGCGCTTGTTGCGTTTGAACTTCTCGGGCATGCTCATCAGCATCCTGGAGAACAGACCGCTGGAGACGTTCTCGCCTTCCGCATCGAACAGGTTGGAGCCCAGGGCCAGTTTGAGCCAGCCGTCGGTAAGGGCCAGGTAGTCGTCTTTGATGTACTTCGCTGCGTCGCCGTCCTCGTAAATGTCTTTCTCGATCACCGCGTAACCCAGGGTGTCGCCAAGGATGTAAAGCTCTTCGAGATTGTTTCCGAGTTGAACGGCCATCATGCGAACGATGTGATCTTCGACGTCGTCGCCTTCGATATTGATCTCGACGAAGTTGTCGCCGATCTCGAAGGGCACGATGATCTCTTTGGGTTTCAGGGTAAGCTTGCCGGTCGTGATGGTCCGACGAGCCGTCGGTGCAGTAGCCAAAGCCTTCGGCATGGCAACGCGCCGGCCGACGCCGATCTTGTTGATTTCCAGTTCCTCGTTACGGAACCTGGCCACCCGCGCGTTCTTCGCCAGGATGGTGGAATCGACAATGTAATCGATGAAGCGATTGGCCTGCTTCGGGGAAAGCTTGCCGGCCGCGGCGAGATTGTCCGCCGTGATCTTCGCTTTCTGGATGACTTCCTCGTTGGTCATTTGATTGTTCCTCCTTAGAACGTTTCGTTGATCTCTTTTCCCCCGTTACCAGGGGAGAGGGTTTGCCGTAGAGGTTTACAGGAACTTGCCGCCCCAGAAACCTTTGTCGACTTTCTCCTCTTCGCCTTCGCCCTTTTCCTTCTTGACCTTGTCGGGGTCGCCGTCGCCCTCTGCCGCGGAGGCCGCCGGTTTGACTTTCTCGATCTTCTCCTGGAGTTCGTCCTTTTCCTTGGTGACTTTGTCCAGGTCCTCTTTGGCTTTCTTGAGTTCGCCAATGGAGGTATTGCAGTTGGTCAGCAGCGTGGTGAGATGCCCGTAGGTATCCGAATCCATGCCGCTGTGCGCCGACTTGAGAACCTTCGCGAGCTGCGGTTTCAAATCATCGCTGACCAGGTGGGGAAAATCGTTGACTTTCGCCTCGAACTCCTTGGTGACTCTGGCTTCCTTTTCTTCATCCAGCGAAGCCTGAAGTTTCTCGTTCGATTTCTGAATCGAAGCGAGCTGTGCCTGCTGGTTGTCGAAAAGGGCCTTCGCCTCGGGAGTCAGTTCAGCGAGAACCTTCTCCTTGTCGACTTTGACCTCGTTGGTCTTTTCCTTGTCCGCCATTTGTTCCTTCTCCTTCTCGATGGGTTGTTCGGCCGGCAACTTCAGTCCGGTGAGTTCGAAGACGGCCGTCATAGCTTCCTCAGGAATCTTGGATTTGGAAACGTGAATCAGTCGCATTGCGGCTTCAAGCGACTGAGCAGCTTCCTCATCCTTGACCTTCTCCTTCAGAATCGCCAGAACGTCCTCTTCGTTCTCAAGACCGGCTTCGGCGAGTTGCTTGGCCACCTTTTCCAGGTCCATGCCGTTTCCTCCTTTGCCGTTCTTGTCCTTTCGAATGAGGTACGGTTTGTCGACCGCTCCCTCACCTACGAGTGCAACTGCCGGGTCACGCTCCTCCACCAGGAGAAGTGCTTTTCCGGAGCTTGCTCCTGCCGACGGTGCATTACTCATAGCAACATCCTTATATCGATTTTGATAACCTTCTTGACGAAAGCCATCGGTTCAAATTTGTCCTTGCTTCGTTTTCCCCATCCGTCGATGCTGTAGGCTCCGAGCTTTCCTTGCTCTACGAGGTCCCATGCTGTGACGTCGTTGATTTTAGTCCCGAGTAACCATGTACCAGAGTGCATTCGATCGAGCTTACCGTCTCCGTATACAAACTGGAAGATGTCGTGGGCTTTCATTTTCATGGCAAGGGCGTAGTCCGCCTGGGTTGGGTAGGGTAGGAGGAAGGATTCGACTGGGACGGCATCTACTCCAGCTATGTGCTGAAGGTTTATAACTCTGGAACGTTCCATGAACTTATGGGCGAAGGTCTCAACTGAGAAAGCCGGAATCCAATCGCCGTGAGCGTCAACCTGATAAGGGTCTGCAACCGGACCCATTACAACGTGACGATTTGGATACGCCTTAATGATCCTTACGTTGCTGCTGATCTGAAGTAACTCATCTTCGGTCGCGGTCTCCGCTTCGGAGTCTCCTTTGTCCTTCTCGACCTTCTCTCCATTTGCAGCCTTTACGACCAAGAGAGATGAGTTGTATTGAAGTTTACGTCGATCCATTTCCGAAAGAAGTGTCTTTGCCGCTGCAGTTAACTGAGCAAGGTCGTCACCTCTACGAGAGGCGGATGCAAACCAAGTGGAGAGGTTTACGAAGACATCCTTGATGACGGCATCGTCCTCCTCTTTCAGAGCGTCTGTAACCAGAGAGCGGAGGGCCATCTTCGCCACCCCGTCCATCTTGCCGGTTAGACCCCATCTGGCCTTCCCTCCAGTTGCAGCCATGGCCTCCGTGTGGAGGTCCTTGTACAACCACGCTGGAAGATGTCTCTTTGCCAACTTCATGAGAGCTTCTAAATAGGCTTTGCTTGCCACGTCGCTTTCTCCGTTTCTCTTTAGATAGCGACTGTAAGAATTGCTGCCTGCAGGTGTAAAGGGAAAAATTGAAGAAAAATGAGGCTCAGGAGTGCATCATGAGAATGCTTGTTATGGGAACTCAGGAAAACACGGAGATTATATTATTCGTAGGAGATAACTGGAAACCATTGTTTCGTTTCGTTTAGCTTCTCAAGAAGGCCAGCAAGTTCGTCAGCTTGGTCAAAGGTCATTACGTTTTGCTCTGCAAGCCAGGCGTCTATCTTATTCGCAGTTTCGCTTCCAGCCTTCCCTGACGGAAGGTTCTCGATTGCCTTCTTTGCTTCTTCGTAACTGCTGTACATTTCTTACCTCATTTCGATTCGCCATTTAAGAAAAAAAGTTCATCAGTTGCCTAACTTGTGAGAACCGAGTTTGGCTGCATCTTCGATACCTCCAGAGGAGGCCTTCATGCTCTGCACGAAAATATCGTAAGATTGCTTCTTGAGTCCGTAGTAGTTTCCAACCC